TGCCGGCTGGTCAGGATGCCGCCGAGGCGTTCTACCGGATCATCGATGCCGCCTACGAACGTCGTTCGATCGCGGTGACCAGCAATATTCACCCCAGCGGCTTCGATTCGATCATGCCCAAGACCCTGGCTACCGAGTCGTAGGTGGCGCCGTGCACGAGGATCAGCACGGTGCGCGGCGAGCGGCCACGGGGGGCGCAGTCGTGCGCGGCCAGTGTGACAGCTTGCCCGGTCGGCAGGCGTGCGGGGATGGTGACCAGGTGACAGGAACCCAGCCGGGCGGGCGGGTCGGCGAAGGGCGGCAGCCCGAACGGCGTGGCGGTGGTATGCGCCGACGCGGCCGGCGCGAACGTGAACAGCAGGAGCAGGGCCGCCAGTAGGGCGGTGATCCGATTTATCATTCGCTGAGACTAGCCTGGTTGACCAGGTCAGTTGCTCTGGCGGATCGCAGCCTGCCGGGCGGCGGATCGCAGCCTGCCGGGCGGCGGAACGTGAACGCACCCGGCGTGGCGACCGGTCCTGCGGACCGGCGGCGGAGGAGCGGCGCAGGTTCTGCACGCGGGAAACGCGCACGGGTGCGGCGTAGTCCTGGCCTTCGGTGAAGCCGAACCGCTTGGCCTTGCTCATCGTCCGCTCCTTCGCGATTCGGTGGAGTTGTCCCATTCTTCGCTGGTCGCGTCGAAGATGGACACGTTGCCGGGCCTGACGTCGGCCGGCTCGCGGTTCGCCGCGCGGGCTGCCGCCAGGTCGAGAGCCAAACTCGTGGCAGTCAATGAAGCCGAAGGCGTCGCTTCTTTCTCGTGAGTGATCCACTCCAGTACGGTGGCGCGCTTGCCACGCTGACTGTTTCCCACGATCGCGGACAGGTTGTCGGCGAAGGTCACGGCACCGGCGCGGGTGAACTTGACCCGGATCGTGTCGGTGCCGCGCGTGCACGTGGCGTGCGTGATGTCGCGCTGCTCCACGTGCCAGCCGGCATCGATCGCGGTGGCGACGATCTCGGCGCGAGCGCTGGAGAACGTGGTGGTGGGCATGCCACTAGTGTAGCCTACCTATCCAGGCTTGACAAGCTCATGGAACCACGGCAGCGGCACCGGTAGATCCTGCTTGCGCAGTAGTTCCAGCCACCACCGCGTGGCGTACTTCAGGCAGTAGGTGCACCGGGCGTGGTCGCACTCGGGCAGTCGGATGTCGTTCTTGCGAGCATGCAGCGACCACGCCTGAGAGTCGCAACTGGTCACGCAGTCGCCGATCAGCGTCAGGCCGGATGCCTTGAGGCCGAACCCGTGCAATGGCAGGTACTCCGGGTCGCGGGCGCACGAGCGGATCGTGTCGAACACGTCACGGATCTCGGCCGTCGACTGTCGCGTGCACACCGACCCGACACCGATGATCGGCACGTTCTCCAGGTCGATGTTCGGCCACGGTCGACCGACCAGTGTCCGCGTCGCTCGGTCCGGGTCGTGGAACAGTTCCCAGCACTGTCGGTAGCCCCCGATTGTCCAGGACTGCAACACGGGCATGATCGGGTTTTCCGGGTGGTTGGTTTCGCCGCGCTCGGCCGCGTCCTCCCACAACCTGTACAGGGTCACGTAACTGGCGACCGAGCGGCGTTGGTGTTCCAGTTCGGACAGTCCGGTGCGGGCCAGTATTGCCGGTTCACACATCCAGTCTTGCGGTGACACCCAGCACAGGTTTCCGATCTCACGGTCGTAGCGCAAAATGTCGATCATGTATCGCTCGGCACTGATCGTCCAGCGGCCGTGTTCCTCCAGCTCCTTGAAGCCGCGCGAATCCAGCGCCCACGTGCCGTACTGCGGTGACCGGGGCAGCTTGCGCACCAGCCGGCGCAGCCGTCCGTAGGACACGAACAGCGGCACCTCGGTGCGCTCGATCCAGGCCGGTTCGGGCGCGCCGAGGTAGACGAACGTGCTCCGTCCGTCGTACTCGCTCATGGTGCGGTGACCGTCACGTTCGCGGTGCGGACACCGGTGCCGTCACGGTGCGAAGGAGGGAGGGCGTCCGGGACGTCCACGTGAGTCACAGCGCGGCCGGCGAGGTGTCCGGGTCGGGCACCCACGGTGTGCAGATTTCGCACAGCATCGCGATCGGGCCGTCACCACGGCGGGCAAGGCTGAGGCATTCCCACTTGGTGTACTCGTCACGGTCGCCTTCCAGCACGAAGCCGACGATGTCGCCGCACCGCGCACATAGCAGGCTGTCCACCTGTTCGCCGATGACGCCGAGAGCTTCCCGGTACGGCTCCGGCAGATCATGGTACTGATCGGCGATGCAGCCCGGTTCGGTGCGCGAGAACGGTGGTTCCTCGAAGTAGATGAATTCGATCGCGGTGAGGGACACCGGTTTCTACCCTTCTGTTGGATCAACCCGGAAGATCGAACCGTTCTGGCGCAACCACAGTGCCAGTCGCAGGTACTCCCGGTAGTCCTCCCGGCGGCAGGCGCGCTGCGCCGCCAGCAGGTCGGCACGGGGCCGGCCAGCGTCGGCGGGAATGGCGGACTTCGGGCGGTAGCGCCGTAGACGCCCCTGAAGGGTGCGGCTGTTGTGCAGTTTCTTGGTGGGTGTACCGACTCGGGCCAGCTTCGCCCGGACGCTCGGTCGTGTCGAGTAGGGGTCCACCATCACGACGGGCATGTAAACGCACCACACGCCTGACGGTTGTTCGCACTCCGGCACTTGATGCGCAGCCCATCCAGCTCGACCGGCGCCAGTTCCCGATCGGGCGGCGTTGGTGATGTGGCCATCGGCATCTCAGATCGGTTCGATGTGGACGGATTCCACTCGGATGTGAACGCGCGCCCGGCTGGTCGGCATACCGGCCGGCAGTTGGCCGACGCGGTGGAACGACACTGGCGTGACCTTCACGACGCGCGTTCCGTCCGGCAGTGTGATCAGGCTGGCGTTGAACTGGCCGAGCGCGCTCAGGATGTCGATCGGTTCGCCGGTGATCGTCTCGGCGGTAACCAGGAACTCGATCGAGTTCGGCGTCATGGCGACACCGCGAGGGTGGCGGCCAGCCGGTCGCGGTGCGCGGTCAACTCCGTGATCACCTTGTTCAGGTCGGCGACGATCTGCCCGGTGAACTCGCGTACCTTCGCGTCGACTTCCCCGCTCGGGTAGCAGGTTCCGAACGCCACCGTGTTGACCGTGACGGTCTCGCCGGACACGTCCACATACTCAGCGTTCAGGCCGTGGTGATGGAACGGCGCGCTGGCCAGCACGCCGAGCTGGCGATGCAAGCTCGGGTGCCGACAGCACTCCAGCGGCGCGCGGGTGTCGAGCACCCACCGGGACGCGGTGCCCTCCCGGTTCATGCGATCACGGTCCAGCAGGCTTCGATCAGGCCGATGTCGCTGCGAACGGATTGGGCGTCGGTGACCAGTTCCCGCGCGCTGGCCAGGAATCGGCGCTTACCGTCGCTCGTGGACGCGGCCAGCGCGCTGTTCACCGCGTCGTCGGCCTGCGCCAGCAGATCGGCCTCCTGCGCGATCAGCTCGGCGTGGCGGGCGTCCAGCGCGGTGGTCGCGCTGGCCAGGTCGGTGATGGACGACAGGCCGGTCAGGGTTGGGGCGGACATGATGACCTCCGGGGTGATTGATGGGGTGAAGTTCGCGGGGGTTAGCACGCCGCGATGGCGGCCTGGATCAGCGCCCTGTAGCGGGCGCGCAGTCGGATGGAGAAGCAGTGCAGGCACAGGTGCGAGAGCTTGACCTCATTCGCCAGCAGCACATCGCAGGTGTCGGCGTCATCGGGCACCTCGGCGATCGTGATGGCGGTGGCGAGCCGAGCGGCACCGTGGCGGCACAGGATGTGCTGCGCGTCGACACCGTGGGCCAGGTGGACCTTGCGGTCCTCGCTGATGCGCCCGATGGTGGTCCGGTATTCGCTCATGTTGCTAGTCTAGCCTAGCTATTGCGGCTTGTCTAGTCTTGCCGTGGGACGCGGCAGCGCCCGACGCACGGACGCCGGGCGCTGCTGATGCGGGCTACTTGCCGTTGCCCTTGGCCTTTTCCAGAATCTCGTTGGCTTCCTCGATCTCGGTGCCGCCACCGGGGATCATGCGTACCGCCTTTCCTCTCGAACATCACGCCTGACGGTTGCCGGACGCGAAAACAAATGGGTGCATCAATGGTCGTCGTCGGGTGGTGGTCCGATCAGTTGGCGGCGTGTTGCCGCCAGATCGGTGACACCGCGAGCGATCCAGGCGGCTTCAGTGGTCGGACACGGCCACGGGCCGCCGTAGCCACAGGGGCACCGGTCCATACCCGCGTACACATCGGGCGCGATGCACGTGGTCGTGAGTCGCTTCGCGATCTCGGCCAGTCGCGTCGTCAGGCGCTCCGTCTCGTCAGCCAGCCGTTCGGCCGCGCGCGCCACGTTCAGCACTTCGGGCTGATAGGTCGCGGTGGGCATGTCGAAATCATGCGTTCGGCGCACGATGTCGATGTCGTCGCTGATCGACATTCAATCATCCTCACTTCGGTCGTGCTTGGGCACGTAGCAGCCGATAACAGGCGCGGCGATCAGCAGAACCAGCGAGATGATCAGGTCTGCGACGAACCACCCTTCCTGGCCGGCGAGACCGAGTCCGGCGCCAAGTAGGAAGATGGCGCCACCGGCGCCGGTCAGCGTCGCGGCGACCAGGTCGCGAACGGGCACGGCCACGACGTTTACGCTTCCTCGTCGTCGTCCTCGGTGTTGCACTCCTCGCAGGATTCGCGTGGCTCCTCCTCGTGCTCGGGGCACATTTCGGCCGCGTACGCCTCACTGTCGCCGGCCGCACGGTGCGCGTCGCGTGCCTGTTCGGCCAAGGCAAAGGACCACAGCCCGCTCTCCACGCAGCCCTCATCGTTGAACACGCCAAACTCGATCATCGTGGTCTCGTTTCGGTCAGGCGGCTGCGCGGATGCGGGCAGCGGCGGCGTGGTAGCAGCGCCGGCCGTGGCGGCCGGCAGGGCAGGTGCAACCACCGGTGGCGGCGTCGACCTCGTAGGTGGCGTCACCGCGCGAGCTGCGGACGAAGTAGAGCTTGTGGATGCGGTGGCGGATGGAGCCGTCGGCGATCAGCGTGACGGCCTTGGTCATCTGCTCATCGGTGTAGTCGCCGGTGACGGCGACGGCGTAGGTGGCGGCGGCGAGTTCGGCGACGCGCTTGACGGCGCAGGTCGGTCCGTAGCCGCGAGCGGTGGAACGCGGGTCGGTGAGTACGCGGTGGCAGCGTTCGCACTTGACGGTGGTCGCGTTCTCGTTCATACGGCGAATCTAGCCTAGTTGAACCGGCTAGGCAAGCTCAGGGTTTTCAGGGTTTCCAACTCGCGCGCGCACCATGCAACCCGTTCCCGCCGACCGGGCCGGGCGACACGCTCAGGTGCATGACCACTACCTACATCACGCCGCTCTTGCCGGTCACCACAACGATGTTCGAGACCGCGCGGGTCGGAATAGCCCAGCACGCACCAGGGTTACCGTCGCTCACGTGGGATCGGTTCACCGACACGACACAGTGGACGCTCATTCCCGATGACCGTGGCGCGCTGTCCAAGGCCGAAACCACCTTGCTGCGCACGAAGTTCCGCACGGTGCGACTGAACATCTGGTTCCGGGCCGACCTGCGCGGTGGCGACAAGCCGATGCCGCACTCCCACCCGTGGGAGTCGTTCACCGCACATGTGCTCGCGCACGGCTACACCGAAGATCGCTATGACGTCACCGAGCACGGCCTGGCCGTGCCCACCTACGGCGTCACGCACGAGAGCCCCGGCACCAACCGCGTCGATCACGCCACCTACCACGAGGTCACCGAGGTGCACGAGCCCGGCGCCACCCTGAGCCTGATGGTGTGCGGCGCCGGCCGGCGCGGCGACTGGGGATCTGGATGTGGACAGCGGGCAACACCGGCCGGCGCTGCTCGATCCCGACTTCACCGCGATGCTGCGCGCGCTCAATCCGCACCTGGGCGCGCTGTAACCGTTACCTGTTCGTGATTGGAATCGCGGGGGGAACCGTACGTGGCCTGACCTATACCTATAACGAGCACTTGCGGAGGCAGCGAAACGGCCCCCGAAACTGGAACGGGGGCCGGCCCGCGCGCGGCTCCCGGCACCACCAGGAGGCCGCCGAACCTACGGCTGTAACCGGGACTCAGTGTATCTCGGGCTCCGGGTGCGCCAGGTTGCCATCGGCGCATGTCGACAGCGGCACGGACACGGTGGTCCGCACGGCGTGCCAGTCCTGCCAGTGCACGCCGCGCGCCGACTGCGGAACCCAGCGGGTCGGCTGGATCGTCAGACCGCACGTGGTGCATGTCGCGGTCGGCGCGGGCGGGGCCAGCACGATGACGTCGGCCTGTCCGAACACGGGCGCGTCGTTCAGGATCGCCGCCAGCTCGGTTCGCTGCGCCTCGAACGTGGCCAGGTCTTCACGCGCCCACTCACGCCACCGGGCCGCCGTGTGCGCGCTCATCCCCATGCGCGCGATGGCGCGCTCGGCGTTGCCGCGCAGCCGGTCGCGGTAGGAGGTCGCGAAGGTAGGCAGGCGCACGGTTCGCACGAGGTCGGTCACGCAGTCGCGGGCCGAGGTGCCGTTGACGCCGGTGGAGATGTCGCGGTTGCGGTGGGAGTGGCCGCACTCGAACACGATGCGACGGCCGGACCGCAGAACGCCCGAGTAGCCGGCATCACCGCTCTGGGTGCCGATGATGAAGCGCGGGGCGGTGGTCATCGTCATGTAGTTAGTCTAGCCGTATTAGCTAGGCTTGTCTAGCCATGACCACGCGCGTTGTCCCCGTTGAGTGCGTCAGTGAACCGCAACGTGTCCGACGCCGACTCTGTCGCCGAGCGCGTCGTGGAACTCAGGCCGGCCGGGCGGCCGGTGCTCGACTCCACCACCTCGCCCCGGAACCGGCCGTCATCGGTCGGCGTCACTTTGGCCACATACTGTCTACGCACTGTCCCGCCTTTGGCTCGTTTCTACCTGACGCAAAAACTCCTCGGGGTGCCGCGACGGCATCATCACCCGGCAGCATTCATCCTCGCGCCACTGCCCGTCACGGAAGTTCAGCGTTCCCGCGTACACCGCGTTGTACTGCTCCTCTGTCATCGACTTGCCGGGGCACTCATCCGGCCATGCGCCTTCGAACGCCCGGCACCGCGTGCACGCCGACAAGCCACCCGCACAGAACATGCACGACCAGCCGCCGTCCTCATGCTCACCGGGGCACACGAAGTCGATGTGCCCGTCGGACTTCGCTTCCTGGTTGCTCATCGTGATCACCTATTCCGTTTCACTTAGCCGGGCCAGTAGTCCGCCAGGACGACCCGAGGCCGTGAGCGTGGCGTAGCGGAACCAATCCGTATGATTTTGAGTCGCTCCGGTCGCCACTCGTTCGGCATCTGGTGGGGATGCCAGTGTGCTCCACGTGTGGCGCTTTTCGGGTTTAGCGCCATCGCGGCTTCCGGGGAGGCTGCGATGACCACAGCACCGCAAAATTCGTCGTAATTTTGCTGGTCAACCCGCTTGATCAGGTAGATGTTCATGGTGTGTCCGGCTCGGCGGGCGCGCATCCGTGTCAGACGTTGCTGATCCGTCGGCGCTGCCCAGCCGTGCCAGCCGACGGAGTCCGTGTAGCGCTGGCAGTGCATTCGTTGCGGGATGTCGCAGTGCCGGCACGCGTCCGGGTCGGCGATGATCATTCGGTGCCGCGCCGAACAGGCGCGTTCTCGCGCGGCACGTTGGTGCTGACGAACGCGCCGGCCTCCCGGTAGGAGTTGCCCAGACCGACCGGGTCTTGCGTCCACGTCACGATCACTTGATTCGGCGGGAAGGCCACCGTAAGCCTGTAAGTGGGCATCATTCGCGCTCCCGTCCTTCCGCAGGATCAGTCTTCTGTGGATTCGTCGCGGTTCAGCCAGAAGCAGGCGTCACTCCAGATTCGCGCCGCGCTGCGCGCCGGCCGCGTTCGCGGCGCCGAGTCGGGCCGCCGCGCGGTGCTCCAACCGGTCGGCCCATCCATGCGCGCTGCCCGGTCGGCCTCACGCTCCTCCATCGGGCGCGGGTCGTTGTCGATCTCGGGCTCGGCGACGTCCAGACCGGCGGCGCGCAGTGCGGCCACGGCGGCGTTGATCATCCAGTTCTTGGCCAGACGATCGCGGCTCTGTCGGATGCCGCACATGCTCAGGCTGCGAAACCAGCGCCATCCCGAACCGGTCAGGATCCCGTAACTGCCGTCGCCGCGCGTCGTGCCCTGAACCAGGGTGCCCTCGGCGAAGCTGTGGGTAATGGTGATCACTGTGAGGCTCTCCTCGCTGGTGGACACACCTTTGAATATAGCCTGATTAACTAGGCTTGTCTAGCTCGGGTAGCTAGCTTACCTGCTGCTGCGCCGCGATCTGCTCGCGTAGCCCGACCGGCGCCGCGCCCCACTTGTAGATGGCCAGAAGCCACCCGCCGTCCCGTTCGCGCTGTTGCCGGGATGCCCTTACCTGACGCAGTGTTCCGATGTCCAGCTTGATCGGAACACTGTCCACGTAGGCCGGATGCGATCCCCACAGCGTCCATTCCCCGATAGTCATTACGGCCTCTTTGGTGACTAGTCGTTGTCCCAGATCTGCACGCTGAATGTGCCGTCAGAACCCTTGTACTGGGTTGCGCCGGGGTTGTTGTAGTAAATGCGCCCTTCGCCGTGGGCGCCGGAGTGCACCGTGCGGTAACCGCTCCGGCGACGCGGCTGGTAGTCCAAGGCGTCTTCGCCGGGCACTGGCTGGCGCTCGGGATGCTGTGACACAGCGGCCGGGTCGTTGCGGCTGAACTCCCACACCGCGTACTCCACGCCCAGCTTGGTGTTGGCGTTGTTGAGGTTCGTCGGGTAGACGATTGTGGTCGACCCGTTCGACTTGCTGACGGTGACACGTTCGCCGATGCGCAGGTCGGCGGTCGGACCGATGATCATCCAGCAGTCGCGGGCGCGGGTGAAGACGGTACGACCCGCCTTCACGTGCTCGAACAGCTGCCGCGCCTTGGCTTTTGCGTCCATAACTTAAGTGTAGCCTAGTTGACACGGCTTGTCGAGCAGGAATGCCAGCCGGCCCGCACGAGATCGTGCGGGCCGGTCAGGTGGCGGGTTCACCAGCGCGGGAAGCGGATGTGCTCGTCGGTGTCCACGCTGCCCCAGTAGTTGCGGTCAAAGTGGTCAACCATCGAATCGGAGTTGTCGTAGTTGTACGCACCGTGAGCGCCCTGTACGGCTGCGTAGAACGCGGCGCACGCCGGGGTGGCTTCCTTGATCGACTGGCCGTACTGGTCGGTGCTCTCGTTCCAACCCCACTCGGCCGGGATGCTGGAGATCTTGACGCGGATCGCGCCGCCGCCGGAGAAATACTCCGTCCGGACGCTGATCTTGATCTGCGCGGGCGCGTCGCCCAGCGGGTCGATCGTGGCGACCTCGCCCGGCTTCGGGGCGGTCCGCTTGCCCAGCTTGCGGGCCAGTTTGATGTCGGCGCGGATCCGGGCCGCGATCCGGGTGAGCGTCTCTCGACGCATCTCCTGGTACCGCTCGCCCATCCAGGCGCCGGGGTTGGTCAGCCACCGCTGGCCGTCGGCCAGCCGCGCGACGTCGGCGCCGGTGTCGTTGATGCCGGGCACGACGTAGGTGCTCAGCAGGACGGCCAGGCGATGGCGGGCGGCTTCCTGTTCGTTGGCGTCCACGTGCTCGGTGCGCTGTACCCAGTGGCGCAGTACCTTGTCTAGCTCTGGATTCACGCATCCCGCACGGGATTCACGAATCACGATTGACGGGTGCTTGGTCAGCCATCGCTCGCACGCCGCCACGTCCTCCACGTCACCGCAGAGGTGGGCGCGCACAAGATCGCGGCGCACCAGCTCGCGCTCACGTTCCCGGCACACCGATTCGCGCGTTGCCGCGCCCGTCAGGACGGCCAGGCAGTCAGCGCACGGGTGTGGGCCGCGCTGGGTCACACGTTGGCCGCCCAGCGGCCACGGCCGGCCGCATGCGGGGCGTTGGTCGTCGGCCACCAGGTGCGTGCGGCGAGTGCCCGGCGCGATGAACCACTGGCGGCGCGCCATTAGCACGCGACGCGCTCGTGCAGGGCGTAGCTGTTGGCGGCTGGCCGATCGGCGACAGTGGGCAAGCCTAGTCGAGTGTTGAGCTTGCCGCCGGGTAGTGGCCCGTCGGTGAGCGGCAGTACGGACACGGTGCCGAACTCGTAGAAGTGCGCCCACGAGTCGACCTTGACCGCTTCGGTGCGGGTCGACTCCACGAGGTCATCCGCCTGTTCGCGCGTGTCGCAGGGGCCGGCCAGCAGTCCGATGGCGGCAGCGTTGCGCATGTAGACATAGAAGCAGTGGTTGTGCTTGGCGGCGCTCATCACGTGCCGACGGCACTGGTGGCGAACAGGTCGCCCTCATCGGTGATCCAGGGCGTCGCGGCCGGCGCGTCGGCGCTGTAGGTGACTTCCCAGCCGCCGCTGATGGGCTTGATCAGCGCGCCGTAGCCCTGAAGTTCGATGAGCAGCACGGCGGCTGCGTCACCGCGCGCGGCGGCCAGACTGGTGGCGGCGGCGGTGGTGGTTTCGTTTGTCGTCATGCCGCTAGTGTAGCCTAGCTAATTAGGCTGGTCAAGCGATGACCAGATGGCTCCAGCCTTCATCGATCAACGAGGGAATGTCGCCTTTGATCTCGTCGTACATTTTGCGCACCACGTCTTCCGGAACGCGCCGCGAATATCCGCAGGCTGGGCACGCCGCCGCATCGCGGCGGGCGTTGCGCTCCAGCACGGTGCCCAGCGAAGGCAGCAGCACCCACGCCACGGTGTGCACGCGGTGCTGCTGGGCGACCGCGAGCAGGTTCAGTCGGTGCTCGCGGCGTGCGTTCGTCGCATCCCACACCACGCTCTCGCCCTGTCCCAGGTGTTGGTGCAGGCTGTCGAACGCGTTGTGCACCGCCTGTTCGGTGACGGACATGTCTTCCTCGCCACCACACGCGGACAACATCGACCGGTGCTGATCAATCGAAATTCGCGCGATACCGTTCAGCACCTTGTCGCAGTATGTGGTCTTTCCCGCGCCCGGCGGCCCGATCAACGCGAACAGGGTCGTTCCCGACACGATCACGACTGCTCCTTCTCCGCCGGGCGCACCCGTGGCGCCTGTTCGTCGGGAAACAGCCACCTGGCCTTGAAAATGGTGTGGTAGGCGTCCACCACGGCGGTCTCCTCGGCCGAGAACCACACCGCCCACTCGTGTCGGCATGCCTCGTTCGGACACTTCAGCTCGGCGCCGAGCCGGTCACGCAGCATCACTATCGGCGCGGTGCCGCATCGACACGGGGGCACGATCGGCCACGGATCGAAGAAACAGCGGTTCGTGGTGAAGCACTGGAACGAGTCGCACGGTGCGACCTGTGTCGACCGGAGAACGCATGGTTGGCCGGCGGTGCTCACGACGCGGTCCGGTCACCACTGGTCGGCTCGATCAGCTCCGCGTCGGATGCCAAGCGGCGGAACGGATGCGCACCGAACCGTCGGGTGTCCCAGCGCGCGAACCACAGCACCACTATCAGCATGATCGTTTCGGTCACGGCATCCTCGCGTTCAGGGCAGCCGGCGCACCGTGCGCGCCAGCATCTTGTGTGATGGTGGACCGTAGCGCCGCCAGTCCGCGCCGGGTACGAACTCCCAGCCACGCCGGTGCAGCAGGTCGCCGGTTGACGCGTTCCCCAGCACGATGCGCTCGTGCACGGCGTCGCTCTCGTCCACGATGATGGCGATCGTGGCGTCGGTGCCCGTGGGTAATCGAAGTTCGAACACCGACGCCGGCCGCTAGTGGTCGGAGACGAAGAAGTCGATACTGGCCGCGCCGGTGGCGGCGGCGGGCGGGTCCGGCTCGGCGTAGTCCTCCAGCGGCCAGACCATCAGCATCTCCTGCGCCACGGCCAGTAACAACGCTTGGTTCCGCTCGTCCACGTCACGCCACAGTGGCGGATGACCTGATTGGTGGCCGAACTCGGCGGCCACCCGTTCGGTTACCTCGTGCAGGCAGCGCGCGAACGTGGCGGCGTTGGGCAACTTCGCGACCGCCTGTCGGATTAACTCGCGCAACTGGGCCACCTCCAGGCGTAGGGCCATCGTGTTGTCGGAGGGGACGGCGGTGTGCAGCACGACCTTGCTCGGGTCCAGCACGGCCCCGTCGTACTCCACCGCGATACCGAACAGCGCGCGCACCTGGTCGATCCGCTCGTGCCGTGCGCGATCCCTGGCCTTCGGGATACGGGAATAGTCCATGATGTGTCAGCTTTCTGTCCAGGACGACGCGGTCACGACTTCGCGCCGCCGACCGGTCGTGTCACAGAGCGGGTGGTGGCCGTTCGGGCGCGGCACCCGGATGTCGCCCGCCCACGCCCGGCACGGGCACGTGGACGCGGTCTTGGTGCTCAACAGCTCGGCTACCCGCCGCGTCAGCTCGGCGTGCAGATCCAGCAGTTCGCGGAACTCGCCTGCGTAGCCGGCCATGTCCACGCGCTGGCGGCCCATTCGTTCGGTCAGCTCGGCCGCATCCATGCCCTGCTCGATCAGGCCGGTCGCGCCGTCCAGCAGGTGCACGATCTTGGGCAGGATCTTGTCCAACGCGCGCACGAATCGTGCCTCGGGCAGCACCTGACTCTCGTACGCGCCGATCATGTGCGTGAAGTAGGGCAGCGTCGGCAGGAACTGCGTGTCCAGCCGCCGTATCGCCTCCTGCTCGGCCTCCGCTTTCGTGGCGGCCACCTCGGCCGTGAGGCGCAGCGTCGGCGTGTCACCGGCGTACACCTCGGGCGCGTCGTGGATCAGTGCGAACTGGGCCACCAGGCCGGGATTCAGGTCCGGGTACCACAGTGCGGCCAGGGGGCAGGCCAGCCAGCCCAGCATGATCGTGTGATCGGCGTCGGACTCGGGAGTGACTCGGTCGGCGTGGTAGCAGGCCGTCCGGTCGATGCGGCCGAACCGCAAGGCCAGCGCGCCCAGCTCGATGATGGACTCGGTCAGATCAGTCATGTTCCGTCCTTCGGGGTTGGCGTTTCGCTCGGTTGGTCGGTCGGGCGGATCAGACCAGCGGCGATCAGCTATTCATCAGAGTTCGACCAGTTCACCGCTGATCGGCCAGCGCAGCACCGCGTGTTCTTTGCGGTGCGTCTGCCAGGTGCGACCCAGACCGGACTCCACATCGCTGAACCAGTAGCGCTCCACATCGCCCTGATCCTCACCGCTGCGTACCAGGTAGGCGTTCACGTCGCAGCACGATCCGGCCGCGAGCACTTGCGCGGCCATCTCGTCAAGATCCTTGGCCAGCTCAAAAGCATAGATCGGCTCATCACTGGCGGGCACGATTCCAGCTACGTAGAGCGCGATTCCGGTGCCGTACACCGGATCGGTGATCGAACGTTCCTCCACATGGAACATGGCGCCCATTCCGACACTGCGCTGTGAACGCATGCCGGGGAGGAACTTCTGGCTGGACAGTCGAGAAGCGTGGAACGGTGGCGTCACCGGGATCGTCCCGCTGATGCGCGAGTTGTAGCCCATGGTTCAGTCCTCGCGATTGATCGGGGTCAGCACTTCGGGGGTCGCGCGTGGCGGCATTGCCGCGAGTGCTTTACGCACCAAGCGGCGGGCTTCGCGGATCTTCTCTCGCAGTGGACCGTCCGGATTGTGACGGCCGTCCTTGCCGATCGGCGCGAGCGGAAGCAAGTTGTGCACGGTATCCAGTGCGTCGGCGATATCGGTTCGCCCACGGGCGATCAGCGCCGCGCGGGCCTGATCGAGAGTGTCTTTTGCGATTGTCATGCCGCGCCTACGACGTACCTGGAGGGACGCTGTTCGATACTGGGCAACCAGCACCGGAATCGATGTCGCGTTCGCGTCGCGGCTGGTGAGGTGGAAGTGGTTGCGCCAGCGGCAGCAGTACGGGTGCTGTGTGATGCCGAGATCACGTAGTGCCGCAACGGCTTTGCTGACCTGTTCCTCGCTGTCGAAGATGAGTTTCACGCTGCTCGGTGGGCCGCCCTGGGTGCACTGTTCAAACCGGCCAGGTACGAGCACGTCGTTCCGAACGAGCGGGCGGGCGTAGCGACTCGCTGCCAGCGCCGCCCTGGCGTCCCAGTCGGCGTAGTCCGGCCTGATCATGGTTACTCTCCCAGTCGCGCGTTCCCGCAAGCGATGCGGGCCGCGTCGCGGTCGAGTAGTTCGATCTGGGACTGGCGGACGGTGCGCCGCATCGGCGCGTCGGCGTGGACGCATACGGCCAGCGCGGCCAACTGTTCGCCGGAGATGGTGCGCCAGCCGGTCGCGGTGCCGTCGGTCTCGCGGTAGGTCAGCGCCTCGGCGAGCACCTCCAGTGTCGCGCGCACCGCGCGAGCGGCCTGGCGCACCTCTCGCTCGGCCGACGTGATGCTGTTGTCGGGCTGTTCGACAGCACCGATGGCGTGATCGATCATCCGGTCCAGCGTGGTCTCGCCGGAGTCGGCGGGCAGGCGATCCATCGTTCAGTCCTCCCAGTTCAGGCGCGCGAGCACGGCGACGCGGCGCGGGTCGTCGGCGCGGTACATGTGGGCGGCGTAGGCCGGTTCGGGCTGTTCGTCCACGGCGTCGAGGTCGCGGCGTGTCTGTTCGACGGCGCCAGCGATGGTGCGCAACCGCTTGCCGGACAGCGCGCCGTAGTCGAAGTAGTGTTCACCGTTGATCAGGATCTCGATCGCGGAGAAGCCGTCGCGCTTGCGGCGGATCGCGGTGATGCGCCGGCCCTTGTACTCCAGCGAGACGCGCGGGCGGCCCAAGCCCAGTTCGGGCAGGCGCGGGTCGTCGCCGTCGATGATGCCCTTGGCGGTGAACACGAGATCGCGGTGGGCGGTGAGGCTGATGTGCTCGGACAGCGCCACGCCGTCGATCGTGGTGGTCATGCACTCAGTGCCGTTGCGTACGGTATCGGCAATGACGATCTTGCGACCCTGGTGGTAGATCGTGGTGGTGGCCATGTTGCTAGTATAGCCTAGTTATCCGGGCTTGACTAGCTGGTTCGAACCCAGAACATGCGCCCGCACCGTGAACACGTTCCGACCAGCCTGCGCCACCGCAACAGCGCGACCGGTCGTACGTCGTCCAGCGGCACGTGAACCACGATGCCCTCCAGCAGCGAGGCGTCGCAATCCGGGCAGCACGGCCGCGCCTGGCTATCGAGAATCGCTCGACGCGGCATCGTCCGCTCTCCTCGGGTTCGCGTCGGCCGTGCGTGCCAACTCGGCGACCAGGCCAGCCAGAGTGCAGTTGGCCTCCGCGTCACCCACCTCGTGGATGACCGTTCCGCTGCATCGGCACAACAGCACCGGGTCGGGCATCGGCCCGTTGGGTGAGCGCAGCGCCGTCGGCGCGTGCTCCCCGTCCGGCCACATACTTCTCGGCGCCAAGGCGCAACCGTTGTCCGCGTGATCTCGCCATACCGACCAGCCGATTTCGGCGCTGGGCTTGTGGATGTCACGGGCGCACCAGCGGCAGATGCTCTGGTGTGGGAACGGATGCGGTGTCACGCCGCCCATGGCGCACAGATCGTCCACCAGGTCGGCCGTGGGCGCGTCCGACCAGTCGATGTTCAGCGCGGACAGCAGCCGGCCGCGCGCCTGGCGCAACTCCTCGGCGATCTCGTCGCGCTCAGCTTGCACGCGGGCAAGTCGGTCAGTTGGCCTGACGGTACCGCTGGACATCCTGGGCGGTGGCCCGATCTCGCCGGCCGACTTTCCGCCGGAGTAGCCACCTGTCGCGTCCGGACCGTTCATAGCCCAGTCACCCGGAACGAAGCACTGCCCGAGTCGTAGGTGTTCGCGATGTCGGTGAGGATGTCACTCGGCGTCCAGGTGCCGGCCGGCGCCGGATCGATGCGGTGGGAGTAACCGAGCCGACGCTCCGCTTCGGACAGCCAGACCTTGAGTTGTTCGGGATTTTCCTCGAATGGCGGCGGTTGGAGGTCGGAGAATCCGAGCCATGGTAGCCGGCGCAGGACGTGCGAACGCACGGCGACCGCCGCGCTGGGGATCTGGCTGCACGCGCCGGCCATCACCGGTCCGCTCACGAGGTGTTCCAGCGCGAAGTGCAGGTGCGCGATCTCGTAGGCCAGCAGCCGGCCCGTGGTGATGCTCAGCAGCGTCGCCAACCGCAGGTACATCGCGCCCGGCCACGCTGCTACAGGGTATTGATCTTCCTGGTAGCTGAAGGCGCGGCCTGCGGCCAAACCGTCCAGTGCGCTCAGCTCGCCGGTAGCGGTGCGCCTGACGATCCACGGGTCGTTGAACGGCGTCTGGCGACAGTAGGTCCAGCGCGCCTCTGGTCGGCCGTCGATGATCACGGTGTCGACGGACGCGGCGGTCCAGACTTCGGGACCGTGTGGGCCGGGCCGATATACGGTGAGTTCGGGCTGTAGCTGCGTCAGCGGGGAAGTCGTCATGGTTCCTGCCTACCTCGTGGTGACCGCGCCGGGGCGCAGGCCGTCGGATCGGATGTCCCACTGGTGCGTGCGGGGGTGCCACATGACCAGGTCGCCGGTGATGGCGACGTCGGCGGCCGGTCCGAGCTGGGGAGCGCGCACGGTGTGCAGCACGCGCACGCCGCGCACGGTCAGTGTCGCGCGTTCGTCACGGCCCAGCACACGACCGGTGATCCACTGGGCGTCATCGGTGTTGCGCAGCAGCCACACCGCGCAGTCGGGGCAGTGCCGGCCGAACATGCCCAGCAGGTGCGGCGTGTCGGCGTCCAGCGGCGCGTACTCGGTGTTGGCCAGGATGGCGGGCATGAGGTCGGCGCCCACGACGGTGGGTCTGTAGGAGCTGGCGGTGAGCACGCACGCGGCGCACGTCTCGGCCAGTGCGCGGGCGTTGATGTAGGCGTCGCGGTAGTCGCTGGTGGTGAACAGCACCTGGGTGGCCTTGCCGCCGGGGGTGCTCAGCACGATGGCCAACCGGGCGGGGTCGTGGTGCAGGTTGAAGTCGTCGCGCAGGCTGGCGGTCATGGGCTCGACGGTGATCGAGTCGGGCATCGGTCAGTCTCCTTGGGCCAGGTAGCGCAGCACATTGCCGCGCTTGTCCACGTCGAAGGCGCGAGTATCGGTGTGCGCCTCGGTCAGGCCACCGGTCGCGCTGAACGTCATGGACACGAAGCGCTCGCCACGTCGCAGCACCAGCACGCGGCCGGTGAAGCGCTCGTCCACGGTCCACTCGTGCCGCTGGGCGGCGAGATGGATTTGGAGGCGCGTCGTGCTCACGAGTAGAGACTAGCCGAACAAGCTAGGCTATGCAAGGTCATTGACCCAGTCCGGCACCAACAGGAGCAGCACCGACGCCAGTTCCGGATGCGCCGTGGCCAGCGCGCGGCCGACGGCGATGTTCACCGCGTCCGACCACTCGCGCGCCGCGACGGTCCACGCCGTCGCGGGAAAGATCTCACGGTGTCGGATCGCGATTTCCCACCAGAGCCAGCCGGGCTGCTCGCTCACCGGCAGCGTGTCGCGCGCAGTGATCGTGACCAGGTCGGTTTTCTGGCTGTCCGACCGCCATGTCAGCGTGATCATCACAGCGCGCTCGGGTCCGGACGCCACACCAGGTGTTCATTGGCGCTCAGCTCGCCGGTGCCGCGTAGGTAGTCGGTCAACTGCCTGGCAAGAGACTGTCCAGGAAATGTCCAACGTCGCGCCGACCGGACAGCCGGCGGCTCGATCGGCCGGCCAGGATCTTCCTGCGCCAGCAGCGCGTCGCAGCGCTCGATCAGTTCGCCGGCCGCCCGGTAGGCGCCCATCAGGAACTCGGCCGCACGTCGGCCGCCTCGGCCTGTTTCGCGGCGCCGGCTCCGGCGCCGTCCTCGCAGTAGCGGCACAGCGTGTCGTGGATGATGTTGGCGATCGCGTCGCGCAACGTGGTGGACATGGGTGCTCCTCGGGGAAGGGCGCATCGAGTCTAGCCTGGTTAGCGAGGCTTTCCAAACACGGCCCGTCGCAGTCTCCGCATCCAACCCGGCCGGCCGAGGCGCCTAGTGTCACGCCACACCGCGCCACGGGCCGGCGAGTTCAGCATCCGCTCCATCGCCGCGAGTTCGTCGCTCCACTCGGTCACAGCTCACGCACCAACGCGCGAATGGCGTCCTGTGCCGGTTCGTCCAGGGTCGGCGTCGCGGCTCCCTGGAGCACCGCGTGGGAGAGCACGTGCGCCACGCGGTCATCGGCCTGTGACGGTGCACCCTTCAGGGTGTACGTACCGTCCAGTACCTCACGGCCCCGGTAGGCGATGCGCCATGACCAGGTGGTGGAGTCGCGGCTGGTGGCGAGATTGGACAGCTCCGCGCGGGCACCGCTGGTCGGATTGAATATGACAATCACCTGGGGGTATTCCTTCCTCTGTTCAGCCCAGTGTCTACGGTCTGTGACCGAGGCCGACGGGCCAGGTCTGTGGGTTGTCACCATCGATCAGGTTGGTGGTGACGGTGCCGCGCAGTTTGTTGATCAGTTGTTCGTCGCCACGCAGTTCGCGGCGGGTGACGCGCTCGCCGGTGTCGGTGTCGCGTCTCTGACTACGCCGGATGGTTGCCATGTGGTCCCCCAGGATGATCACGCGCTTATCCGGTTAGAGTAGCCGAGCTTACCCGGCTTCACAAGCTGCGTCCCGTGCGTCGCACTCCTGCCGACCGACCGCGTGAGCGACACTCCCGACATGAGCGCGCCCGTGATCGCCGATCTCGCCGATGAAGCGGGGTTCTTCGAGGCACTGGCACTGCTGTGGGACACTGACGCCACCACCGCGCAGGTCGAAATCGACTGGACCGACCTGGGTGTCGGCGACCCGTTCGCGCTCGATCCGCTCACCCGCGAGATCCTGGAAAGCCTCGAACCCGGCGGCGTTCGGCCGTGGCGGGCCACGGCCCGCGAGAAGCAACTTCCGCCACCGGGCAACTGGTTGTACTGGTTGATCCGGGCCGGACGTGGCTTCGGCAAGACCTTCACCGGTGCCAACGTGCTGGCCGAGTGGGCCGTGGAAGAAGTCGGCGATTACGCGGTCGTGGCGCCGACCTTCGGTGACGCCGTCAAGATCTGCGCCTCGGGGCCGTCCGGCCTGGTCAAGGCACTGGGCGACGATTTGGACAATTTCAACAAAAACGATTACGTCCTGTACTTGAAGAACGGGTCACGCATCGTTCTGGCCTCCGCCGACGCGCCCGACCGCATCCGTGGCTGGAACCTCTCTGGCGCCTGGTGCGACGAGATGGGCTCCTGGCGCAGCAACGACGTGTGGTACGAGGGACTCCAGTTCGCGCTGCGCATCGGCACCCGGCCGCGCTGCGTGATCACCACCACGCCCCGGCGCGGCTCGCTGATCCTCAAAGAACTGGACGCGCGCGCGGGTGACGGCTCCGGCGAGGTCGTACTGACGCGCGGCTCGATGATGGAGAACGTCGCCAACCTCAACCCGGCCGTGGTCGACATGCTGCGCCGCCGCTACGAGGGCACCACGCTGGGCCGCCAGGAGCTGGACGGCGAGCAACTGGACGAGGTCGAAGGAGCGTTGATCACCGGCGCGCTGATCAACGCCACTCGCGTCGCCGTGGCCGATGTGCCTGAGCTGCACCGCATCGCGGTCGCCGTCGACCCGGCCACCACCAGCAAGATGGGCTCGGACGAGACCGGCATCATCGTCATGGGCATCGGGCCGGCGCCGCGCGGCTGGCAACCACCACTGGGCAAGGTGGTACTGGCCGGCACGCCGCACCTGTACGTGCTGGAAGACCTGTCGCGGCGCAGCACTCCCGAAACGTGGGGCCGTGTCGCCCTTGGCGCGGCCGACGAATGGGAGGCCGATGTGCTCACCGGCGAGGTGAACCAGGGCGGCGACCTGGTGGAGACCACGATCCGGCTGATCGCGCAGACCGAAGATCTCTACATGCCCGCCTACCTCGGCGTGTCGGCCAGCAAGGGCAAGAAGGCGCGTGCCGAACCGGTGGCCGGCGTGTGGGAGCAGCACCGGATGCACATCGTGGGCACCATGCCCGCGTTGGAGGATCAGTGGACCGGCACCGTGTTCACCGATGTCAAGGAGTCGCCCGACCACCTGGACGCGCACGTGTGGGGCTCGGTCGCGCTCATGCCGGAGCTGAGCGTGAAGTCCGGAACACAGATTCGACTGATCTCGGGCGCGGCCTGAAACGCAGCAACGCGTCCGGCGCGATGAACCGGACGCGTTGTGCTTCCCCGTCTACAAAGCCGAGGTTATCAGGTCGCTCTGTTCGGTCATCTTCTCGGCCTCGACCTGCTCGGCCAGTTCCTTGGTCAGCGTGCCATTGATATGCAGGGTCTGGCTCACCTTCGTGCGCGTCCAGCCCAACGCGAGCAGGTGTCGCATGGCGAGCAACAGCACGTCGCGGCCGGGCTTCTCCAGTCGGCCGGCGATGCACAGTTCCACGTCTACCGGCAGTTCGGCCGACCCTGGTCGAACCGGGTCGGCCGAACCGTCCGCGTCCGATTCGCCCTCGGTCGCGTTCTGGATGCGGGACAACGCCGTGCGACGCCGCGTCAGGGCGCGCCGCTCGTCCTCGCTCATGCCGCCCCACACGCCGGCATCCTGTCGGTTGTCCAGCGCCCAGGACAGGCAGGCGGACGCGACGGGGCAGCGGAAGCACACTGCCTTGGCCTTGGTGATCTGGAGCAGCGCGGGGCCGGTGTTGCCGACCGGAAAAAACAGTTCGGGGTCTTCGGTGCGGCAGGCCGCACGGTGACGCCAGTCCATCATGGTGACACCTCCTTTATACAAAGGACAGACAATGCGGATGCTTTGGGGCGCATGGCAACGATGGATGTGACGTTGGTGGGATTGCCCTGCGGTGCTGTTCTTAGTGTAGCCGGTTCAGCCAGGCTAGGCGAGTGTTTTACAGGCTGAACACCCAGTGCGCCGCGACCATGACGGTGTTCCACACGGTCACGATCGTGCTGTCCACGAAGTACAGCGGCGGCAGCGCGATCGACCGGACGGCCGGCATGGTCAGAACGGCGACCACGGCCAGCACGCCGATCAGGGCGGCTACGGCGAACACGGTGTTCGATTCGGCGGCCTGGACTCTCTGCGTTTCGCTCATAAAGCTAGAGTAGCCCTGTTAGTTAGGCTAGTCAAGCCTAGCGGTCAACACAGGATGAGCTGCGCGTTCCGCACCACGCTCAGTGCCTGCGCGTGATTCCACACCGATATCGAGTCCGACAACTCCGCCGCGACCGCGTCCTGCGATCGGCCAGCCGCGAGCTGGCCACACACGCCGCGACCGATCAGCACTTCCGAATCGCCCGCCTTCGAACGCGGCACACCGTCGTGATCCAGCGCGGCCAGGAACGCCGCGCGTTGCCCGGCCGACGCGGTTGGCGAACTCGGTGACACCACGGTGATCAGGGTCGACGTTGAGGCAGACACCGTGAGCGGCGGCGTGATGGCCGACGTGGCCGGTTCGCGTGGTGCGGTGCTCGTACAGGCCAGCACCGCCATGCCGGTGGCCAGCAGCACGCCGCACACACTCAGGATCGCCAGCTCTCTGCGCACGGTGCCCAGTGTGACCCACTGACGTCACGCCGGCCAACGACATCAGGACCCGGTGCGTCGAGCCGGATCTGACTTCGCGACGAACGTTCGCACCCATCCGGGCGCGGTGCTCAGCAGCGGGCCGAACATCAGTCGCGGGTTGTGGCGCGCCTCGAACCGCAGGTAGCGCCACGCGAGAACACGATCTCCAGCTTGGCCTCGATCGCGGCATCCAGGTCGATGCGCAGCACGCCGGACAATCCGTAGACCATCCGCGCGATCCCTTCCAGTTCCTCGCGTATGTCACCTTTCCGCGCCCAGTGTTTGCTCAGGTATCCCACCGCACGAAAGATCGCCATGACGTACGGCCATGCGTCGGCGGGCTCCACGCCGTACATCAGGCGCACCGGCACCGTGGTCAGCTCATACCCCAGGGTGATCGCCGTGACATGCGCGGTGATCACCATGTCGGCCAGTTCGGCTTGCAGCTCCTCGATCGTGCCGGTACGGCGGGCGCGCCCCGTGCAGCGTCGCAAGGCGCCGACGACTTCGCCGGCCTCCTCCATCAGCGCCAGCATCTGCGCTTCGCCATCGTCGGGCTCGAACCCGTTGGCGCGCAGGTTGACGACGATCTTCCGGGCGATGCCGGGCAGTTCGGTGGTGATGTTCACGTCATCCTCCTTATTCAAGTAAAACGGTGTTTCCTTGAATAGCGCCGACCCCTATTCAAGGCAGCCTGAATAGGGGTCGGCGCCACGTCAGCCCGCGCAGGCAGGATCGTTGGCCAGCACGGCGATGCCGGAGGTGATCGCGTCGGTCGTCTGGCCGTGCGAGGTGACGTAGACGCCCGTCGTGCCGTGGCACTCGAACGCGACGTTGCGGAAACCGTCGGGGTACTGCATGACGGCCTCGTTGGTGCCGGGATGGGTGTTCGCGGCCGTCGGGTCGGGTGCGTCGGTGTGGCTCGCGCCACAGCCGGCCAGCACCACGCTGAGAGCGGTGGCGATCAACGCGAAAGTGCAGATAGCAAGGCGGGTTCGGGTGGTCATCAGATGTCCTTTCGGGTGATATCGGCGGCAGTGGACGAGGCGTCGGACCGCCGGTCGGTCATGGGCAGGTGGTCGGGCAGTTTCTCGGTGAACTCGATCAGCGTCTTGATCATGGTGACGATGTCGGTTCGAAAGTCCACCGAACACGTCATGCCGTCCGGTTCGGACCAGGCCAGTGTGACCAGCACGATCGGTCCGGTATCCGCGCGCCAGGCGTAGAACTTACGCACGGTGGGGCGCCGCGCGATCCAGGCCGGCTGTCGCTTCAGCGACCACACCAACAGCATGAGACCGAGCCGGTCGTACCACGGCGGTTTGGGCAGTCGGCCCAACCGATCCAACGGCGAACGGGTCGGCAGGTGCCGGCTCACGAGACGGCCTCATTCGTATGCCAGCGGGCCAGGATCGGGTCGGCGGCGGCCAGCGCGGACCGTAGCGCGCGCAGGTGGTCGCCGACCTCGTGGCGGCTGGACTCCCACGCGGCCGAGTAGGCGTTGGCGGCGGCGTCCAGCGCGGTGCGGGCCAGTATCGGCGGCACGTAGCGTTCCCAGATCTCGCCGGCCCGTACGGCCTCGTGGCGCATCTCGGTCTGGGCGTCCAGGTGTCGGGTGATCGCGTCGGCGCCTCGGTTGGTGGATAGCTCGACGCTCGGGTCGATGGGTAGCACGGTGGCCCTCCCAGGGCTTTGGTTCTCGTGAGTCTAACCTAGCGAGCTAGGTTAGGCTAGGTGGCAGCGGTACGATGATCATCGGAACGCGGACCCACACCACGGACCAGTCGTGCACTCTGTCCACGTAGATCACGCGGCCGGTCAGTCGGCTCGCGCCTACCCAGACCACCACCACATCGCCGTGCCTGCGGCGGCCCACCGGTGAAGCGGGCACGTGCTCCGTGAGCATGACCGTGTCGGCGTCGATCACGGGTCGTCAACCGTCAGCGGACTGGGCGCATAGCCGATCATCACGTTCTCGACGACCTTGCGAATGCAGGCCGCACGATGCGCGTAGAACGGCTTCGTCTCGAAGGCGACCCCGTCACCGGTGGGAACCTCGACCGTGCCCATGATGCCGGTGTCGACCATGCCGCCGACCGTGACCAGCCCCATGAGGTTGGCCGGCCGGTCATCGTCACCGATGCCGCCGGTGGTGTAACCGCACGCGTCGCACACGTACACGGTGCCCTGACGTTTCATGCGGGCCATCCTTTCGGGTCAGTCTTCATCCGTCAGGTAGTCCGCCACGGCATCCCAGCGTGACGCTACCGCCGTCAAGATTTCGCGCTGGGTTTCCATCGCGGCCGTGTCGCGCTCCCACTGCTCATCGTCCCGGTAGGACTCAACGGCGTCGGTGATGAGCTGATCGAGCACGGCCGGGTCCAGCGCGTCCAGCTCCCACGACGACGCGCCATGCTTCTCGATGTAGTTCTCGGCTCGCGAGTCGGTCAACTTCGCCGGGTTGGGCGGCGGGTTGTACTGCCGGACCTGCGGCATGTTCAACGCGATCCGCCAGACCTTCGTGTCAGCGTTGAACAGTTCGAGCCGATCGGCGATGTCGCGTGACATGTCCACGCCCGACGGGTCGTGGTCACCCAGGTGGATCACCATCACCTGTTGGCCGTCGCGCTCGTAACCTTGGTGTCGCCGAGCCGCGCTCCACAACTCGGACTGGCTGGTGTAGCCACGGCAGGAGAACCACGGCACGTCCAGCCGCTCGGCGGTGCGACCGATCACGCCGGTGAGCGCGTCTTTCTCCACCCACACCTCTACGCGGTACTTCTGCGACGCCCACCGGTCGGTGCGGTACTGCTTGGCCACGGCGCTCACGATCGACTCGGGGTCGTCCCAGTGCGCCAGGTCACGCAGGTTGCGGGTCCGGTCCACCAGGTGACTCCAGTCCAGCAGTCCGGCCAGACGGGCGTCGTTGATGATCGACCCGAGGCGCTTGTACTCACTCTGCTTGTTGGGCAACAGGTCGCGCGCCACGAACTGGTAGTACAACTGTCTCAAGGTCAAGTCGTAGCCCTGTGCGGCGTAGTTGAGACAGATCTGGTCGGCCTGCTGGATGATCTCCAGGCTGCTGGCGGAGAAGCGCTTGGGCACGTACTGAATTCGGGGCATGGGGGCGTCTTTCTCTCTCAGGTCAACACTTCGACGGTTTCGGTGGTCCAGGTGTGGCCGTACTCGTCCTGGTGGTCCCAGCCGTGCGGCGTGGTGATTACGCACTGGGGCGCGGTCGATTCCGTATGACGCGGGTCGGGGCAGCGCGATTCGCAGTGCAGGACCACGTGGTCGCTCAGGGCGCCGATCTGGAGCATGTCGACGCCGGCCAGCGCGCGTGCCTTGAGCATGTCCGTGTCGCTGTGCGGGGTGCCGCCGCCGTTGATCAACAGGTATAGCTCGGCCTCACCGCGCAGGTTGGGCAGCTTGGCCTCCACCATCGGCAGATGGAAGGAACGACCGACGAACCGGCGGCCGACCGTCTCCAGCCGCTGCTTGCCGTCCACGACCGACCAGCAGGGCTGGAAGTTCTCGCGATGCCCGTCGGCGTAGATCGAGCCTTCGTTGGCCGTCCACTCGTCGTTGTCACGGTTGTTCAGGATGATGGCGGGCACCGGGATGCCCATGATCCAGGAGCGGATCAGCGCTATGCGCTGGTCGGTGGTCCACACGGCGCCGCGCTGGTAGGGCGGCTGCATGTCGATCTGGTCCAGCATGGTGGTCACCAGGCCGTACGCCTCGCGGTTGGTCGCGTTCAGGCGCCACTCACGCAGCGGCTCGGGCGTCTGGAGCGTCATGGCGGTCATCTCCCGTTCAGGTGGTGGCGAACCAGGCCAGTGCTGCCGCGTCGTCGTTGTCGGCGCGCGCCGAGAGCAGGTTCACAATGAAGTCGATGCGCTTCTGGCGGGGTGAGAAGTTGGTGCAACGGCCCTTGTAGGACGAGATCGCCGCGTCGTACTGGCCGATCAGCTCGGCAGTGGCCAGCGCGTGGAGCCTGTCGCGGCGGATTGTCGTCGTGGTCATAGTGCGAGTCTAGCCGACGTAGCACGGCTTGTCTAGCCGCACGGATGCGCGGTATCGAAGATCAAGTTTGTCTGCTGCGCCCAGCGGGCATCGGTTGAACCGTCGTTCAGATAGCTCCACGAGTCGCCGTTGGGACACGTACCGCAGACGTAGCCGGCCGAGCACGCGGTGGACAGGTGCGCGACGACCGGCCCGCCGACACCCGGCGCGGTGGCCGGAGTCGGCGGGTTGGAGATCCTGCTGGCGATCAGCATTGCCAGGAATGCCAGGCAGACCAGCATGCGAACGGTCATGTCAGTCGCTGCTCAGCGCGTCGTAGAGCGCCTGCGTTTCGAACCGGTCGTGCAGCGGGATCGGCCGGTGCGAGCCCGTCAGCGCGGCGAAACGCGGGTCGTCGGACACGATCCAGGCACCCGAGGCCATCGGGCCGAGCAGGCCGGCGGGCGACGTGGCCGGCCGGGCGACCAGGTAGCCCGGTGCGGTCTCGCCGAGCCGGATGGGCGGCGAGTCGGCGCTGGACGGCCACAACCGCACCGGCACGCGCCCCCGGTTCTTCATCGTCTCGGTCAACTTCGCCAGGCGCTCGTCCAGCAGTACCGCGTTGCGATGGGCGGCGGAGATGCCGCCGTTGGAGCAGTCGCTACCAGCGGTGGTCAGTACCCAGCACATCAGCCCGCGCTCGGGCTCCACCACGGGCTTGGTCATCAGCTCGGGCACGGTCGCGGACTCGATGACCATGCAGCGGATGCCTTCCTCGCGGTAGCGCCCGGCGATGTCGCCGGCCAGTTCGCGCCCGGCGATGGTGTTGCTGTAGGGGCCGAGGCAGACGTGTCGGCCACTCAGGCGGGGGCCGTCGGTGGGGATCACGTAGATCTTTGTGGTCGGGGTTTCGCTCTGCGTCATGCCCTGAGTGTAGCCTAGCTATCGAGGCTTGTCGAGCATGTTCCGAACAAGGCCGGACCCCGGCGGGCCGATCCTCCTGCCGGGGTCCGGTGCTCGGTGCGGGGTGCTACTTCCGTGGTACCTTCGAGAGCACCCACCGGAAGGTTTGCGGCTTGCCGTAGTCGCCGTTGTCCTCGCGCGGTTCGTCCTCGCCCAGGCAGCGTTCGAACGTGGCCACCAGTTCCACGTCGCCGATCTCGTTCACCTGCCCAATCGTGAATCCGAACTTGCCGCCGGTGCCGTCGATCTCCTCGTCCAGGTCGTTCTCGAACATCTGGCCGATCTTGCCGACCTCCTCCAGGGCGGTGGCCTGGTTCATGGTCTCTCCATTCTCGGTGTCACATGATTCGTGTAATTGCGAACTTGGTGCGGTGTGATGCTGTTCGCACTAAGGCGAACTACGCCGAGGCGATCGTGATGGGCAGCTTCAGCACGTGCTCACGCAGGTGCACCAACACCCGCGTGACCTGCTCGGCTAGCGCGACAATCCGCTGGCCAACCAGTTCTACCGGCACGCACGCCAGTGGGTCACCGGCGAACAGCGGTGCCAGGGTCGTCGTGTCGATCGTGATCAGAGGCAGTTCGGAAGACTGCGAGTCGGTATCCGGGCCGGCCGCATCGTTGAAATGGTCTACGATCAGTCGAATGTTCCGGCCGGTCTCCAGGTCCGTGTCGGCCCGGTAAAAGTCGCTGTCGATCCAGTTCAGCGTGTAGGTGTTGCCGTCGGCGTCCACCTGCGTAACGGTGAACAGAAGCAGGTCTTCCGGGTCGAAGTCGTACATGTCCGATGATGCTCCGATGGCCAGACCCACGGTCTCACCAACGAGTTGGGCCGGTTGGTACTTCCAGTCGACCCATGCCTCCTCAACGAGCCACGCGCCGAGTGTCGAATCGCCGAGCAGTTCGGTCTCCGCAAGCCACCGGTTCACGCCAGCGGCGATGCCGTCGTCGTCCAGTGACGTGATCTCAATGGTGTCCATTATGTCCTCTCGGGGGGGATGGATTCGTTCTACCGCTTGAGGGTGTAGACCTTGTCCGTCACGCGCACCGGTGCGTCCTGCGGTCCGCGCCAGTGCGTCTCGATGTCCCGCCGTTCGCGTACCAGTTCGCCCGTCTCCGGGTCGCGTACCCAGTAGTGCCGCGTGTGTGACTTCACCGGCACCCGCCACGCCAGTGGTGTACCGGTGCCGGTCTCGGCCGAGTGTTCATTGCGGCGCAACGAGATCACGGTGACGCGCGGTGGAATGTTGGCCCGACGCGCACGCCTGGACTCGGCACGGTGCAGTGGTTCGTCCACCACGTTGGCTACGGACTGCGCCATCAGTTCCCAGGTGGCCAGAACGTGATGCAGCGGTGAGTTGAGCCGCTCGGCGATCGATCGTCCCTGCGCCCGTAGTTCGACCTGCTTCTCCTCGGGAACCGGATGCCAATACGGCCCGATCCGGATGTCACGCGGCATCGGGATGATGTAGATCGGGTACAGGCCGCCGAACATGTCGATCACCGTTTGCAACTCTGAGTTTTCCTGTAGTGCACGGGTGAACGAGTTGTTGATACGGCGCGTGTCCCACCACAGCGTGAACAGGGTGCCGGTGTGGACGTCCTGGGCGTCGGGGCGACCGACCCGCACCGGACCCCACGTGATGATGTTGACGTGCTGAGTGTTGCCGGACACTTCCTCGACATCCCATGGCTGATCGAGGGTCAGCACGCCGCATGCGCTGGGCGGCTCGAACTGCTCGATCCTGCTTACTTCGCGCAGTTGTTCGCCGTGTTGTAGCACGGTGCTGGCCATGCGTACGTCAAGGTGGTAGGTGTCGGCGACGGCCAGGTGGTTGCGCAGCGCGGTGATCAGCACCTGATGATCGATATTGGGCACTCGCAGACTGATGCGTGTCATGGCCGTGATGTAGCGCTGCGCCGGTGTCGTGCCCATCACCTCGGTGAGTAGCGCGTGAATGTCCAGCGCTTCGGCCGGTCGCACGTCACACTCCTTCGCGTCTCGGACCGAACATCGGCGTCAGATCCATGTCGATGATCAGACGACAGCCGGCGCACTCGCAGGACGAGGGGCCGTCGGCGCCCAGGCCGGCGTGCAACGCCTTGCCGAACTCCTTTACGAAGGTGCGCAGCCGGTCGATCTCCCCGTCCCGATCGCGAATCGCGGTCATGGCAGCGGTTTCCGCCAGCTCGCGACTGATCTTCAGCTCCCACGTCAGCCGTTCGGCGTTCGTCACCAGGTCGGCCAACGTCTGCTTCTTGGGGCGTTCACCCAGGTTTTGCGCCCGGTGCGCCAACGCGCTCGCCGAGTGGGTCACCGCGTCCAGTCGTTGCCGACCGGCCAGTTCGAACACCGTGCCGGCATCGAAGATCGCCGAGCGGCGGGCAGCCGACCACACGCGTTCGTCGTGCCGTGTCTGGCCGATCAGCAGCCGCATGTACTTGTCGTGCTCGTCACGCTTCTCACGCAACGCGCGCGCCAGGCATTCGCGCAGTTCCTCGTCCGGCATGCCGGCGGCGATCTGATCGAACACGTCCGGCGCGGCCGGTCGCACGTCACTGGTCATGTTGGGCCACCCGTGCGCCGTTGACCATGTTTCGCGCGTTGAGCGCCTGGGCGTAGGTGTCGGTGCGGTACAGCGAGGGAACGGCCGCGTCGCCGCCACCGATGATCCGACCGGTGAGCGGATTCACCGCTACGTAGGCACAGTTGTGGATGAAGGGCGGCACGTTTACCAGGTGGCCGCGTGGCACGACGGTGGCGCCGGCTTCCACGTACTCCTGCTCGAATGAGGCGATACGCTCGATGACCCAGCCGGCCGACAGACTGGTTCGCGTGGCACGGAAGCGCAGGCTGTCCACCACGGCGTAGTGGGGTACGTCGACATCGGGCGCATTGGTGAACATGGCAGCGGCCGAGATGACCGCACTAGGAACGGTGATGTCCATGATGTCCTCACGGGTTGGGTGTCCCGACGGGCGCGGGCGGGAGGCAAGCCGCGCCCGTCGGGGGCTCAGACGGCGAACGCGTCGTGGTCGTCCTGCTGGCGCAGGGCCGAGGCGCAGACCCATTCCAGCGCGAACGTCAGGGCGGCCTCGGCGCTGCGGAAGTCGTCGGCCTGCACGACGCCGGACTCCGGTGTCTGGTAGGTGGCGGCCAGCGCGCTCTCGCCGGTCTGGTCGGGCGAGACGCCCATGGTGGCCAGCACGGTGATGCCGGAGTAGTCCTGCGCCACCTCGATGAGCTGGAGCACCCAGGTGTTGGGCCGGGGCACCCACACGTCGATGTGGGCGACGCCTACGCCGAACGACGTGTGGGTGCCGACCGGCATGGTCGTCACGTTCGTGACGGTCCGCGCGAACCGCTGGGCCGGCGTGCGGCCACGCAGCGCGGGGATCGTCTCGGTGATGGTGGCGGCCATGTGGACCTCCTGGGTGAGGGAGTGGTGGGCCGGTCGGCCCGATAAAGCAAGATTAGCCGCTCTAGCTAGGCTTGTCAAGCTACGAGTCGGCCGGTCCGCACCCATCCCAGAACGCGCCCCTGGACAGCGGGTTGTCCTCTCCGGTCACCACGATCGAAGGCACCTCGCCGGACTCGATCACGCCATGCTGGATCCGCCGGTTCCGCTCGACCCGCTTGGATATCGAGTCGTCATCCTCGTAGCGCACGACCACCTGGCCGCCCAGGTGCGCCACGTGCTGCATGACGATCGTCTGGTAGTTGGGGGAGGTCGCCACGAACTGCCCGTTCACCCAGACACTGAAACCGCTGTAGCTGTCCGCCGGGCGGTACACGGCGATCACGTCGGTCACCGCGTCGGGGCTGGACTCGTCCAGCACGACGATCGTGTCGACACCGGCCGCGTCCGCATCCGCATCGCAACCGGGGCACGAGCTGGTCAGTAGATAGTCGTGCCGGCATTCCGTCCGACTGGCCACCTCCCGGCCGGGGCCGGCGATGAAGAACTCGGGCCAGCGCCGGACGTCGTCCACGGTGGGCGGTCGACACAGGACGTTGGCGGGTGGGATGCGCATGGTCACTCCTTTTGTTCGACGGGTCCGGCCGGGCGCGCCCTGGCGCCCGGCCGGATGCTTCAGAACTTGTTGCGCTGGCGGCGCTTGCCTTCGGCCCACACGCGCACCGTCTCGATCGGCTGGTCGCGATGGGCGGCCAGGGCCACGATCGCCGGCTCGCGCTTCTCGGCGTCCTCGAACGGGTCGCTGGCCAGCAGTTCGGTCGCCCGTACCGTCTTGATCTCGGCGTTGCGGCCGGTCCCGACGACCAGCTTGCCCAGTGCGGCGGCCTTCTCGGCCAGCCGTCGCGTCTCGGCGGCCACGGTGAAGTGGGTCTTGTAGTTGAGTCCGGCGGTGACCGTCTGGACCTGCTTGCAATCCGGGCAGACGGCGCACTTGCCGTAGGCGCGCTGTAGGCCGCGCTCGTTGCCCGCGAACCGCACTCCCTTGCCGCTGCCGGTGCACATGTCCGGGTCGACCGGCTTGTCCATCACGGGCGCACTGGGGAAGCAGTGCGAGCACAGGGTTTCGGCGGCTTGCTGCAACGTGGCGATGGCCGTGGCTTCGTCCATCCCGCTGAACTCGGGGCGCCAGAACCGCTCCGAGCGGTATTCGGCTCGGTCCAGTGTGCCGCCGACACAGTGGTAGCCGGAGTGGATGTGCACGCACTGCACGAACCGCGTCCAGCCGCCGCGCCGGGTGAACTCGGCGTCCAGCCGGTCGAACTCGGCCCGGTTGAGGTTCACGGCCAGGAACGCGGTGGCTAGGCCGACCAGCGCCTGAGTGGCGGTCACGTCGCCGGAGTTGCGGCGCTCCCGGCAGGTGGCTTCGGCCTGCTCGTGCGCCATGACCCACTGCTCGTTCTTGTGCACCAGCCGGCGCTGCTTGGTGTCTCCAGCGGCCTGGTGGACGCGCTCCAGGGCGATACGGACTCCCTGGTGCAGGCCGGGCAGCGTGTGGTCCAGGCCGGCCAGCGCGGTGTCGATGTCGACCGGCGTGGCGGTGGTCGGGTCGGTGATCGCTTGGGCTCTGGTCATCGCGTCCATAAACCAAGTATGACCGAGTTAGCTAGGCTTGTCAAGCCTGGCCAACCCGGTCACACCGGCGCCGTCCACCATCCATCCACTCTCTGTCCACGGACGTGTGGTAGCGGCCTACCAGCCCATCAGCATCAGGTGCGAGAGCAGATCACCGGCCTGCTCGGGCTGGGCGACCAGGTCCAGCAGCATCGTGCGCGCCTCGGTCAGCCAGTCGCGCGTGCCGGCCACGGTGCACCGGTCGACATCGTGCGTGCGTAGGGCGCCGGTGGAGTTGCGGGTGATCACCTGCATCGCTTCGCGCAGACTGATCGACAGGTCGCCGTGCAATGCCAGTTCGTGCCAGATGTGAGCGCGGGTCTCCGTCCGGATCAGCCGCTCGCCGTAGTAGTCGACCACGGCGGCCATGGCCCAGTGCTTCGTGGTGAGGTCGGCGATCAGTTCGGCGCGCCATTCGTTGATGCTCTTGCGCAGTTCTCGGCGCGCCTGGATAGCCGCTATGCGCACCTGGTCGCGATCGTCATGCTGCACGGCGACGTAGCCGGAGCCGGAGCACGAGACGATCATCTTGTCGTCCACGCGGTGCTCGGCGACGACTTTGGTGTTCGGCTTCAACGTGACGTCCTAGAGGCAGATCAGGCAGGTGGGGAGCGACTTGACGCGTTCCGCGACGGGAAGCAGGTTGATGAGCTGTTCGGCGGTGGGCGTGGTGATGGACATCGGTCGGTCCTTCCGATACGGGTTGTGTGATGTGAATGTAGCCTAGCTATCAAGGCTTGACAAGCCTAGATGTGGGACCAGCACGCCACCAGCGCCGATGACCGGCGCTGCTCCCGCACTCGGCCGCACCGGTGCGCCACACTGCGCACCGACCAAACCTCACGGAGGGATCACCGCTCATGTGCGCGTTCTACAACGGGGCCGGCTCTCGGCTCACCAAGACTCAGGTGCTGGCGCTGACCCAGACGCCGGCCGTGGCCGACCCGCCGTTGCAGTTCACGGCGCCGGTGTACCAGACCTACTCCGAAGACAACGACCCGCGCGACTTCGAAGACCTCAACCGCGTGATGTGGACGACCGGCGAGGTGGTGCCCACCAGTGTGATCACCGGCGCGTTCGTGCTCGCCACGATCGCGTCGATCACGCCGAACGCGGGCCTGGCGGCCGGCGGTACGGCCATCGTGATCAAGGGCACCGACTTCGGCGGCACGGTCGGCGTGACCATCGGCGCCGTGGCGTGTACCAGCGTCAAGGTGGTCGACTCCAAGACGATCACCGCCGTCTCGCCGGCCAAGACGGCCGGCACGTACGACGTCATCGTGCAGGACGACGCGGGCAACGTCACGGCCACGGCCGCGTTCACCACGGCCTGATCAGACGCCGGGCCGCCTACTTTTGATGACGGGCGGCCCGGCGTCGTGCGCTGTTGCGATTGGAAGCCAGAACGCAGATCTTGCAGCGTCGGTATGTTCGACCGCGCCCCTGGTGGTAGTACGTATTTTCTTCGGTGAGTGCGTGACCATTCGAGCAATGATCTTTATCTAGATTGGCACGCGAGGGCGATCGGCCACGTAGCCAGTTTTCGCGCTGTGTCACTGGCTCTAGGTGAGCCGGGTTGACGCATCTGCGATGGGAACAGTCCAATCCGCCAGGGCAACTCTGATCTTGACTGTGACATATGTGATCGAGACCCATGTTGTCAGGGATGGGTCCTACCAGAAGCGCGTAGACCAATCGGTGCGCTTTGATCTGAACTTTTTTCCCGACTGATCGGCGCCCGTAACCGCTGGCCGCATTGATATTGCCTTGCCAGGGCCAGCATCCTGACCTGGTTTCGTGCGCACGGGATTCCGCGATGAGTTGTTCTACGGTCTTCACCGTGCCATGATGACTCTGGCACGCCATGATGACAAGTTACTGGGGTTGATCGAATTGATGGCACTTGGGCACGCGAAGACCGGCGTCGTCGTCGGCCTCGTCGCCGCCGATCTCGCTCACACCAGCATCATCGCCGGGCTTGCCCTGACCATGCTCACGGCCGGCGCCGCGCTGCTGCCCGACCTCGACCATCCCTCGGCGACCGCCGCGCGTGCGTTTGGTCCCGTTACCGAGCTGATCGCCGGCCTGCTGGATCGAGCGGGAGTGTGGATCTACAACGCCACCGCCACTCGATACGACCGGCGGGTACGCGACGGACACCGCACCATCACCCACACCGCGATCTTCGCACTGCTCGCCGGCACTGGCGTCGGCGCGCTGGACGCCGCCGTGGGCCGCTGGGCGCTGCTGGGCACGCTGTTCGTGCTCGCCTCCCTGGCCGTGCGCGGACTGACCGCCTCGCCCCGGCGCGATCCCCGCGCGCACCGCGTCCTGCACCGCGTCCGGGTGATCAGCCGCGCACTGCACTGGAGCGCGCGAACCCGCAAGCGCGCGCACCGCTTCCACGCCAACGCCCTGAGCGTCAGCGCGTACGCCATCGTGTTCACCGCCGCCTGCTACTTCGCTGTGCCCCAGATCGATCCGTTGCTGCTGGGCGAATGTGTCGCACTGGGCTGCTGGACGCACTGCCTCGGCGACTCGTGCACCCTGGCCGGCTGCCCGTGGCTGTGGCCGCTGCGCATCAAGGGCCGGCACTGGTACCCCATTGGCACACCGCAGTTCCTGCGCTTCCGCACCGGCGGCAACAACGACGGCGGCGTCAGCGGTGAATACCGGTTCGGCGTCGCGCTGAATCTCGCGATCATCGCGGCGGCGGCCGTCCTGATCGACCCGTGGGTCGTCACGGTCATCCGCGACGCGCACGGTGCCTACAACGCGCTGACACCCTGATCGTCACACCACACCAACGCGGTCTCGCCGTCCCGCAACACGATCTGCGTATCAGCGCCCCGATATCCCGCCGGGGCGCTGTCCGCGTAGCGCACATCCACGATGAACTCGGCCCGGTCCACCCGCCAGCGCCAGCCCTCCACGTGCGCGTGCAGCGCGCCGCACCGGATCAGCGCGCCGGTGGCCAGATCCTGCGGCGGCACCGGCGTCCAGGCCATCACGCCGACCGATCCACGCGCTGCCACGCCATCCCCAGCGCCGGCCCGACAAGGCAGGCCAGCCCGAAGCCGCCCAGACCCCAGTGCAGGCGCGCCGGATCGAGTGGGCCGGTACTCACGTAGCAGGCCAGGGCCAGGAGACCGGACACGTACACCAGCGTGCTCCACGCGACGACGCGGACACGGCGGTAAGCCAGACGCATTGGAATAATCCCCGAGTTCGTTGGTGTCAAAGACAACGGCGCCCGGCCTCCGCGAAAGAGACCGGGCGCCGTCTTCCTGTTGTTGTTCTACACCGCCACCGCGTCAGGTTGCGGTGTGGCCGCCTTCTCGGCGCTCTGCCGGCGCGTGGTACGGCCACGTGGCGCACGCTCGCGCAGCCATACGCGCACCGCCGCGCCTTCGTGCACGACGAAGGGAACGCCGGAGTGGCCGTCCTCGTCGCGCTCGCGCAGCGCCACCGGCGGCGGGAAGTGCGCGTCACGCGCCTTCCAGCGGCGGATCGTCTGCTCGTGCACCCTGGCCAGCGCGGCGATCTCCACGACGGAGAGCAGGTCGCGCGCGGCGGCGTCCTCGGCGCTGACCTTGGGCAGCGGCGTGTAGGTGCCGCCCAGGTTCAGGTCGGTGGACGCGTTGCGCCGCTTCAGGCAGTCCTCGACCTGCGTGGTGCTGTAGTAGGGGTTGGTGCCGATGCGGGCCGCCGGCCGGGACAGCGCGCCCAACGGGTTGATGGCGGAGGTGATCGGCTCCCTGGACAGTAGGTCGGTGATCGTGGTCGGGCTGAACCCGGTCAGTTCCGATACCTGAGCCACGGTCAGATACGTCCGTGCGGTCTCCAGGTCGTCGTACAGGTCCGGGACGTTCGCGATCCACTGAGCCCTGGTGTTCATGTCACCTCCTGTGTGCGGGTGCGTGCGTGCTTGCGGCTATGCTAGCCGAGTTACCCCGGCTGGTCAAGCTGGCTGATCACGAGCCCGGAATGGGATGCCACACCCAGTGCTGTCGGCGTCCCCGCTCGGTCAGCACCCAGTGCTGGGCATCACGCACCCGCACCCAGCCCACCTCTCGGATGTGCCCCAGTGCGGCCTCCTCGGCGTCGGTCCACGGACTGCCCGGCACTGTGCCGATGTGCCGGAAGCCCGCCGCGTGAAACGGTGACGTCCAGCTCGATCGGCTTGACCGCGCCAGGAACACCACACTGCCGGACTGCACAGCCATCAGCATGTCGCCTTCCGGGCTATCCCGCTCGATCGCCAGCTCGGCCGGCGACGACTCCTCGGTCCGCGTCTCGACCTCCGAATCCGTCATTGCAGCGGCACCTCCACTCCCTGCTCGGCTGCCGCCGCGTTCAACTGCTCGCGCGTCGCCGGGTCGAACCAGTCACCCTCCACCATCTCGGCGGCCGGTACCGGTGGCAGTGGCAGCGCTTCGGCGCGCCACACCGGCATGCCGAGCAGCATCCACACGCGCAGCGTGTGCGCGGCCCGTGTCGCCAGGCCGGGCGCGGGTAGCCGTGGTGACCACGAGGTGGACAGGATCACCGTGGTGCGCACCGGTGGGTCGGCTCTGTCACCTGGCGCGCTCACCGTGTCGTGCTGACGTCGCCGGGCGGACGGTCGTCGCTCATCGCCGCGTGCTGCTGTACCCACTTCTGCGGCAGCACCGTGACCGCGATATCGACCGTGGCCACCTTCGTCCTGTCGTTGCGCAGGAAGGCGACCGATTCGGGGGCGTGCGTGGTGTGCAGGTGAAGCCCGATCGGGATGACGTCCCGTTCGATACATTCGCGCATCACGGAACGCAGTGCGGCCACCAGGGAATTGATCGGGTTGTTCAGTGTCTGCGCCTGGTGGGCGAGGATGCCGAGAAGCTGTTCAGGGCTGAGCGAAGCGCTCACGTCCGCCGCCGTCGCCCCGGATTGCCGCCACGTCCAATGCAGTGTGCCGACCATCACGCCCTGGTCCTGAATGACGTCGATGTGGATCGGTGTTGGCGGTCGATCCTGACGGGTAACTACGTTGCGGCCAATGTTGTAGAACCGGTCGATGTCCCGTTCGCTGGTCGCGGATGCGCTGCTGGAATCGCTCACGTGGCCGCTCCCGATTCGGCGACCGGTGTGACGTCGGCTGGCTGCACCGGTGGTTCGGCGTACGCGGCCGACAGCACGGCCAGCGCGAAGTCGACCATGTCGGTGGGTGGCATGCGCACGGACACGACGGCGGGTCCGTGCTGGAGGGTCAGCGCCACGTGCTCCGCACTCTCGCGATGTACGGCCAGAACCGGGTACTGCGCGCCTTCGTCCAGTTCTGCGGCGCGCAGCAGGCCGTACCAGTGCCGTTCGCGCGCCAGATCGTCCCGATAGGTCGGCACGGCGGGCACGGGGGCGCCGTCGGCGAACACGGCGATGGCCGCGTCGGCGAGCGGACCGAGAGGCGCGGCCAACGCCATGCTGCTGGGCATGTGCATGGTGGCGCTGGAGAGTTTGGCGCGGAATTCCTTGATCAAGGTGGCTCGAAGATCGGTCACCAGGTGTTCCTCCTCGGGCGTCGGGATGGTTAACCTGCGAATACTAGCCCCGGCTAGTCGTACCTAGCTAGTCCGGCTACCATTGACGGCGAGAAGTTCACCCTGGTGAGCGGATCAAATGATCGTGACACCGCCGTCGCCTCCCGAATGTCCATGGGAGCGGGCGGTTCGCGTAATGCCTATTCTGTCTGGTCAGCCTCCTGGTGTGCGCGGGCGCGACGAAGTCGGGCAGCGCGGTCAGCACGTCGGCCGCGTCGACATCGATGTTGTAGTCACCATTGCTGAGAACGTCGGCAATGTCGTTGGCCAGCATGTCCATGTCGAATTTCCTGTTCATGGTACCTAGCGTAGCCTGATTATCCAGGCTTGACAAGCCTAACTAGTTCGGCTAGCCTGACACATGTCAGCCGAGAGCGAACGGCAGGAGCCCCCGATGATCTGGACCCTCACCCCCGCCGAACTGGAAGCCACCGAAGCGAAGATCGCGACGATCAACGCGCGCGCCGCCAAGCGCGGCTTCACCGGCCGACTGACCGTCGACTCGCGCCGCACCGAGGTCACCGAGGTCACCGAATCCGGTTTGTCGGTCACCGAGGTGCGCTACGAAACCACCCTCGGCGGCGACGCCCCCTGCTACAACGGCTGGACGCTGTTGGCCGTACTGGACTGGGAGGGTGAGGACGGCCTGATCGTGCGCACCGCTCCCGGTGTCGAGTCGGTCAACCGCGACAGCCTGGTCCGCGACTACTGCGGTCACTGCAACACCACCCGCAACCGCCGCAAGATCTACCTGGTCGGCAACGCCGACGGCACCCAGGTGCAGGTCGGTTCCACCTGCCTGAAGGACTTCCTGGGCTGGACCGGCAACCCCGTGTTCTACGGCGTCGGCCAGATCACCGACGAGATCGACGGCATGCTGGGCGCGGGCTGTTGGGAGCACACCTACACCACCGAGACCGTGCTGGCCGCCGCATGGGCCGCCACCACGATGTTCGGCTATGTCAAGACCAGCGACTGGAGCAAGACGCCCACCAAGAACGTGGTGCTGTGCCTGCTGGATCCCCGTAGCCAGGCCGATCGGGAGCTGGCCCGCGACTGCGCGCCGGTGATCGCCAACGCCGCCGGCACGGCCGCCAAGGTCCGCGAGTTCATCTTGTCCGAGGCGTTCAGTGGTGAGGGCGAGTACGTGCGCAACCTCAAGGTGCTGGCCGGCCTGGATGAGGTGTCCTCTCGCAACATCGGCATCCTGGCATCGGCTCCGCAGGCGTGGGCGCGCGCACAGGAGCGCACGCTGATCCGCGAGCGGGAGCGCGCCGACGTGCTCAACGAGTTCGTTGGCAGCCCCAAGGCGCGCCTGGTGCTCACGGTGCGCGTCAAGGCCGTCCAGTTCATCCCCGGCGACTACGGCACGACGACGCTCTACACGATGACCGATGAAGCCGGACACCAGTTCAAGTGGTTCGCCCGCACGGACGCCCTGGGCGAGGAGCCCAGCGAGACCCTGGTGACCATCAGGGGCACCGTGAAGAAGCACGAGGAGTACCAGGGCCAACGTTCCACCGTGCTGACCCGGTGCGCGGTGCAGTGACCGGCGCGGAGGGGGACTTCCGTTGGCCCGGAAGTCCCTCCCCTGTGCTCGGCCGGGTCACACGATGCTCGGGAACGGGCGATGTTCTGCCTGGTCGTGAGGCTAGCGAACGTGGCGGCGGCGGGTGGTCTCGTTGGATGCCCTTGAACTACCTTGACAAGCCTAGTTAAGTAGGCTTCACTTAAGACTCACCCCGCGATCAGGAGGCCACCGTGAACGACACGACGACCGGCACCGAATTCGTTCGCCACACCTGCAACGCCGCTCGCCCCGGTCAGCCGCTGCCCTTCGGTCGCAAGGCGCCCGAGGGTGCGTGTCCGCGTTGCGACGAACTGCGCGCCGGTGCTCCGGCCCGCGAGGCGCACCCGGCCATCCGCGCCGTCGTCGCCCGCCGGGCCGACGACGCCCAGCGCGTGCTCGACAATCGGGCGCACTTCGCCAGCCAGACGCACCGCTCGGGCGGGTGCGGCCCGGTGTGCACTTTCGGGGAGTGGTAACCCGTGGTTCGCGTGAACTTCGTCGTAGAACCGGGCGGTGTCGCACTCGGCACCCTGGTCGCCCTGTTCATCGCCGCCAAGGGTGTCGGGCTCGTGACGTGGTCATGGCTGTGGGTGCTGGCTTCGCTGTGGGTTCCGGCCGGAATCGCGCTGCTGACCGTACTGGTGATCGGCTTCCTCGGTTTGCTGATCGCCGAGTAATCGGAGCTTGTCAAGCCTAGTTATCCCGTCCTGCCCACCCGTGACAACGAGGAATGATCATGCCCGAGTCCACTGCGCGCATCGTCTTCGGCGACTGCGTTCTGACCTACATTCTTAGCGCGGAGGCGTGGTACGCGTACGCGCTCAGCAGCCTGGAACAGGCCGACCTGCTGCTGTTGGCTCGGTCACCGTCCGGAGTTGTGCACTGGGAGGTGCGCGTCATCGACCGCGCCGACCTCGGCCAGCCGCTGGTGGAGATCCGACTCACCGGTGACGACGTCGCCGCGTTCGTTGACGTGCCGGACTTCTTCGCCGCACTGGCGACCGGACAGCCACGCGACCTGGTCGCGGTGCGCGCCATCGCCGATGCCATCGGCGCGATCGACGGCACGCCGCGCGAGCGTCCGCCGCTTCCCCCGTTGGACGAGGGAACGGCGCGCGCCATCGGCGAGGTGTCCTGACGTGGCCTGGGAGCGCGGTCAGCTCGTGCGTGTGAACGGCTGGCCGGCTTGGGTGTGCCACCAGCACCGGCGCAACAGCCAGGACGGCGTCATGGTCTACACGCTGCCCCGATTACCGGGTCGGTCGGTGCGCGGGGCACCGGATGTCGGTATCCAGATGTGGGCGCCACTGCCGGACGTGGGACGCACCTGCCAGCACCAGGCCGTCGATCGTGAGACGGGGGTGTTGTACTGCGGTCAGCCACCGGCGATGAACAGCGTGTACTGCGTGACTCATCAGGTTGATCACGGTGAACTGGACTGGTGAGATGCCTTTGACCAGCCTGGATAACTAGGCTAGCCTCACGCCATGAGCAGCAAATATTCCACCACCGGCTGGAACGGCGCCCGACGTGGACACAAGGCCGAACACGCCGCCGGAGGTGTTCGCCGACACTCCGGTGGCACCACCACCGTCCTGCCCGACAACGCCGGCTTCAGTTGGAGCAGCCCCGGCGGTCAACTGTTCGTGCCCTTCGCGTCCATCGGCGGCGGCTACAGCCCCGACATCCTGGACCGGCTACACCGTTCCCTGCTGGCCTTCGAGGACGTCGACCAGGCGCATGGCACCACCGCGCCGTTTCCGCCGGGCGTCATCCGTGCCGCCGAGATGCACACGCCGCCGATGGGCGCCGCCGTGTCAGTGCTCGCCGTGCCCGAGTCGGACGTGGATGACACCGAGCCCGGCTCGGCCCTCGATGGGTCGGTGACCGACACCGATTCGATCGCGCGGGCGGATCTACCCCTGCTGGATCAGTACCGAGAATTGGACATTTAGTTTCTCGCGAGAATCGAACAAACGCGACAGCGAGAATCGGACATTTCGCAGCGAGACGAGAACGAGAATCCACCGCGCCACCGAGACGAGACACAGCATGCGAGCGAGACGAGAACGAGAATCCACCGCGCCCACCAGCGAGACGAACCCGGCTGGCCAGCGAGACGAGAGCGAGACGACGCCCAGTGCCGACAGCAAGACGAGACGAGAATCCACCGGCCTGCTGCGCGACCTCGTCTCGCTGCTCGCACTGCTGGCCGGCATCGCAACCGCTGTGCTGTGTCTCGTTCACCTCGGCTGGTGGACTGTCGGTCTCGTTGTCTCGCTGGTAACCGCGAGTAGCGGTCTGCTGGGTGCGCTACGCCGTTACGGTGATGAGCCTGCGGCACCGGTGGAGCACCTGATCGAGATCCGGCATACCGACGAATGGCCCACATCGGACGAGTGAGCTTGTCAAGCCTAGATAGCTAGGCTATACTCGGGTTATACCGACGCCGAGGAGTCCCGATGCCCCGTATCACCTGCGGAAACTGCCAGAACACCCACCACTCTGTTGACGCTGTTCGTCGCTGCTACGCCGGCACGGCCTGGGCCTGCACCTGGCTGCTGGAACGGTGGGGCGAAGACGGCATGTACGTGGTCGAATGCGGTGCCCTGGCCTGGGAAGATGAGCGCGGCTACGGATGCGAAGCAGGTCATAGCCACGTCTACGCCGAGGTGCGTGACGCCGAAGGCTGGGACTACGCCAGCGACGCCGAAGAAGCTCAGCTCATGCGCCGCAACGGCCTGGACGCCGTCGGTCCGGACGGCGGTTCCATCTGACTGAGTCGGACACACTCTGTTACAACAGCAGCCCCGCCGGGTACCTACCGGCGGGGCTGCTGTGCTGTCTCGTCTCGGCGTGGGCGCGGACCCAAAACGAGACGCCGACCGAGATCACCGTCTCGGTCGGCACTCAGCGTGTCTCGCTCGCGGCGAGACGTGCACCGAGACACCGAGCGAGAGACGTCTCGCACCGAGCGAGACGCCGAACGAGAATCCCCACCCCCGCGCCACGCGCCGCGCCGGCTCGCGACGCGGCATCGACCGAGACGGCGTCTCGCTCACGACTGCGCCGGAGGGTTGCTGATCGCGTTGGCGAACACACCCGGCGCCTGCCCCGGCGCGGGGCGAGACGAGACGGTAGCCGGCACCATGGGGGCGTTGTTGATGAGCTTGTCTCGCTCGTCCCCGGCCGCCCGCATCGCCGTGATCGCCTGGTGCCGATCGTCCAACAGCAGGCTGCGCCGCCGCACCATCGTCCACGCGGCGAAGCCGCCGATCGCCAGCATCGCCAGCCCGACGACGCCCGCGATCGTGCCCCACGAGCTGACCGCCATCACCAGCAAGAACAGCCCGAACAGCACCATCAGGATGCAACGGACGAAACGGCCAGGGCGGAACTGGGTCAGGTCACGGTCGGCGCACTGCACCGCGTAGCTCGCGTTGACCACGCGCTGATCCAGCTTGCGCAGCGCGGGCGCGCGATCCTGTATCGCGAACAGCCTCCGGGTCATAGTGTCGATCTCGCCCTGGAACCGCGCGCAGTTCGCGCTGTCGGCCGCCTGCGCGTCGCGCAGCACCTTCGCTTCGATGATCCGCGTGCGCAGAGTCTGCACCTGCTCGTCGTAGAGATCCGGTTCGTCGTCTGTCATGGCTCCTCGCTCTGTCACTGTGGGTGGTGGTGTCCGGGGGGTAATCGGCTCACTCACTCACTCACTCACCGGTGTGGCAGGGCGGGGTCGTCGCCCGTAACACCCGGTCAGACCCCTACGAGGGGGGCCTGTCGGTGAGTGAGTGAGTAGGTGAGTGAGTTGACATTGGTCACTCGTTGTCACTCCCTGTGGTGTTGCTGTTCACGGTGTCGTACACCCGGCCGGGCAGCCCGTACCGGTCGCTCTCGTCCTTGGTCAGCCGGCCGGAGTCGACCAGCTTGCGCAGCAGGTTGTAGACAGCGATGTCGTTGTCCACCGCGTCACCGCATCCGCGCAGCGCCGCGATCAGCTCGGCCGACCGCATCGGCACCGTCATGGCATCCAAGATCGCCAGGATCGCCTCTGTCCGCGTCGGCTTCGTCGCGCCCGGCCTGCCCTGCGCCACCGTGGCCGGCGAGGGCCGCTCGCCGTCGCCTGTCCAGTTGGTGCGCGCGCCGGACGGATCGAGCACAACCGGCGCTGCGGTGCGCGGGGAGACGGGCACCGCGTCCTGGACCGCGTCGGCCGGCACGGCATCCTCCACCGGCTGTTCACCGCCGACCGTGTAGCCGGCCGGGTCGGCGAGGAAGCGGCGGAACTCGATCAACGATCCGAACTCGTTCGCGATCGCCTCCACGAACCCGCGCTGCTCGAACGGCGACATGCCGGCCACGTCAACGCCGCCGACCCGCGCCGCCTCCAGCACCTCGACCACGTTCAGCGGCTCCGGTCGGCGCATGGTCGACTCGCTCATGGACGCGACCGAGTTGCCGCCGGTGTAGGCCAGGAACTCCGGCGTGACTCGCTGGTGTCGGTGGGCGTACGCCGGGCCGGCCGCGCGGGCCGATTCGGCGTCCAGCGGCCGGCGGAAGTGGCGACGCGACCAGGACACGTCCGCGATGGTGAGGCCGTCGTGCAGCCGTCGTTTGGTCGGATCGACCTCCTGGATGTAGGGCGCCTTGACCAGTTGTGGCCCTTCCTCGCCTTCCTCGCCACCGCCGTTGAGCCAGAACTCACCTTTCTGATGCGGCATGGGCAGCCGGTAGTCACCCATGAGACGGCCGATCGTGGCCTGGTCGCTGATCTTGAACGCCGTTGTGAACCCGGTCTGCGCGGCGATGTCGCCACCCCGGTCGCCGAGCTGGTCGTTCGTGTCGCGTTGCGTGGCGTAATGCAAAAAGCAGTTCGCCGAGCCCGCACCCTGGCCGATGTTGCCACCCATGTCACTCATGGTGACCGGCTGGCCGTCGTAGACGTCCAGCACCATCTTGTTTTTCAAGGCGAAGCTGGCCTCATCCATGATGCAGATGATCGTGGGCCAGCGACGCTGCGACATCGACACGGCCTGCCGATAGCGGGCCACGTTCATCAACGAGATCATCATGGCCAGCGTGTCCTCGGGGCCACGCGCGACCCAATCGAAAGGCGGGTCGAAATCAGTCCCCAGGTACACCTCCAGCCACGCCGCCACGAGGTCGTACAGCTTCTCCGTTCCGCAGATCCAGATCACACAGTTGTCCAGCTCGAAGTCGTTGCCGGCGCACGCTGTCATGAACGCCAGCAACGTGTGGATAAGCGATGTCTTGCCGCTGCGTGTTTTGCCGATGTGCTGGCCGTGCTGGGTGAGCAGCAACTGCACCGGCTTGGTGTCGATGCCGTAGCCGCACACCGCCGGCCGGCTGATCTGCTGCTGAACGCGCGGATCGTGATACGGGTACAGACGGCCCATCACGTCCTCGATCACCGTGGTGATCGAGTACAGGCCGGCCGCCGGCAGCTTGCGTACCCCGACGAACCGCGACTCCAGTTGCACGCCGATCTGCTCGGACAGCGCGATCGCGATCGGCTCGGCCGCGTCCGGCGGCACGACAGCCTTGTTCGCGCCGTCGGTGGCCAGCCGGGACGCCGGCACACGCACCTGGAACGCGACACCGAACACCCGCGCCGCGTCCCTGATCGGCTCGCCGCCCACCATGACCAGCCAGCCCAGGCCAGCCGAGGCCAGGGCCGCCATCATCACCTGCTCGTCATGCGAAAGGTCAGCCCAGTCGCGAGTGCGGGCCAGCGTGCGCACCCGGTCGGGCTCCACTTCGCCGACCGGACGCACCATCACCTCGGCGCTCGGTGCGTCCACGGGTGCCGGCGTTACGGCCGGCGTGGCGCGACGTAGCCGGAACCAGTGCAGGTGCAGCAGGTGCGACACCCCGATCTGGGTGGCCACCACCACACAGACCAGCGCCAGCCACTGCAACCACCAACCGGCGCTGGTGACCACCAGCACCATCGTGGTCGCGGCGTAGGCGGCGACCGCGCCGCCGATCCACCACAGCGCCGCGCGCTGCACGTCTTTGCTCCAGTTCTCACACGGCTTACTACGCCGCACGCCGTGCGTACTGATCAGCAACGCCAGGCCGGCCAGCACCACGATCACGACGGCGGTCGCGGCCACGGAGGCGTGCAACAGCACCGCCAGTAGTCCCGTCACAGCGGTGAGCACGCCGGCCAAGGCGGCGTAGAAGACCTTGAAAGACACCACGGCGAACTCCTCTCGGGTAGACGGGACTACTGGCGGCGGTGAGGCATCAGGAGCGCGAGCTGACGAGATTGCGCAGCGCGGCGTAACCCCTGGCCAGACCATTCCGCGTCTCGGCGGTCCGCTCCAGGTTGGTGGCCTCCTGGTTCAGCCGGTCCGCTGCCGGCGCCATGTCGGGCACGCCGGACAGTCGACCGGCCTCGGCCCGCGCGTCCCGTGCCTGCTCGGTCAGGTTGCGGGCCGAGCTGACGGCGGTGGACTCGGCGGTCGAGTAGGCGTCCGTGCGGGTCGCGGTGGTGGAGGCGTCCTGGATCGGAGTTGCGGTTCCCATGGTGTTACTCCCTGTGTGTGCGGTACCCGCTGGTGCGGGCGATGCTGGTAGTGCTGTTACCGGCGTCCAGTGGGTGCCGGTCCATCGGTGCCCGGTGGTGGGCGGGTTCGGGATGACCTCGGCGTTCACGATGTTGCTGATGCCGGGAACGCTTCGGGCACTGGGCGGGTCGGGCGTGTAGACGCGGTGGGGCGGTAGCGTCACCGTGGTGGTCGGTGCCGGCCCACCCTGGTCACCGCTTGGCGTGGTGGCGTTGCGTCGCCTGTTCCACCACCGCTGCCTCGGTGGTGCTGCCGGTGGCGGCGGCGGTCCGGCCAGCGGGATGCCGGCCGGCATCGGTGGCGGCGGCGTGGTGGGACTGGTGCTCGCGTTGGTGCTGCGGCGCTGCCACCACCGGCGCTTCGTCGGGCCGGCGGAGGCGTTGCCCGTGGGGCTGCTCGAGGGCGGTGTCGCCTTGGGGCCGGGGTTGACCTTGGTGCTTGGTGGTGTGGTAGCGGCGTTCGTGCCGGCGTTGTTACCCCTGGTGCCCTTGGTGCTCCACGGCCAGCGACGCCCGCTACCGGGTGGCGTCGTGGTCGCGGTGGAGTTGGTGCCGTTGGGCCCCTTGCCGGTCGGGCTGTTCGGCGTGGTCGCACCCTTGCCGGGGCCACCGCCCGGACCGCCGTTGGCACCGGGGTTGACCGTGTTCTTGGTGCTCCATGGCCAGCGGCGCCCGGTGGGCTTCTTCTCCGGTGTGCCCGTGGGCGAGCCGGCGCTGTCGGGCTTCTTGATTGTCGGGTTCTTGCCGGTGGGATCGGTCGCCTTCTTGCCGGCCTCCGGCTTGTCGGCCGCGTTCTTCCTCGTGCTCCACGGCCAGCGGCGACCGCCCGACGGCGCACCCTTCGGCCCGGCGCCCGGTCCACCGGGGCCGGACCCTCCTGGGCCGTTGCCGGGAGTGCCGCCCGGCGACCGCCGATTGCGGTCGAAGGGCCACAGGTGCCGGCGGTTGTGTTCGCGCGCGGCGTTCTTCTCCGGGTTCTTGGCGTTCTTCTTGGCCGCCGCGTCGCCACCGCGTCGACGATGCAGCCACCGGCGCCACAGGTGGATTAGCAGGGCGGCCAGGATCAGGGCGAGTAGGAACAGGGCGGCCATCGGGGACATCCTCCACAGCGCGATGAGCAGAACCAGGACGACAGCGCTCACCAGGACCAGCGCCAGGTGGTTGCCGTGCACGCCCGACTTCGCCGTGTCGGCGGTCTCGCCGGCCTTCGTGTCGCTCGTACTGGGCTTCTCCGTCGGGCTGGCCACCGTGGTGTCGGTCGACGGCTTGGGTGTTTCGCCGCTCGTCACGGCCGGCTTGGCGGCTTTCTCACCCTTCGTCGCCGGCTTGGGCGGTTCGCTGGGCGGTGGCGCGCTGGTGAACACGTTCTCTGCCATGGGGTTACCCGAATGCCTTACTGATGCCGTTGGTGATCTTGGCGATGAGATCGATCAGCGCGGTGACGAGCCCCTTAACCAGGCTCACAATCTTGAGGATGAGGCCGCCGATCATGTCGGCGACGCCGGCCGGGTCGTGGGCCACCCAAGCGATAAGAGTGATCACCGCAGTCCAGAAGACCAGGACCCACATCCAGTGAAACAATGTTCGAGTCACTGCCCACTCGCCTCCTTGCGCTGGTCTTCCCAGGCGCGGCGGACGCCGCGTCCGTAGTTGCGAGTTCCGAACTCCTTGTCCAGGTCGGCGCCAGTGGCGCCGGGGTTCTCATCCAGGTAGGCCAACATCTGCGCGCGGCGCGAGGCACCGGCCTGAATGGCCAGCACATTTCCGCGTGCTGCGATGGAAGCCGACGCGCCCGAGGGAATGGGCGTGGCTGCCTCGGGGAGCAGCTTGCGGGACACCTCGGGCGCGTCGACGGCCGGTGCGGTCGCGACGGGGGATGCCTTGGCCACGTCGGTCCGCTGAGGGGTGGTCTTGGATGGGCGCTTACTACCGGAACGCCGGGTGATTACAAGAGCTGCTTTGGTGCTGGATCGCTCTACGGCGATCAGCGCGGCCAGGTGCACGATGGCAGCCAGGCTCAGCGATGGCAGGCCGCCCACGGCCAGGCGGAGCCAGAGTGGCGCCATTTGCCCCTGCGGCACGGTGATCGCAAGATGCAGCGAGGCGCCCAGAAAACTCAACACCATGTCGGCGACCGTGATGAACGCGGCGTAGCGGCGGATTCCGGCACCGAATCGAGTCGAGAGCCACACGCGGGTGCACACCACGGCCGACATGTCGGTGGCCACGGGCAGCACCCAGGCCAGCTTGCCTGACACACCGGCGAGCACCGCTGTGTCGAACAGGCTGCGGGCGGAGAACGCTGCAACCGCAAGGCCGACCACGGCGATCCCGACCAGCGCGAGCAGGTCGACACCAGGCGCATCGCTGCGCGTATCCGCCCGTGGCGATACGTCCGGTGTGGTGGTCGGCGGAGTATTCATCCGCATCCCCTCGGGCTATGGCGATCATGGGCCAAGTGTCGCTAGACTGAAGATCGTAATAGGTGTAGATGTTTGCTTCGACCGACAATACCATCGACAGCTACGAACGTCTACAACTTCACTCTCCACCGCGTTTCGCAGATCAACGAACTTGCCCTCCGCTAGCGAGGACTCAAACAAACGTCTACACTTTTGGAGTTCACATGGCCGCTCTCACGCTCAAGCAGCGCATCGCGCAGGAACTGCGTCTGCTCATCCACCTCGGCGGCACCACGATCGCCGATCCGGCAGAGCCGAATTCCGATCTTCGTGACCGGTTCGGCCCGGTGATGGCGGGCGATACCCTGCCCTCCATCCGCGAACTCCAGGAGCACTACGACGTCGCTCGCGACACCGTCCGTGACGCGATCAGCGTGCTCGTGCACGAGGGGCTCGTCATTCCGCGCCGAGGTATCGGCACAGTGGTTCGCGACATCACGCCGGTGGTGGTGCCGTACAACCCAGACGCGCCTTCCCAGACCTGGCAGGAAATGATGGGCGCCGATGCTGTCGACCAGGTGATCACCGTTGAGTGGGAAGCAGCCGATCCGGAGACTGCGCAGTGGCTCGGTGTCACGCCCGGCGCGTCCGTGCTGCACCGCCTACGGCATCGTGGCCTGGCCGGCGTGATCGTGCAGACCCACCACCAATGGATCGTGGGAACGGTGGTGGATGACATTCGTACCCGCGTCGGCGTGGATCTGTCCGACCGGCGCACTCCGTTGTCAACGGACCTGTTCGTACTGATGGCGCAGGCCGGGCACCGCCTGAAGGAGACCGTCGAAAATGTGTCCTCTCGGATGCCTGACGCCGATGAGCGGGAGTTGATGGACATCCCACTCGGTGTGCCGGCCACGGTGGTGAACCGGGTGACGCCCGAGGTGACCGGCGAACCACTGGAGGTCAGCCAGATCGTGGGTGCAGGCGATCGGATGGTGTACTCGTATCGGATGCCGATCGCCAAGCGGCTGCCATCGATTCCTACGGATAGGTAAAAGCAAAGGGATTCCGATGGGCGACTACTGGACCCAGGCACATACCCAGGCCATCAAGCCGGCCGGCGCACCCGTGCCGGCCATGTCGTCATCTACGCCGTCGGCCTCGTGTTGACCGTGGCAGGCGCATCCGAAACGCTCGGACTGCGCCTCCCGTGGCACCACCGGCTGGATCACCGTTGGATTGCGGGCGGACTGGCCGCCACCGCGACTGGTGAGGTGCCCCGATGAGAATCGTGGGTATCGCCTATTGCGCCCAGGCCAGCCCGAGATTGAGCGCACGCGGCTGGGTCGCGCCGCTCGATCTCGGTTACGCCCTGCTCGACTTCAACTTCACGCGACAGGTCGGTCCTGTCGACATCCTGATCAGCACCGAGGGCACCATCACCGCCAGTATCGACATCGGACCGCCCCCCGAGACTCCTGATGACTTTCTGCGCTGGAACTTGTACGCCGCGCACCCCACGCTGGCCGTGGGTTACAGCGAGAAGCCAAACCGCCGGGAACCGCTGACACTGGTCCGGGTGTCCCTGGTACGCATCAACGCGAACCCGGACACCCCCCCCTGGATAGTGGAGGGCTGAGTTCATCACCGCGTGCCGCTCGCCTCGATCATGGCCACCGTCACCGCCAGCACATCGTCCAGACTGGAATACACCGGCATGCCCGGTCGCGCGAGTTGGCACAACATGTGCACGTCCGCCTCGCGCGGATAGTCCGGGTGCGCACCCGCCGCGATGAGACGCCCCTCGCCCAACGCCTGCCCCAGCTCGAACATCGCGATCGGTTGCGTCGTCACCGAGGCATCGCACGCCGGGAACCAGAACAGGGTGACCGCCGCCAGGTGCAGGTGGTGCTGTTCCCAACTGACCTGCTCCCAACTCGCGCTCGGATCGCCGATGGGAAACGAGGCACGATGCGGGTTCAGGATCACCACCGGCGTCGCGCCGGTCAGCACCTCGATCGCGCGGGCATGCCAGCGCTCGGCGACACCGGTGATGCCACCCGCGAGAAACACGGCCGGCGCGTCACAGCGCTGAGGCCGGTAGTAGGTGGGCGCCTCGAAGTACAGGTGCTGGGCGCCGCCACGAAACGGCGCGGCCGGCACATGGTGCGCGCTGGGCCGCCTGGCGGCACTGATCGCGGTGTTCATGACGCCCGCTCCACGACCGGCTCACTGACGTGGTGGTGGGTCAGGCGTACGCCGTGGCCGGCCAGCGCGAGCCGTTCGGCGATTACCTCGGCCAGGGCGACGCTGCGGTGGCGGCCACCGGCGCACGCCAGGCCGATCCGCACCGGCCGCGACCGGCCCAGGCTGTCCAGCAGCGCCAGCGCGGTACCGACCAGGTAGCCGGCGAGCGCGACGGCGCCGGGCGTGGCCAGCACGTGCACCCGCGTCGCGAGGTCGCGCCCGGTGGACTGGCGCATCTGGGGCGAGGTATGCGGATCGCGTAGGAAGTCGCGCAGGTCGATCAGCAGGTCGTAGTCGCCGGGCGCGCCGTGTAGGTGTCCGAACGACTCGACGTGCACATCGGTGTCGCGCACCGTCGCCAGGGCGATGACGATGGGTGTCGTAGCGGGGCTCATGTCTCCACTTCAGCGGGCCATCAGGCCGCTGACCAGGCGTTTCCCGTTCCGCACCGCGTTGGAAACTGGAAACCCGGACAAATTACCGTCGATCGATCAGGTTCGGGTTGAAGTGGGGGTCCGACTCCGGCGCGGCCTGGTGGCCGCACGCCTGACACTTCTCGCCACCGTTGCGGGTGGAGTGGTCGCAGCCGGGCAGGATCTCGCCGGCCCGGTGGCGCCGGTACAGCTCACGCAGCGCGATGAGTGAGCTGATCATCTCATCCAGCCCGCACACGTGCAGGTAGTCGACATCGTCCGGGTTGTCCCGCCAGCTTTGTGGATCACCGGCCGTCGTGGTGTTGCCGAACTCCCAGTAGTGCATGCACCCGATGATCTGCGCCGCGCGGGCGCCCGTCGGTGTGGCCGCGTTCAGCAGGCTGCCATCCTGTTTGGTCACCACCCACTGCTCATCGGCGTGCGTGGCGATCGCGGCCAGGACCGCGTCGGCCCACTGGGCGGCCCGCTCAGGCGCCACCGTGCCGCCATCGTCGCCGAGGAGTTCGGCCACGGTGGTGGCGATGGTGTCGCGCAGGAAGTGATCATCGGATTCCACGCCGACCAGCGTAGGACGCGCCGGGGGCGCTCGTGCGCACCTGGGCGCGGCGTACCCGACCAGCCGCAACGCCCCGTTACCCTCGCGCTCGTCCGTGATCGTGGGAGTGGGAGGTGCCCGGCGTGGCGCAGCGGCGGTTCCTACCCGCGCTCCGGCGCATCTTCGCGCCCGCCCTGGAAAGCAAAGGTCTGCCCGAGCAGGTGCGCGCCAGTTCCCAGGCGTACCTCGTGCCTGGCGTCCCGTACTCGCAGAACTGGTCCACTCAGCGTGCCGTGCGCGAGGCGTACGAGCCGAATCCGCTGGTGTATCGGGCGATCGAGGTACTGGCCACCAACGCGATCAGCCAGCGCATCGTGTTGCGCCAGGGTGACCCCGAGGAAGGCCCGATCATCGACACCGCGCACGACCCGACGCGGCTGCTCTACGTGTTCAACCGCCGCGCCAACCCGTGGGAGACCGCCAGGGTGTTCCGTCACCGGTTGGTGGCGCAGTGGCTACTGTCCTCACGCGGGCTGTTCGTGGAGATCATCCGCACACGCGGCGGCGGCATCGCCATGGTCAACCTGCTGGACCCCGACCTGGTCGACATGATCCCCGACCGGACCGACCCGATGCACGCCTTCCGGGTACGCACCCCGAACTCCTCCACCGGATTCGACTACCTACCCCGCTTCGATCCGGCCAAGACCGCGCGCGAACAGCCCGCCTCCATCCTGTGGATGCGCAACCCGCACCCGACTGTGGCGTGGCAGGGCATGAGCCCGGTGCAGGCCGCCGGCCTGCCGATCGACCTGGATCGTTACGCCCGGCTCTACAACCGCCGATTTCTACAGAACGACGGCCGGCCCGGCGGCCTGCTCTCGATCAAGGGTGTCGTGGCGCCGGCCACCATGGAGCTGATCCAGAGCCAGTTCATGGGCGGCCCCGACTCGGCCGGCCGTACCACCGTGATCAACGCCGACTCGGTGTCCTACGCGGACACCAGCGGCTCGCCCCGTGACACGCTCTGGGGCGACACGATGGACCGCAACCGGCGCGAGATCTGCACCGCGTTCGGGGTGCCCGAGAGCGTGCTGGGCGACGCGTCCGGCCGCACCTTCTCCAACGCCGACGCCGAATACGCGATGTTCTGGGAACACCGCATGCTGCCGCTGGTGCGGGCGCTAGATGACCAACTCGACATCCTCACCGAGATCATGGGGCCGGATGTCTATTTGCGTCACGATGTGTCCAAGGTGTGGGTGCTGGGTCGCTACCAGCGCGAGCACGAGGACCGTCTGGCCGCCGACCAGCAGGCCGGCTACCGCACCATCGATGAGGTGCGGGTGGCCAAGGGCGAGAAGCCCCAGAACGTGCCCGCCACCCGCGTGCTGTGGATACCGCCGGGCAAGCTCGCCGTGGCCGACGCGAGTCGTCCGCACGACGCCGAGGAAGCCGCCGCCGCGCCGATCGGCGGCCCGGTCAACGCCGGCTCGGCCGGCTCCGGCGCCGCTCAGGCCGGCGTCAACCACCTGTCCGGCTCGGGCTACAGCGCCGGAGACACCGACTATCTGGGCAGCGGCAAGGGTGGCGGCGGCAACTCCGACCTGCGTTTGCTGTCCGGCTCCGGCGGCGGCCGGGCCGGTGGCGGCTTCGAGAACATGGGCGAGATCGACCCGGACGAACTGGAGGGTAAGCAGAGCGGCCCGCGACGCTGGGGCTCCCCCAGTGGAGCCCGCATCGCCGGTTAACGGCCAAGACCTGCCCGCCATCGCGCCCGCCGACATCACCACCACCGAAGCCCATCCCGCCCCGGCGCCCGGACCCGATCGGGAAGCGCTGGTGCTGGCCAGCCGGGCACGCATCGACGCCGCCCAGGCCACGATGACCGGCGCCCTGGATGGCTACCTGTCCCGGCTGGACGGCGTGGTCACCTCGCGCGTCAGGGGGCCGCGTGTGCGCAAGGGCACGCGCTGGTGGGGCGAGAACGCCAAGAGCCTGCACACGCCGATCTCGCTGGGCGGCGTGACCGGCCTGGAGACCAAGGCAGTGGACACCGGGTACGCGCTGCCGGACAAGCTGGTCGCCGAGGCGGCCGACGTGGCCCGCCCGATCGCGCAGCGAATCGCGCACGACGCCGCGCTGGCCACCGCCCGGTCGCTGAGTGTGCGTGTGCCCGGCGATCCGGCCGATATCTCGTTCGCGGTGGACCATGTCGCCCTGGAGCAGGCCGTGGATCGGGCCGTGAGCCGCGTCCAGGCGGTCGCCGACCACCACGCCACCCTGATCCGTGACGCCATCGGCCACGCCGACGCGCACGCCGAAACACTGGACGAACTGCTGGGCCAGGTGCAGGCCGCGCATGCCCAGGGCGCCGCCTGGGTGCGCATGGCCGGCCGCGCGGTGACCAACGGCCTGATCCAGGATGTGTCCACCGGGCAGGCGCGCGCCCTGGGCGTCACCCACGCGCAGTGGCTCTGCGTTGCGGCGGACACCAGGGTTTGGGCGCCAGGCGCGATCAATGTCGCTCAGCGATGGAGTGATGAGGGACTACTTCGGATCGCGACAGCGCGGACGGTAGGCACCAGAAATATCCTGTCCGTCACCCCGGATCACCCGCTCCTGACTCAACGCGGTTGGATTTCGGCGCGCGAGATTCACCCAGGAGATCGACTCGTTCGCAGCGCCTTCGCCCAGAGGGAATCGGGGGGTAACCCACACATAGAGAATCTTCCAGCCAAGATCAGCGAGACGTTCCGCGCGGCGGCGCAACTTCGCCCGACCGAGCGGATTATGCGCGTTGCGCCATACTTCGATAGCGACAGGCGCGGCAGCTATGTCGATGTTGTACCGATCGACAGCGAGCTGCGGGACTGTCTGCAATCCGCGTTCCATGAGCCACGCGCTCAACTGCTGCTCACCCTCTCCGACCTTGACTTGGAGGGCTTGCTTGAGCTTCGCTCGTTCCGCCACCACGGCATCAGGTTGGCGTCGTCCAACGTTGAGTCCCGCCAGAAAAACGTTGCGCCCAGCAGTAATGTCGACAGCCTCATGAGCGATACGGTTGAGACCAGCGGCCGAGTGGCTCCGCCAGGTGATGCCACGCTCCGTTACGATGAGCTTGATCATTTTGAGGGAAGTGTCGAATTCGACCGCCAGTGCTCGCGCGGCACGCCCCGCGACGTATCCGGCGACGATGCCTTCCTTGTCCAGTACGCGACGGTTCCAGCGCAGCGCTTGCGCGGCCCTGGACTGCTCGGTAGCTTCGGGGTGAGTCGCGAAGCGGATACGAACGGCTTGCTCGGGGGATCGCAGGACACCAATGTCGCGCAGCCTTCTCCTGATGGTTTCCGCGCTGACTCCCTCCAGAGTTTCCGCGATCTCGCGGGGCGATTCTCCGATTTGGTAACGCTGGACCAGGTTGTCGATGTCGAGTTCGATCCGACCCCTTGTCACGTGTACGACCTCCAGACGGAAACTGGCTGGTTCGTAGCCGATGGTTACGTCGTACACAATAGTCGCCGTGACGAACACGTGCGCCCCACCCACGTGCGGGCCGACGGCCAGGTGCGCGAACTGGGCGCGCCGTTCCGAGTGGGCACGGTCGACCTCGCCTATCCGTGCGATCCGGCCGGACTACCCGACACCTGGCCCGAGGTGGCCGGCTGCCGATGCGGCCTCCTGTTCCGCGCGCCGGCCGCCGACCACGCCCGCGCCCTGGGCACCCTGTCGACCACCCGGCCCAGCCGCGCTGGGCCGGGTGCGTTGGCCCTGCTGGCGGCCGTGGCGGCTGGGGGCATCGCGGTACACGAGGTGGCCGCGCCGTTGGGGGTGGCCGGTGGCCCGGACGGCGCGCCGCCACCATCCCGGCAAGTCGTGACCCACCAGTCGGTGGTCGGCTACCGCGCGCTGGAGCAGGAGCTGGCGGTGACGCCGGGGCAGTGGCTGCGCCTGCCCGGCCCGATCGTGCTGGGGTTGAGTGCGCCGAGCCTGTTCGCCGAGGGCGCGCCGGTGCTCTCGGTGCTGATTCCGGCTGGCGTCACGCTGACCGTGGCCGGCGGCCTGGCGGTACTGGCGGCCGGCACGGCGCTGGAAGTGCTCTCCAACGGTCCGACCGGCGTACAGGTGCAGGTCGCGGCACCGCAGGCGTCCTACTCGAAACCTACTCGAAACCTTGCCGCCACGGACGCGATCACCGCGCCGGCCACGTGAACTGACCGGCCTCGTTGCCGTGCACGACCTTCTGCACCCAGTGGGTATCGGTGCCATCCAGCCACACCTGTCCGTTGACGGGCGTATCCGGGTCGATGGTGCGCGAGCCGTGCGGCAGCCCCCACAGCCGCACGATCAGCATCGGGAAGACCTGGCCCGGCGCCACGGCGTTGCCTCGGTGGATCAGTTCGCCGGCACCGTTGCGCGCCCGGCGCTGGTGCTCGATCTGGCGTATATCCTCGACGGTGAGTTGGTAGAGCACGAGTCGGGGCGGATTGGGCAGCGAAGCGTCCTGGGTTCCCATGTCCGCACGGTAGTCGGACACCTCGATCGTGTCGGCATGCCGGCCGCGCCGTCGCGCTGGGCTAGATTCACCGCGACGATCACAACTATTACCCAGGAGTAACACGGTGGGAGCTGCACCCGAGGTCGCCGACCCGTGGTCATCCCTGCGTCACACGCTCGAACGCACCAACACCTGGTACACGATGGCGTCGGGACTGGTCAGCGGTGCGCGCAGCCTCTACGCGCACTGGCGGGAACACAGCACCTTCACCGTGTCGGTGTCCAGCGCCGATCCCGGCTACCAGGACGTGCACGACTGGCTCGTGAACGCCGTACCGCCGGCCCGGCGACGGGCGCTGATGGTGTGCTCCGGCCAGCCCTATGCCGACTCCTCCGACGCCGTGCCCGCGTCGGACTCGCCGCCGACCGCCAGCGCACCGGTGCGCCTGGCCTACGACTCCGGCCACGAACAGACCGTGCTGGTGTCCGGCCGGGCGGTGCGGGTGGCGTTGGCGCGTGGCGAGGACGACAGCGCCGGCTCGGGCGGCATGCGACGTGTCCCGCCGGACCGGATCGTGTTCCGATGCCCCAGCCAGGCGGCCCAGCAGGCCGTCATCGACCACCTGATCACGATCATCGGTGACCGTTCGAACCGGCGCCGGACACCCCAACTGCACGTGCTCTCCTCGTGGGGCGGCTGGACGCGCCGTTCCGACATCCCGCCGCGCAGCCTGGAATCGGTTGTGCTGCGTGCCGGCCAGATGGAGGAGTTGATCTCTGATCTGGGCGAGTTCCTGAGCGCCGAGACCGAGTACATCCGCAGGGGTCAGCCCTGGCACTACGGCTGCCTGCTGCAAGGTCCGCCCGGCACCGGCAAGACCAGCATCGTCAAGGCGCTGGCCAGCCACTTCGGCCTGGATCTGTGGCACGTGCCGCTCGGCGACCTCATCAGTGACACCAGCCTGTCCACCCTGCTGGCGCAGGTGCATCCGCGTTCCATGCTGCTGCTGGAGGACGTGGACATCTACGCCGCCGCGACCAGCCGCAAGGCCGAGGCGGAACAGGTGTCGCTCTCGGGTCTGCTCAACGCGCTGGACGGGGTGATCACGCCACACGGCCTGATCATCGTACTGACCAGTAACGAGCCGGCATCCCTCGATCCCGCGCTGGTCCGGCCCGGCCGCATCGACCGGGTGGAGAACGTCGACCACCTCACCGACGAACAGGCACACCGGCTGTTCGTCACCTTCTACCAGCAGCCTGCGCGGCTGACCTGGACCATCGCGCCCGAGACCGCCAGCGCCGCCGTCATCGGCGTGTTCAAACACCACCTGCGCGACCCGGACGCGGCCGAGCGGGCGCTGTGCCGCGCACTGGCACACCAGCCTCCGCTCCCGGTACCGGTGTAGCCCCGGATCACCCAGTCGGCGAGCCTGACCGAGAAACCCCGCCGCACGCTGCCACGATGTCGCGCGTGGCGAACCGAGACCCCGAAGCAGACGGCCCGCGCACCTCGGGCATGGTGGCGCTGATGCCCACGGCGGCCGATGCCCAACGTCTCGCCGTGGACGGCGGCGAAGACCCCGACCAGTTGCACCTCACGCTGGCCTACCTCGGTGACAACGCCACCGGCCTGCCGCCGGAAACCCAGCAGGCACTCCATCAGGTGATGGGGCACCTGGCAGCCGAGACACCGCCGGTGGACGCCCGCGCCGCCGGGCATCTGCTGCTGAATCCCGACGGTGGCCCGGACGGTGACCGCACGCCCGTGGCGGCCTACCTGATGTCCGACTCCGACGCGCTCACCCCGCTGCACGAGGCGGCGAAGGCGGCGGCCGGCGCGGCCGACCCGGCCCTGACCCAGTTCTCGCCGTTCATCCCGCACGTGTCCGGCGCCTACGACCGCGACGCCGGAGCGCTGGGCTACGCCGGACCGGTCAGCTTCGACCGGATGCGGGTAGCGATCGGCGACGGGCACACCGACTACCCGCTGACCGGCCCGGCGTCCGGGGGCACCGATCCGGATGCCGACGGCGACATTGATGACGGCACCGGCGTGAACACCGACGACGACCCCACCGTGGGCGATGACGGCGCCAGGTCCGACAAGCCGGAGGGCAAGTCCGTGATCAGCCTGGCCGAGTTGGTGGAGCTGGCCGAACTGACCAACCTGGTGAGCGAAACCAAGGGCGACGCCCCCGACGGCGGCAACTCCGACGCGCCGCCCCACTCGATGCCCGACGGCAGCTACCAGATCAACCATCCCGGCCAGCTCAAGCAGGCCATCAACGCGCTGACCGCCTACCAGGTCGCCAAGGGCAAGCGCGGGGCGCTGCGCAAGCATGTGATGAAGCACGCCGCGCGATTGCACGCGCAGAACATGGTGCCACAGTCCATTCAGGACGAAGGCGACGACGACCCCGACGCCAAGAAGGACGCCGCGCCGGAGCCGGTCGAGACGAAGAACGTCGTGGCCACCCAGGCCGGCGTGGCCAGGTACGGCAAGCCGATCGGGACCGTGCTGGGCGCGCCGCGTGATGCCGCCGCCGCGCAGGCGCAGAAGGACACCGGCGCGGTCACCGCCTACCAGGATCTGCTCGCCGGTAACACGCGGAGCGTGGAACCGCTGAACACGATGGACCCCAGCAGCCTCGAAGCACTCACGCGCGTCGCCTACAGCTACAAATCCTCCGATCCGAAGGTCGTGGCACTGCGCGTGCAACTGGCCAACGAGCTGGCCAAACGCGGCCTGAAGGTCACCAGTTTCGGCGCCCTGGGCGGTGGCGGACCGACCAAGCCCGCCAGGGGCAAGGCGCCGGTCAAGCCGAAGGCGCCCGCGAAGCCGGCCCCGACTCCAGCGCAGGTTGCCGGCGCGCGCGGCGTGGCCGCGCCGCACGTCCAGGCCAAGGGTGATCTGGACGTCACGGAGGTGGAGTACAAGACGAAGTACACCGCTGATGACCGGCGCACCATGGCCAAGAAGGGGCAGGCGCTGCCGGATGGTTGCCTCTCTGGTGACACGTTGGTGGCAACTCGCAATGGCTCCGTCCGCATTGACGCCCTCCCGTCTGAGTGCGAATTGCTAACTGATCACGGGTGGACGCAAGCTACTGTCTGCGGATTTGGAGTACAGAAACTGCGAGCTGTTGAACTGTTTGACGGTGTGCGAACCGAGATCGTCCACGCTACGTCAGGTCACAGATGGCTGATTGATGGTGGCGACTGGAGACTCACAGACGATCTGATCGTTGGCGACCGCATTCCCCATGTTGATGTATCGAGCAATGATTTCAATGCCGACCTCGTCAACACGGCCCATCAGCGTATTGCACGTAAGGCAAAGCAGACCCCGCACCATTCCAGTGCGATGGTCGTGATCAACCTGGAAGCCGGTCCATGTACGACCGGTACGAGTGTTGGCACGATTGATCTTCGGGATGCGATGACAGATAGCACACAGGCCGCGCTGACTGGCAAGAAGTGCGTCGAACTCCGCTTGTCCAATGCTGTACTTGCGCCGCAGCATTCCATCTCGGCGACGCATCCAGCGCTCATCGGCAACATCCACCCGTTCAGCGCTGGTGCGTGCTCTGTTTTGGCAGCAGAAACGGCAGTCGGTTCGCCGACGCTGATTGCGGATATAGAAATCGGTATGCGGTCGTTCGGCGCCGCAGGTGCGGCAGGTGACAAAACCGACATAGCCGACTGGTACACCCTTGGCGTAAACGGACACGGTCATCCCACGAATGCTACCCGTTCGTGGGAGGTTGTGGGTATCAAAGCCACGCGCCGCATCGAGGAGGTTTTTTGCGCACTGGTTCCAGACTTGCACCGGTTTGTACTAGCCAGTGGCGTTTTGACCGGAAATAGTTATCCGATCATGGACCGGTCCGACCTGGACTCCGCGATCCGACTACGCGGACGGCACAGCGAATACTCCGCCGATACGGTCGTCAAGCACATCGTCAAACGCGCCAAGGCGATCGACGCCACCGACATGCTGCCCGACGGCATGGCCGCCGGGGTGCAGGAGAAGCAACTGTCCTGGGACGGCGCGCCGGACGCGTTCACGGCCGGCGTGCTGCTCGGCCTGTCCGGCCTGGACACCGACGAAGCGCTGGAGCTGAAGGCCGGCCCGCCGGGACACACCTTCGCCTCGCCCGACCCGAACGCCGCACGGCTGCGCCGGTACTGGGTGTTCGGCAAGGGACGCGCAAAGATCAACTGGGGTGTTCCGGGCGACTTCGACCGCTGCGTCGCGGAACTCACCAAGTACGTCGGCGACCGCGCCAAGGGCTTGTGCAACATCTACCACCGCTCCGCGCTCGGCGTCGCGCCCGGCCAGGAGGACAAGCCCGGCCACGCCGTCGCCAAGGCCGTGGGTGCCATGGTGGGTGCCAAGAAGTCCGAGGACGACGAGACCGAAACCAAGGCGCTGACCGCGTTGTGGGTACGCGACCCGGCCGCCGTGGACGGGTGGCGTGCCTACGCGCCCGCGTGGCCACTGGATGACGACCTGATCGCGGAAATGAAAGCGTTGCGTCCCAACAAGCCCAGCGGTGGCTACGTCGGGGCCGACGACGAGGAGGACAGCCCCGACGGCAACGCGCCCGACGATACGAACAACACCGACTCGGGCACCGACGACGACGTACTGTCCGCGCTGGACAACTATGCCGCCATGGCACCACAGATCAGCCCCGAAGACGCCTACATGCAGGCCATCGGCGACCAGATCCCCTGGCAACTGGCCGCCACCGGCGATCTGGTCAACCCCGACTCGCCCGGTGGTGAAGTGCCTGTGCTACAACGCGAGGAAGCGCGGTTCGGTGAGGCCGGACCGTCCGACGCGGCCGTGGACGACCTGTCCGGCACCGACGAGGTACCCGACGCCGACGACGCCGGGGCGGATGACGACCCCACCTTCCCCGATGACGGTGATCTGAGCTTCGACCCGGACGATACGAACGAGACCGATGACGGCACGGATGGCCCGGATGACGGCGCCGGGGACACCGGCGACGGTTCGAACGAGAGCGACACCGGCGCCGCCATTCCGGAGGTGGCCGAACTGCTGGCCGACCTGATGGCCGAACAGGACACGGTGGCCGCGCCGACGGATGACGACGATGCTGGCGAGCCGGAGGAAGACAGCACGGCGATCACTACCGCCCCGAAGCGCCAGGCCGCCGCCAGTGTTACCGCGTAAGGACAGGAGGGGCGCCCACGTGGGTACGCCGACGATCATGGGTGCGGGGCTGCCCGCGTTCCTGGAGTACAAGACCGCACTGTCGGGCGCACCGCGTGAACTGGTCGAACCGGACGCGCCGATGGAGTTCAAGACCGCCGTGCTGACCGCGCCGCCGGGCACGGTGCTTCGGCCCAGCGATGTCAGTGCGGACGCGCACGAGGTTACGGCCGTGATCGCGGTGACGGGCGTGCTGGACGAGGTGGGCGACGTGATCGTGCCGGGTGCGTTCGCCGACACGCTGCGCGAGCGGCCTCGGCCGAAGGTCTGCCTGGGTCACGACTGGAACCGGCCCATCGGTAAGACGAAGTGGATCAAGGAACTGTTGCCGGGTGACCCCGGCCTGCCGCCGACCACCTATGACGGTAAGGCGTGGCCCGCCGAGGCCGGCGCCGTGCTGGCTCGTTACGTCCCGGACATGTCCACTCCGGATGGCAACAACGCCTACCACAGCGCCAAGTTCTTCGGCCCCGAGGAATCCACGTTCAGCTTCGGCTACAAGACACAGAACTCCGAGCGCCGCAACGGCAGGCGCTACCTGAAGAAGCTCGCCGTGTACGAGTACGGCCCGGTGCTCAACCCGGCCAACCGGCTGGCCACGTTGCAGGAGATCAAGACCGACGAGCCGGACAGCCTGGAAAGCAAGGTCAAGCAGGTTCGTGACGTCGCGTACTGGGGCGAACCCTACGGCTCGCCGATCGGCGAGCACACGCACCCGCACGGGCCGAAGGCGCGGGCCGAGCGCCGGGCCGGTCGCGTGCCCTCCCGCTCGGTCGGCATCATGGAGCCCGGACACGCACCCCCCGTCGCACCCAAGATCAGCACGGCGGATCGTGCCGCCGAGATCGAACACACCGGCCTGTTCCCCGAGCCGGCGTCCGCCGCGCGCGCGCTGCCCGGTCCGCGCGCCACCGGCGCGGACCAGCAGCACATCGACGCTCTCGCCGGACACATCCGTGACGGGCTGGCCGAACCGGAGGCCGACGACGAAGACCGCGCCGCCGTCGACAAGGCGGTGCGCGGCCTGCTCACCGAGGCCATCACCCCGAACGAGGTGCACGACCGGCTCGCCGCCCATCCCGAGATCACGGCCGGCGCCGACGCGCACAACGAGGCGGTGGACCGGGTCGGCCGCGACTACGCGGCGCGCTACGGCGCCCTGGCCGCCGAGCAACAGCGCGTGCGCACGCAGGCGGGTACGCCGCTGCCGCCGGAGCGGTTCACCGGGATGACCAACACCCAACTGCGCGGACACGAGAACGCCAGCCAGCAGATCCTGAGCGACCTGACCACATCGGGCGTCGGCCACGACGAACCGTCCGCACAGCTCGCCTCGGCCAACATCCAGGGCGCCCAGCACGAGATGGCGCTACGCGCGCGGGCCGCGCGTGAACATCCGGCCGTGCTCAAGGCGCACGCGCAGGGTGAAGCGCTGTTCCGCAAGAACCCGGCGCAGGCCGCGACGCGCGCCGATGCGATGCAGTCGGTACTGGAGGAGCTGCACCGCCAGCAGGCCGTGAAGCCACCACCGCAGGGCAGCCGCGCGGAGCGGATGCCGCACCAGATCCAGGCCATGATGCGGGGTCTGCGTGGCGTGTCGGGTGGCAGCAAGGAGACGCCACTTCCCTCGACTAACCGAGCTGAGCCGGCTAGTGTAGAGAGCATGCCCGAGGAGCCCGCCAAGCCAGCCCGCCGCATCCTGAGCGACTTCAGCGACGCCGAACTGGCGAAGGAGAAGGACAAGGCCGCCCACACCGTGTTCATCCACGCGCAGCGGCCCGATGGCGCGCGTGCCCGAAAGCGCCTCGCTGCTATCCAGGTCGAACGAGACCGACGCAACGACGCCGCCCGACGCAGCGTGCCCGCCCACTCACTGGCGCCCGCCGACTACCAGGCCGCGCAGGATCACGCCCTGAACACCCGGTTCGCGCAGCAGGAGATGACGCGGCAGAACGATCAGGTCGACAAGCACAACGCCCGCATCACCAGCGCCGAACAGACCGCCGCCAGCGCGCCGGCCACGATCGACCACGCGCCCGAGGGCACCGAGATCGTCGGCGGCGGTCGGCTACTGCTGGCCAATGGCACCACCAACTCCTGGTCCCTGCGCAGCGCGGACAACAAGCACCTGCTGGGTGCCGACGACTTCGCCACACTGAAAGGCGGCAAGGCGAAGCTGAGTCGGGCCAAGATCAACGACCTGGCCGACCACGTCGCCGGCATCCGTGACAGCAATGGCAACCGGGTGCCCTTCACCGCGCCCAACTCCGCCGACTGGGCGCCCGGCTTCCGCGACGAGCACGGTAACAACCTGGTCGGCGCGAGCGCCCTGGCCGTGCGGGACTGGACCGGGCGTAACGGCGTCGGCGTGCACAAGAACTCACGATTCGCCCGTAACGTCACGCCGGCCGGCGGTCGCCTCTCCCGCACCGACAAGCCCGACGCCGACGGCTTCTATCCACGCCAGCCCATCGGCAACGCCCGACCCGGCGACGAGGTCACCACGCCCGACGGCCACGTCAAGACCGTGGTGCGCACCTCGCGCGCCGAGCACACGCACGACACGCGCGGCAACTACGTCCAACCCTCGCACCGCACCTCCACCACCACGCTGCACTTCGGCGACGACACCAGCCACTCCGAACAGCGCAACGACTACGGCGGCAGGGGCACCATCGGCATCCGGTACGCCAACGGCGCCTCGCCGATGGACGCCTCGCGCGCGGCCGACCCCGGCATGGGCTTCACCTCCGCATCCAACATCGGCAGCCGACCCGGCAGCATCGACACCCCCTCGGCCAAGAAGTTCGACCAGGAGGCCGCCACCGCGCTACGCAACACCCCCGCCCCCGGCACCCGGTTCACCGAAGCGCGCAGCGAAGGGCAGGACTACAAAGATCAGCGACCGAAGGTCGGCACGATCACCGATCGCGTCGGTCAGGTCCAGGGCGCTCCGGCCCGCGTGGTCGAGTACGACGACGGCACTTTCGACGCCATGACGCCGGCCGGCCTGGGCAAGATCAACGCTTCGCCCAGCGAAGATGAGGTCAACGAAGCGCGCTCCGCGTGGGGACTGCCGCGCACCGGGTCCGACCACGCCACCGAAGCGGCGCGCGCCGCCACTGAGGCCGCCGCGCCCGATCGTGCCGAACCGCGCCGGGTGGCGCCCAGCGAAGTGCCAACCCCGAAGACCCCGAACGTGCCCGAGATAGGCGCGCCGGCCGAAACCCATGCCAACGCGCTGGCCCGGATGAACGACCGGCAGGCGCGCGAGCACATCGCCACGTTGCCGCACAGCACACTGAGCGGCATCGACCAGGTCATGGCGCACCGCGCCAGCGCACTGGGCAAGCCCGACGTCGTCACCGCCAAGCACCAGATGGTGCGTGACGCCATTCCGGCCGCGTCCGGATCAGCCGTGGTAACCGGGCCAATGCAGGACGAGATGGCACAAGCCCGCTCCGAGGTGCTGGGACTGCACGAACTTCCCGACGGCCATCTGGAAGTCGAGCCCGAGGTGGGCGCCCGCCAGGACCGCGTGGCCAAGCTGCTCACCGAGCACGAGGCCGGCGCGCTGGACCTGAAGTCGCGCAGTACGGAAGACCTGCACCAGCATCACCGTGACCTGTCCAACGAACTGCGCCTTCAGCAGGAAATCGCCCGCCGCGACGCCGTGCACCCGCCCAAGCGTGTGTCGGTGGCCACCACACAGGCCGGCACCCCACGCGTGCGGCCCGGTCTGGCCGGCGCTGCCCAGGATCACGCCGAAGCCCTGCGGTCCGAGGACGCCGCCGCGATCAACCGCACGCGGCAGCGACTGGAGTCCGCGCTACGCCGCTCACGCGCCAACTCCGACACCGCGCACACCCTGGCGCAGCATGTCGACGCTGGCCACGCCCACGCCTCGACCCTGGACTCCCTGGCCGGCAGCCTGCGCGCCGAATCCCGTCAGAAGCGCAACGACGCCGCGCGCAAGCGCACCACCGCCAAGCGACTGGACCGCGAACGCATCACCTCGGTACTGGGCAGCGTGAACTCCGAACTGCGCAGCCGGGGCGAGTCACCGGAGGTGGCCAAGGAGCTGGGCGCGCCGCGCACCGCGAACACCCCTGAGACACCGCTGATGTCCGAGGGGCCGGTACTGCGCGAGGTGGTCGGGGGGCCAGGTGCCGTGCGGCAGGTGGCCAGCGAAGAACCGAAAGCCGAACCGGTCGCCACCGCCAACAACGCCAACGTGTCCCACGTCTTGCATAGTGTCCCATCGTGGGATAGTATTAAGGAGTCAGCAGGAACTCAACCTGAAGGACCCCCAATGGCCACCGCCGCCCAGGTTCGCTACGCCACAAAGCTCCAGGCAGACCTCCGCGAACGCATCACCTGGCCCCTGGACCGCGACATTCTCGCCCGCGCACTGCGCCCCCCAACCGCAAACATGCTCGCCAACCCCGAAGATAGGGCCGCTGCACGGGCCGCGATCGAGGCATACGACCCCAACGCCGCCATCGACGCCTGGATCGCCCGCCGCGCCGATCTGGCCGACACTGATCTGGCCACCTTGGACGGCACTCAGATGTCCGCCTGGATCGACGCCGTCAAGAAATCCTTGTGATCCGAATGACCGACGAGGTGATCACCGCGACCGAGGCGGCAACGATCTTGAGCCTTGCCGACGGCGCGACCGCGCGCCGCACCCTGTCCCGGCGCGGCGTCATCCCCATAGGGCGCGCACCCGGCCGAGGTGGCGAGTCCCTGTACCGACGTGACCACGTCGAGCATGAACGGGACTATCCGCCGTTGCGAGGCAAGGTGCCGCCCGACATCGCCGACTTGACGCGCCGCGTGCTCGGCGACGCAGCTCCCCCCGGTGCGTCCTGGCAACGGGAGTACATGCTGGACGACGGCGTACGCATCATGGTGTCCTGGGGGCCGTCGGCCGATACGGCGACTACGACCGGCGACGGCGTGAACGGCCACCGGAAGCGGACCCTGTCGCGAGACGCCGACGAACTGGCTGCGCAGTTGGGACCGCTGGTGCGTGCTGCCCGTCGCGACCTGGCCAAGCGGCTGCGCGTGGAGCAAGAGCTTGCGGCCATCCATGTCGATCACCTGGATCGGGTACGTGCGGCGCGGGTTGAAGTGGAGCGCGTTCGAACACTTCCGCCGGGGCAGCATGGCGAGCTGATGACAGCGTTGCCGACCCTGCGCCATGAGGTCGCGTTGGCGCGGGAAGTCGAATCGGCGGCTGGCGGCCTGATCTCGGCGGCTGAGATCGCCGAGGCGGCCAGGATCAGCCTCACCGAAGTCAACACGGCCCATTAATACCGCTGAGTAAACGTAAGACGGCTCCCGCGCTCATCGTCGAGGCGGGGGCCGTAGCCGCCGCTGGAGGGTCAGCGGCCGACGAGCGCAACATCAGCGTGGCGTGAGCGGAGAACCTGACCCGTGACCGATCACATTCACCTGTACCGGTTCGGCCGGACAATGCGGTGCGTGGTGTGCCGTCAAGCCGTGCTCCCGTGGCGTCGGCGAGCATGGATCTGGGCCACAGCGAACATCATGGTGTGCACCCGTATCGCGATCTGGTGGTCTGACCGGCATCGCTCCACGCTGCCACAGAAGTAGCAGCGTCACGCCACGCACCCACTGACCACACAGGTCGGTTGGTGCGTGGCGTCGGCGTGTCTCCCCCCGCGTGATCGTCGCTCTCCCTATCCTGCCGCGCAGATCGTGGCGCGCTTGGTGCTGACCGGCGCGAACGAACCCATTCGTTTGCGAACCGAGGAGCAACCTCATGCCCACCATCGTGGACGAGGATCTGCGCAAGGCCGGTATGGAACGCCTGCGTGTGATCGTCGGCAAGCTGGACAACCTCACCACCAACGGCTTCAAGTCCGAGGACAACGGCATCGTCGTCAGCGCGGAAGCCAAGTCCGAGTTCGACGGCCTGATCGCCGAACAGAAGGACATCCGGTCGACCCTGGCCGGCTTCGACGCGGCCAAGGAACTTCAGGCGTGGCTGGACACCCCCGCCACCGAGAGCAAGGCCATGCCCGCCCAGATCGCGGCCGGTATGCCGCTGGCACAGCACAAGTCGATCGGTCAGTTGTTCCTGGAGTCCGACGCCTACAAGACGCGCGGCTCCGACGGCTTGACCCGGACCGACTTCGAGCTGAAGGCGCTGCTCTACGGCAACGGCGGTTCGCCCGGCCTGGAGCGCAAGGACATCTACACCGCCGCCGGTGGCACGTTCACGAACTTCGCGTTCGGGACACCGATGATCGAGCCGATCGTGCCTCGCGCCTACCGTACCCAGCGTGTGCGCGACCTGTTCCCGGTGGCCACCACCAGCGCGAACCTGATCGAGTACCTGCGTGTGCTGGGCTACGTGGACGGCACCAACAACGCCGCGCCGGTGCCCGAGCGCGACACGGGTTCACCGCAGAACTTCGGCCTCAAGCCGCACACGAGCCTGTCGCTCCAGCCGGCCCAGAGCCCGATCCGCACCATCGCCCACTACGAAGTGGCGCACCGCAACACCCTGAACGACGAACCACAGCTCCAGTCGATCATCGACACGGAACTGCTGTACGGCCTGCGGCTGGCCGAGGACGACCAGATCCTCAACGGCGACGGCACCGGGGAGAACATCCTCGGTCTGCTGATGACGCCAGGCATCCAGCAGTACCCCGGCACCCCGATCCCCACCCCGTCGCCGGTGCTGACCACTGACACACCGGTGGACGCGATCCGCCGCGCCGCCACCCGGATCATGCTGGCGTACTACGAGCCCACCGGCGTCGTGGTGCATCCGTTCGACTGGGAGACGATGGAAACGATCAAGGATACGCTCGGCCAGTACATCCTCGCGATCAACGTCGCGATCGGCGCCCAGAAGCAGGTATGGCAGATGCCCGTCGTGGCGTCGCCGGCCATGCAGCAGGGTGTCAGCCTGGTCGGCGCGTTCGGGTTGGGCGCCAAGGTCTACGACCGCGAGCAGGCCAACATCCGGGTCGCCGAGCAGCACGCCGACCTGTTCACGCGCAACGCCGTCGCGATCCTGGCGGAGGAGCGCGTCGGCCTGACCGTGTCTCGGCCGGAATCGTTCATCAAGATCGACCTGATCCACGGCATCGGCTGATCCCCCGATTCCACTGTGCCCGGCCTGGTCACACGGGTGATGACCAGGCCGGGCGCGGCGTCCGGTGACCGACCTACCCGCCAGTTACCCTGCCGCCATGACAAGCCCAGCCGATCCCGACGGCACCGACCTGAGCGGCCTGAAGGGGCGACGCAAGTCGCGCGCGCACCCACGCCGACCGGCCATGCCGACCCTGGACACCGTGGAGCTGCCACCGCTGCCCGACGCGCACGAGACCATGGCCGACGCGCTGCGCCGGCCCGCCGGCCTGCCCGCGTTGCACCCGCTGGAACGCACCCGGCTGGTTGTGGTGGAAACCGGTGGCCACGTGCCCGCCGCCAACCTCACGGGCAACTACGTGGTGGCCGAGTTCGACGGCACCGAACAGCACACGCCGTGGGGCTGCCGCACCCCCATCTCGCGCGTGCTGTGGAACAAGGGTCAGCACGTGCGTCGCGACGTGTACGCCACCTACCTGGCCGAGCACCCCGAACTGGCCGCCGATGCGAACGAGATGCCGGATGGCGGCGAAGGCGACACGAGCGGCGGCGAAGACAGGACCGGAACGGACGGCGGACCCGATACCTCGGCTGACGAGGGTGGCGTTGAGGAGGTCGGCGTGGCGACCACCACCCCACCAGCGGCTGTGTGACGATCTCGCGCGGGTCGGCGGCATCCGCGCCACCGGCACTCTGACCAGCCCCGAGCGAGGGACACCGAATGAGCGCTCCGGTAACCAATCCGGTCAAGACCTGCCTGGGGTGCGGGCAGTCAGACGATCACCCCAAGCACGTCGTGATGCTGCCCGACCACAGCGAAGTCGTATGGCACAACGACTGCCACTCGCGCGCCAACCCGCCGTGCGAAATCTGCGCGCACGTCGTCACGCACTCCGACGGCAAGCAGGGCGCGGCGTTGCGCGACCACATCGTCGGCTACAACATCCCGACCCTGGACCATCCCGTGCACGGCCTGCTGTTCGCCAAGCCGGACGAGATCGCGGCCCTGGCTGCCGCACAGGGCGGTGAGTGAGCATGGCCGGCAACATCGACCAGACCCATGCCAATAACGTCATCGACGCCTCGCTGGGCACCGCGACGATCACCGCGACCGTCACGCCGCTCAAACTGGCGCTGATGTCCAGCGTGGGCACGAACACCACCGGTGGCACCGAGGTGTCCGGCGGCTCCTACGCCCGACAGTCCATCGCGTTCTCGGCTGCTTCGGCCGGCGCCACTTCCAACTCCGGTGCCGTGACGTTCACCAACATGCCGGCGGTCGCCACCAACGGGATCGAACTGGACGACAACTCCGGTACCCCGAAGCGCAAGTGGCTGGGCAATCTCGCGACGCCGAAGACCACCGGCGCGGGCGACACCCTGACGTTCGCGGTGGGTTCGGTCACCGTGTCGATGCCCTGACCTGACCGCGACAGGGCCGGCCGGGGGAGTGCGCGGTGGCGACGAAGGTAGCTCAAACCGACTGGGTGCACGCCAAGTCCGGTGGTGCCAGCTTCTCCGTTACGATCCCCACTCCCGCGACCGGTCATACATTGATCTTCACCTCGGCCGGCGGCGCTATCGCCACCCCGGCCGGCTTTACGCGCGCGCCCGACGCGCCCTACGGCGGCGGCACCCAAGATGTGAGCATCTGGTACAAAACCGCCACCGGCCTGGAAACCCTGGTCGCGGTGACGCTCAACGGGTCCGGCGACAACGTCGGCGGCACGATCATGGAGTTCTCCGGCTCGCTGAGCTACGCCACCGGCAGCAACAACGGCACCGGTGTCAGCATCAGCTCCACCAGCGATTTTCAGGTAGCCGCCAGCGGCGCCACCGTGTCCGCACAATCTCTGGCCATCGCGGTGTTCTCCGTTGGTCAGTCCACTGCCTGGTCGCAGTCCAACCAGTGGCGGCAGATGGGGCCAGCCGGCGCGCTCGTACGGTCGGCCGGCGCCCAGGACGCCAGTGGCTTCGCCTCGATCTTCGCCGTCGGCATCGCCGACATCGACGCCAGCCACCAGTACCCGCCGCAAGCCTCCACCGGGCACTACTCGGCCACCTCGATCTACCAGGCCAGCGGTCCCGGCACCGCCTTCGCCTGTCAAGCGATCTTTACCGACACGTCCGGCGTCGCCACCGTGTCCTTCGCCAACAGCATCGTCAAGGAAAATTCGCTGCCTGGCACCGACAACGGCAACTGGATGCTGGGCACCGCCGGCACCGACGCCACTATCGCCGGATTCCCGACAACCCCTTCCGTACAGCCCGGCGGTACTGTCAACTTCAAGGTTGGTTGCGCATTCACGTTCCGCGCCGAGATATACCGACTTGGGTTCTATGGATACGACAACTTCGGTGCCCGCAACGTGCTGGGCAATCAGGCCGGCTACCTGACCGGTACCGTCGTGAGTCAACCGACTCCAGCCGTGGACGGCACACTGGGGTCGACCTCGTGCGCGGCGTGGACAACGAACGTCACGTGGAGCGTGCCGTCCGACGCGGTACCCGGCGTCTACTACGTGATCTTCAGACGCACCGACGCGGGCAACACCAGCAAGGCCGCCAGTACGCACTTCGTGGTTCGAGAATCCTCACCCTCGGGCAAGATGGCCATCGTCATCCCGGATCTCACCCACCACGCCTACAGCGTCTGGGGCGCCATCACCGACCACGGGGACCTCTCCACGGGCACGTGGACCGGCCGGTCGCTGTATCAGACCGGCTCGGACGGTTCCTCGTCCAACATCGCGCACCGTGCCTACGCGGTGTGCCTCGATCGGCCCTACAGCGTGCAGTCCACTCAGGAGCCGACCTACATCTTCGATTCGGAGTTCGGTTTCATCCAGTTTTGCGAGGCGCAGGGATACAACCTCACCTACCTGTCCGACATGGATCTGGAAGGTAGCTCAACCCTACTGAACTCGGCCGCCATGGTGCTCATGGTCGGCCATCACGAATACTGGACAGCCAACATTTTCAGCGCTTTTCAAAACGCGGTCGCTGCTGGCGTCAACACGTTCGTCTACTCCGCGAACACGGCCGGGTGGCGCGTGCGGTTCGCGTCAGCGGACACCAACAAGCGCACCGCGATCTGCTACAAGGACGGCATCACCCGCGACACGAGCGCCGGCTGGAGCGGTACCGGTTATGACCCGCTCACTCCGACCGGCACGTGGCGCGATTCCGGCGCCACCAACGGCATCGCCAACCCCGATCGGCGGCTGGACAACACCCTGACCGGTCAACGCTTCATCGGCAGCGGCCCGCTGCTCGCGCCGATGCAATTCGCCAACACCGTCAAGACCAAGCCGATCTGGCGAAATTCACCAGCGGTGCAGGCGCTGGCCAGCGGTACGCACGTCACCGACATCAGCAACTCGATCGGCTACGAGCTGGACGCCGCCGACGGCGCGACCGGCCAGCCCTCCAACCTCGTCATCGTGGCCAGTACCAGCATCTCGGTCACCACCGGCGCCAACGCGGCCGGCACCGTCTACACCACCTCGGCCACCCTCACCGCGACCTGGACCCTGTACCGCGACGGCACGTCCGGCGCGCTGGTGTTCAACACGGGCAACTGGCGCTCCTGGTGGTCGGCCACCCGCTGGCACGGCTCCAGCCCGGTCGGCAGCGTCAGCATCGACGTGATCAACGCGCTGCTGGCCATCCTCTACGACCTCGGCGGCACGCCGCACACACTCACCGCGCTGGAGCCCGGCGCCGACACGACGCCCACCGACCCGGCCACCGGTGCGCCCACGGCCGGCAACGCCAACGTGGCACTGGCCTATGGCCTCACCGCCAGCAGCACCGTGCTCGGTGCCGCCACGCTATCGGCCACCGGCGCACTGACCGCGACCGCCGTGGACGTCGTATCCGCCAGCGCCGCCCTGTCCACCACCGGCGCCATCGGCGCCGCCGGCCTGGCCATCGACCTGGGCGCCACAGCACTGTCGAGCACCGGCGCCCTGGGCACCACGGGCACCCTGGGCGCGGCCGGCGCGACCACCCTCGCGGCCACGCCCGCGCTTGGCGCGGCGGCCACCAGGGGGACCGGCGCCACCGTAGTGATGAGTTCCGCGCCCGGCCTCGGCGCGGCACCCATCGAGACCGCCGTGAGCAGTGCCGCACTGAGCAGCGCGCCGGCCCTCACCGCGACCGCCACGCAGACCAGCGGCGCCAGTGCCGCACTGAGCAGCGCGCCGGCCCTCACCGCGACCGCCACCCGCACCGCGCTGGGCACCGTCACCCTGGCCACCACGCCTACCGTCACCGCGACCGGCACCCAGACCCTGACCGGCGCCAGCGTGGTGTTGAGCGCCACGCCCGTGTTGAGCGCGGTCCCGATGGCCACGCTGGGTGCCGCCGCCACACTGTCCGCGATGCCGGCACTGGGTGGCACCGCCCTGGGTTCCGCATCCGGCGTGGCCGGACTGATCTGCGTGCCCACACTGACAGCGACGACCGTATACGGCGCGCACGGCACCGTGGCCCTGGCCACCACGCCCGCCGTAACGGCCGCCGCCGTGATGTTGGCCGTCGATTCGGCCGCCCTGTCAGCCGTCGGCGCCGTGTCGGCCGCCGCGTCCTACCTCGGCGCGCCGACGGCCGCCCTGTCAGCCGTCGGCGCCGTGTCGGCCGTCGCCGTCACACAGACCACGGCCACGGCCGCACTGGCGTGCGAACCGGCCATGACCACCATCGGCACCTACGTGGCCGTGACCACGGTCGCCCTGTCCAGCACCGCGACCCTGGCCGCCGCCGTAACCCACACCGCCGTGGCGCTGGCCGCCCTGTCCAGTGAGACCACGCTGGGCACTGTCGCCGTGAACATCCTGGCCGCGCTGACCGCGCTGGCCAGCGAGCCCGTACTGGTAGGTAGCTCGGTACTCGGCGTGGCCAACCTGGCATGTGGCCCGGTGCTGTTCGTGGATGTGTTCGGTGGCGCGTTCGTAGCCGACCTCTCGGTCACCGGCGTGCTCACGGCCAGCCCCGGCACAGTCACTACCGATGCCGCTGATCTGGCGTGTGAACCGTCGATCAGCGCCGGCACCGCGTTCCTCGTCACCGGTGCCGCCGACCTGGCATGCACCGCCGTCCTGATCGCGGCGGCCGTCACCGTGGCGCCGGGCGTCGTCACGCTGACCAGTACGCCAGCGCTCACCGTCGCGGCCGTGCGCACCGTCAGCGCGGGCATGGTCGCGCTGAGCGCGATCGGCGTACTGGTGGCGCGCGAAACCGAGGCGTTCCTGGCCAGCGCGCCGCGCATCTCGGTGGCCGCGCTGCGCACCGTCTTCGGTGTGGTGACGCTGAGCGCCGCGCCCGCGTTGACGGCCGGTGCGTTCATCACGATGCGGACCACGGTCACGCTGAGCGCCACGCCCACCTTGTTGATCACGTCGGTGGCAGCCATTCGCAACCAGCAAGGCGCGGCTGTCCTCCTGGTGTGCGCGCCCGCCGTCGTGTCAGCCGCGTTGCAGACGTGGGACACGCGCGTCATCCTGATGCGATCGATCGCAGTTCTGGGTGCGAACGGAACGCACCTCACGCTCGCCGCGATCGACCTTTCAGCCACCGGCACCGTGGGCGCCCACGGCCAGTGGCTGATTAACGGCATCGTGGCTCTCACCGTTGCCGCCGCGCTCACCTCGGCCGCCCAGCGCGCCGAGTTCAACCCGGTGCCGATGAGCGCGGTCGGGGTGCTGCATGCCGGCGCGCTGATCATCCGCGCGTCCTGGCCCTACCTGTTCGCCCTGATGCCGGACCGCTGGTCATTCCAGGTGCTCGAACCCCTGGGAGGGGGAGACTGATATGCGCCGAATCGCCGCTGCATCCCTGCGATACCTCGACGTCGGCGCCACCGTGCCCCCCGATGCCAACCCGAGTGTCGATCTGGTCGAGTTCGCGTTCATCCCCACTGACGACGACCCCGTCAGCGGCGACTGGATGACCGGCACCTGGTTCACCACGGCCACCCGACTCGTGGCCCGCATCCTGATCGGACCCGGCGGTGTGGTCACTCTGACGCCCAACGTGTACCGCGTGTGGGTACGGGTGAGCGCCACGCCCGAGCGCGTGGTAGCCGAGGCCGGTCGGATGCAGGTGTACTGACCCCGGCTGGCTCGTGCCTGCCGCCCACTCGTCGTCCGGTCGGTCATACTCCCTGGCCATGGCCATCGTGGACTCAGCACGCCTGAACCGGTTCCTGTCCAACCCGGCATGGCGTACCGATCAGTACGAGGAGGCCGACGAACTGCTGGAGGAGATGGAGCAGGAGCTGGGCAACGCGCTGGGCACGTTCATCACACCGGTGCGCTACACCGAAACGGTGACCGTGTTGCAAACCGGACTGCTGGCCACCGCGCACCCCGTCAGCGTGGTGAACAGCTTGGACGGCGTCGCGGTGATCAGCAACGTGCTGCCCACCTCGTGGATGCTGTTGCCACCACCGGAGTCCCGGTTGCGCTGGGTTGATCCAGGCAACTTTCCGCCGATGACGCCGCCCACCTTTGACCTGATGACCGGCTGGTCGCCAATCGGCAAGGTGCCGCGCGTGGCAGGTGTCGGCGCCATGGCCATCGACTACCTGGCCGGCTGGGGCAATCAGCCCGCCATCCGCAAGGCGCTGCTGGTCAAGGCCGGCATTCTGTTCCAGAACCGGCACGACGACACGGTGATCGCTCGCAATCTGGACGCCCAGCAGCCACCACCACTGCCCACCGAGACCTGGACGGCCGCCGAACTGGCGCCGCTCCAGGTCTACCGCAACAACGTGGCGTCCTGGAAGTGACGCGATGAGTTCAGCGGTGAAGATCGACGGACGCTCGCTCACCCAGGTGCGCCGCAAGATCCACGACATGCGCACTCGCACGGACAACCTGATGGCCGCGTGGGAGACGTTCCTGGACTGGTTCGCCAACCAGAACCGACTCCAGTTCGGTTCACGCGGCGAACGGTGGCGTGACCTGTGGCCCGAACTGGCACCCTCGACTCTGATCGACAAACGCCGAGAAGGCTTCTACACCGACATTCTCGTGCGCACCTCGGACCTGTTGCGCTCCCTATCGGACCGTCCGTTGAACATCGAAATGGTGTTGCCACACGAAGTTCAGGCCGGCACCCGCGTCAGCTACGCGAAGTACCACCAGTACGGAACGCGCTTCATGCCGCGCCGCCGACTGTTCGACGCGGCCGAGATCGAACGTGAGGGCGCGCTGTCCAGTGTCATCGGTTCCTGGATCGCCACCGGTCGCCCCGTTGTGCGGAGCGGCAAATGAGGGGCGCCGACGAGATGCGCGACCGGCTGGTCACGCTGGTCCAGCAAGCCGCGCCGCCCAAGATCGCGCTGTTGCGGCAGGCGTGGGACTACACAACCGAACAACTGCCCGACATCGACCTGGTGTCCTCTGGCGAAACTGTGGAGAACGTGCTGAACGCGGCGGTTGCCAGCAACACCGTCATCGTGATCAACCCCCGACTGCTCACCACCGACCAGGTGGACATCGACCCCTACGGCCAACCCGTCTACAACTGCCGGTACTCGTGCCGGATCTACGTGTGGGCCTACGGCGAGAACTGGGACAAGGCCAAGACCGCGCGCGACCACCTGGCCGTGGTGGTGCGACTGTGCCTGCTGGAATGGCCCAACCTCACGTACAACATGATCGGCAACACGAACTTCAGGCTGCACCGCAACACCTACACCGAGGAATTCGGCGAGCCGCACCGCATCACCAACCGGGCCGGTGGCCGCGTCTGGGCGCCCGCCCTGCTGTCGGTGGACGTCGACCGCGAAGACGACATGCACGACGGCTCACTGCACCCACCGCTGGGCACCGCGCACACCCTGACCCCGGCCGCCCAGAACGTCGGACCGGACCAGCCACTACCTGGAGCGTGACCATGATTCTGGTGAACCCCACCAACGGCCCCCTGGTCTTCACCGACGACGCGCGCACGATCGGGGCCGGCGAGCGGCTGAGCGACGTGCAACCCGACGACACCACCCGGACCGGGCTGGCGCGCGGCTACCTCGTGGAGGTCACACCCGAACAAGCGCGGATCGCCGAGGACACGAGCGCGGGCGCACCGGAACCCGGTGGCGAGCCGGCCGCCGCGCCGGGCGTGGCTGACCCGAAACCCGCTGGCTGAAGTGCCATGATTCCCGCGACCTGAGCTGACAGGCGCGAGGAGGATTCAATGCCGGGTGTGGTCGTCACCACCGGTGCCGTGGCCGGACCGTCCGCCCCCACACGTGCACCCTCGTCCCAATTCTTCTGCGTCGGTCTCGCCGAACGCGGTCCCACGGGCAAGGCACTACTGGTCAACTCGTTGGCCGACTTCAACGCCGCCTACGGTGGTCAGACCAGCTACGGCGCCCTGTACGACGCGCTGACCACCTATTTTCAGGAAGGTGGCAGCCGCGCCTACGTGGCGCGCGTCGTCGGGCCGTCCGCCACCACCGGCACCCTGGCCGGCGGCCTGCTGGACGGGGCGTCCAGTCCGGTCGCCACGCTCAACGTCTCGGCCGCCAACCCCGGCTCGTGGTCCTCGAACGTGTCGGTTCAGGTTTTGGCGGGCTCCAGTGCCAGCACCTTCCGGCTCCAGGTCTTCTACTCGGGCGTGCTGACCGAGGACTACACCAACCTGGGCAGTCCCCAGGAAGCCGTCTCCAAGGTCAACTCGCGGTCGGTCTACATCATGTTGGCCGACGCCGGCTCACCCACCGCCGCGCCCGCCAACAACCCGGCGCCCACCGGTTCGCCCGGCACGCTCTCGGCCGGCGCGGACGACCGCAGTCACGTCGTCACCCAGACCTACCTCAGCGCGTTGAGCCTGTTCCCTGTCGACTTCGGCGATGGCGCCGTGGCCATCCCCGGTGCCGGTAGCTCGGTGCACGCCGGCCTGATCGGCCATGCCGATGCCTACAACCGGATCGCACTGCTGGCCGCCGAACGTGGTGCGGACAAGAACACGCTGATCGGCTACGCCTCCAACCTCAACGCCAAGCGCGCCGGCCTGTTCGCTCCGTGGGTACAGGTGCCTGATGGATTCGGCGGCACCAAGGCCATCAGTCCGGAGGCTTTCGTCGCGGCGGCCCGCTCCAAGGCACACAACCAGGCCGGCCCATGGAAGGCGGCGGCCGGCGGCATCAGTACGGCCATCTACGTGGTCGCGCCCGACCAGGTCTTCACCGTCACCGATTCCAACGACCTGGACTCAGCCAAGGTCGACGTCATCCGAACCATCGCGGGAACCGTCCGACTCTACGGCTGGCGGTCGCTGTCGGCCGACTTCGACAATTGGGCGTACCTGACCGGCGCCGATACGGTCAACCGCTACGTCACCGAGGCCACGGTGCAGCTCGAACAGTACGTGTTCGGCGTCATCGACTCCTCCGGCCACCTGCTGGCCACCATCAAGGGCACGCTGGTCGGCATCGCGAAACCCATGGCGGACGCCAACGGTCTGTTCGCGGCCTACGACCCGACGACCGGCGCGCTGATCGATCCCGGCTACGCGGTCGACACCGGGAGCACGCTCAACACCGTGGCCAGCCTGGCGCTGAACCAGGTGCTGGCCACCGTCTCGCTGCGCGTATCGCCCACCGGCGCCACGGTCAGCCTGTCCGTCACCAAGGCCGGCGTGACCGCCGCACTGTAACTGGGAGGTACTGCAATGAAAGCGGCAAAGCGCCAATTCCTCGTCAAGATCGACGGCATCGACGGGTACTGGTCGAAAAAGACGGGCGCGGAACTGAAGTCCGCCACCGCCAAGGTCTACGACGGCGGCAGTCTCGTACCCGACGTGATCGCCGCGCCGGCTGAAGTGGCCGACGTCGTCCTGACCCGGCCGTTCGACCCCGATCGAGACCAGTCCGTGGTGAACCTGCTCAAGCGGCGTGTGGGCCAGTGGACCACCACGATCTCCATCACCCCCACCGAGGCCGATCTCTCCACGATCGCCGTGGCCGGAGACACCTACCCGAACGCGCTACTGGTCGCGATCATGCCGCCCGAAGTGGACGCTTCCTCGGGCGAGTCGGCCGAACTGGTACTCACCTTCTCGGTCGGGTCCGTGGCCTGATCACGATCATCCGGCACCGGATACCGCGTACAGGCGCGGCGCCCGGTGCCGGAGTTGTTCTCGCCCCGTCGGATGCGTGCGGGCTGGACACGGGGCTCGGGGCGTCCTCCCAGACACGCGCCGTGTCCGGCCCGGACGTCTCCGGCGTCCACAGTCGATAGTCCACTGGGAGGACACATGCCAACCTTCGACGGCTCCCACCCGTCCGGGAGTCACGCCGGGCTCCTGACCGATCCGTCCGAACGGGACGCGGCCCCGTTCGACGCCTTGGCGGCACTGCGTGAACAGTTGGAGGAGCGCGCCGAGCAGACCGAGCGCACCTGTTATGTCGACATCCCCGGCCTGGGCTGGCGGCTGGTGTGCTCACTGGATTTCCCCTACAGCCAGTACGCGCGATGGCAGAAGGCCAGTCTGCCGGTCAACCAGCGCAACCGCTCGCGCGGCCCCAACCTGCTGGACCTGGATCAGGCCATGCTGTCGCGGTTCGTGCTGCTGGGCACGTGCCAGGGCGTCGAATACCGCAACAGCACCGACGAGTGGGTGTCCGTCGCGGACGGCCAGGGCAACCCGATCAAGCCCGACGGCGAGGAGATGATGGCGCGTTTCGGTGAGGTCGACCCCGGCGTATTCCTGCGCAAGCTGTTCGGCGGCGACGCCGCCGTGATGCGGGCCGGCGAGGTTGTCATGCGCGCGGCCGGCTGGATGGAGGCCGACGACCCGGACGCGGACCCTACGGTCTGAGCGCGAGATCACCAGCCGCCGAGCGCCACGCCGAACTGCTGGAATGGCTGTCGGAGCACCCCACGGTGCAGATGGCCGCCCGCGTCGGCTACGTGTTCGGCATGGACCCGGTGGCCGTGCTCCGCGACGAGGGCGACGAGTTTCTGACGATGGTCCGCGTAGCCGCGCTGGACATCTGGATCAGCGACGAACGGGAACGCAACCGTCAGAGCAGCGCCTGAATCGCTATCCTGATCGTGTCGTCACTAGCGGGGATGGCAGTTCGGCCCCCGAGAGCGAGTCCAGCGTGGGCTCTCGGGGGCCGCGCCGTGTCTAACCGACTCCGGTCGGCTTGACGCTCACCTCGCCCGCGCGCCTGCGCTGATCGGCGTCGTCCACCCGGCACTCTCGCCCGCGTGATCCAGCGCGGGGCGGTGAGACGTGTCTAACGACATCCTGATCAAGGGCACGATGAGCGATGAGATCTCCGCTGCCCTGGCTCGCATCGAGCAACGCCTGGCCGACGTCGAACGCAAACTCGCCGAGGTCGGCACCGCCGGCCGCACCATGGGCGACGGGGTGGACGCGGGCGCCAGCAAGGCTAGTCGCTCCATCGACAAGGCCGGCCGTTCAGCCGAGACCGCCGCACCGAAGATCAAGAAGGCGGGCGACGAGGCCGAGAAGGCCGGCGCCAAGGCCGGCTTGGGCTCCAAGGGGTTCAAGGACTTCGCCGACAAGGTCGAGAAGGCCGGGAAGAAAAGCTCTGACTTTGCGGCCATCACCTCCGCGTTCCGCTTCGGCGCGATCGGCACCGGCATCTACGCGGCCCTGGGTGCCATCTCCGCACTCGGTGCCGGCAGCGTCGTCGCCGTGGCGCACGTCGCGCCCCTGCTGCTCAACCTGCTCAACCTCGCGCCCGCCGGCCTGGCCGCCGCCGCCGCCATGGCCGTGTTCAAGCTGACCAGCACCCAACTGGCCGGCCCGATCACGCAGATCAAAAACGGATTCTCAGGACTGGGTAACGAAATCGCGGGCGGCGGCCTGCTCAAGGGCGTGCAGACCCTGGCCAACGACCTACGCCCACTGGAAAAGCTGTCCGGCCAGGGTCTGCGCATGGTGGGCGGTGACATCGGCTACGCCGCCGGCCAGCTCGGCAAGTTCATCAAACAGGGCAGCACTCTTGACTCCATACGTCAGATCTTCGATGGCATCAGTCCGATCGTCTCGCATGTCCTCGATGCGCTGATCGTCATGCTGCCGGCCGTGCTCGCGGCGATCAAGGCGATCATCCCCGTCACCGACAAAATGGCCTACAGCCTGGACAACGTGGCCGGCATTTTCAGCGCGTGGGTGCAGCAGGCGGCCGCATCCGGCTCTATCACACGCTGGATGACCGCCGCCTGGATGGGTCTGCACACCGCCGGAACGATCCTATGGAACATTCTGGTGGCGTTGTTCAACATCTTCCGCGACGCCTATAGCGCTTCGCAGAATCTCGGCGGTGGCATCCTCGGGATTACCCAGCGCTTCCGTGACTGGACCAGCAGCGTGTCCGGGCAAGCCAGCATCCAGAAGTATTTCGCTGACGCCATGCCGGTCGTACACGACCTAGGTGTACTGCTGGGCTCGGTGCTGCGCATGATCGGGCACATCGCCGGAGGGTCGAACATCGGTCCGCTGCTGAATCTGATCCAGTCTCAACTCGTGCCGGCGCTGGGTGCCCTACTCACCCACTTGACCGCTGTGGGCAGCTTCGGGCCGGCCATCGTCACGCTCGCGTCTAATCTGATCAAGATCTTCTCCGGCCTCGGATTCTCCGGTTTGTCGGTCGCCGTTAACGCACTCGTGGCTATCTCGAACTGGCTGGTGCAGCTACAGAAGACCGTCCCCGCTTTCAATGTGGTGGTATCCGCGCTACTGACGACCTTCCTGGCGTTCAAGTTGGTCACGCCAATTCTTCAGGGCATCGGCGCCGCGCTCCAGTTCATGACGAAGATTCCCGCGATCATCGCCGGTGTTTCGTCGGCCATGGAAACGATGGGTATCGTCGGGCTCTACGCCATGGACGCCCTGTCGGCCGGAATAGGCGCGGTAGGAACCGCTATCGATGCCGCGTTCGTCTCGACACCGATTGGCTGGATCGTTCTGGCGATTATCGCGGTAATCGCGATAGTCGTCATTTTGTGGACTAAGTGCGCCTGGTTCCGCGATGCCGTCAAGGCAGTTTGGAATGCGATCAAGATCGCGACGCTGGCTGTGTGGCGCGCGATACAGGTTGCCTGGAATGCCACGATCAACGCGCTTGTCACGGCAGCCAAGGCTGTCGTGGGGTTTTTCTCGGACATCTGGCGGGCCATCGTTTCCGTAGCGATGGTGATATGGAACGGGCTCGTTGTCGCCTGGAAATTTATATGGACGATCATCTCCACCTACGTCAGGATTTACATTGACGTGATCAAGTTCATCATCCAAACTGCCGTCTACATTATCGTAGCGATAATCACGTTGATCGCAATCATCGTCAAGGGCGTCTGGGATCTCATAGCTTTCGGCGCGAATTGGTTGTGGAAAACCGTACTGCTGCCCATATTTACACTCGTCGGAAGCGTGGCGACATCGACCTGGCAGGGTATATCAGCCATCGCGCAATGGTGCTGGGGCATTATCGTTGCGGGCGCCCAATGGTTGTGGCTAACCATTCTTCAGCCGATATTCAACCTGGTAGGAATAGTCGCCGGGGCTGTCTGGACCGGAATATCTGTGGCGGCACAATGGTGCTGGAACATGATCACCGCTGGCGCGAACGCAGTATGGAATGGATTCCTGCACCCGATATTCTCGTTTATCGGGTCGGTCGGCTCCGCCGTGTGGACCGCCATCGTGACGGCGGCGCAGTGGGCATGGGGGATCATCAAGTCCGTTTGGTCTGCTGTGTCCGGTTTCTTCGGTGGCATCTGGTCCGGCGTCGAAGCCGGCGCGAAAGCCGTATGGGGCGGCATCGGCAACGTGATCAGCGGCGTCGGCAACGTCGTGTCCGGCGTGTGGAACGCCATCGTCGGCGCGGTCAAGTCGGTGTGGAACTTCATCGCGAAGGGCTGGAACTCCATCCCCGACATCCACGTTCCGGACTGGGTTCCCGGCATCGGCGGCGACACATTCGGCCTGCCCAAGCTGCCCGTGCTTTACCGGGGCGGCCCCACGCCCGGCGGCCCCGCCGTCGTCGGCGAGCACGGCCCCGAACTGCTCGTGCGCAACAACAGCATCACGCAGGTGCTGGGCGCCCGTGGCCCCCAGATCGCCGACCTGCCACGCGGCGGCTACGTCGTCCCCAACTTCCGCACCATCGCCGCCGGTATGGCTCGACCCATCCCCGCCTCCGTGGCCGCCGCCATCGCCCACTCCGGCACCCAGGCCGCCGCGTCCGCCGGTGGTGACCGCGTCCTGCAACGCATTCTCGCCGAGCTGGTCAACGCGCTACGCGAACAACGACCACCCATCAACGTCGCACCCGGTGCCGACCACGTGCGCGACCAGGTGCTGGATGCCCTGCGCGACCGCGACCGGGAAACCCGCGCGGCCGGCCGCTACGCCTACACCGCCGGACGGGGCTGAGCATGACACTGACCGTGATCCGCGACCCGCTGTCCGGCCTGAGCTTCACCGCCATTGCCAGCGCCCGAATGTATATCTATGCCGAAACCACGGGCACGCTCACGCTCACCGCGCCCTACGCTCCGCAGGAGATCCAGTACGACGGCTTCGCCCAGGACTGGCAGACCGCCGATCGATCCGGCAGTACACCGCTACTACTGCGCAAGGGACAGCCCCTCAAGACGATCAAGTTCTCGCTGACGTTCGCCAACCCCAACCCGTTCACCGTGCAAACCGGCCAGTTCGCGGCACTCACCGCGCTGGCGGCCACCTCGGAGCGTGTGCTGGTCCGCTATGGACCCAACGAGGCGGGACTGTGGCGCATCACGGCGTGCTCCATGACTTCTGTACGCCGGCACCCGGACACCAACGAGATCACCAACATGACGGCGTCGGTCACCATGACGCAGGCATCCGATGCCGCGCCCGCCGTCGGCCCGATCACACCGCCCGCCCCGCCGGCACCGCCGCCGCCTTCCTCATGGCCCGCCCCGCGCAGCTACGTCGTTGTCAGGGGTGACTGTCTCTGGAACATCGCAAAACGGTATTATGGGTCAGGACCCCTATGGCCACGTATTTTCGACGCAAATCGGACAATTATTAAGAACCCAAACCTCATCTTTCCCGGTCAGAGATTTGTGATCCCATGAGGTCAGAGCATCGTTTTGGTAAGGTACCATCGCCCCATGAAAACGATCAAGTGGGGCGACTCGCGCCTACCTGCCCGCTTCTGGATCAAGATTCGCATCAACCCACAGACTGGGTGCTGGGAGTGGATCAACCCACTGGACAAGGATGGCTATGCCCACTTCCGCCTCGCCGGATCACCAACTCGAATCGCGCACCGAATTGCCTACCTCGTACTGGTTGGACCAATCCCCGAGGCAACACTGAATCACGACTGCCGGATACGACACTGTGTGAACCCCAATCGTGGGCATGCTGCAACACCCATGTCCAGCGAAAACAATGTACGCGAAGGCAAGGCGCGCATCACTCACTGTCCCCATGGGCATGCCTATACCGAGGCGAACACCATGATGACCGGCCCGACCAAACGCAGTCGAGCGTGTCGCACTTGCTACAACGCAAAGTCGAAAAAGTATTGGCGCACAACGCAGAGACACAGAGAGAAAGAAGCACGTCGCGCGGCTGGCTATCGCGGAAGTGTAGCCGAGACCGCCACATGCAAATACGGACATCCACGAACCAAGAGGAACACCTATACGACACCCAGCGGCTACAAAACGTGTCGCGTGTGCCGTCACGAACGCTCTACGGCCTACAACAAGGTCGGTCGCGCCAAGTAGGTGCTTCGTGACGATCCTGTCCGCCGCACAGGTCGCCGGCCTGGTCAAGAACGCCGGATTCCCCGCCGACGTGCAGGCCACCATGGTCGCGATCTCCAAAGCGGAGTCCGGCTACAACACCACGGCCACGCACACGAACAACAACGGCACCGTCGACCGTGGTCTGTTCCAGATCAACTCTGTGCACCGCCAGTTCGACGGCAACCGGTTGCTGTCCGATCCGCAGTACAACACGAACGCAGCCAAGAGCATCTACGACGGCCAGGGCTTGTCCACGTGGGCCACCTACACCTCGGGTGCCTTCGAGAAATTCATCAACGAGGCACGGGCCGCCGTGGCGAACGCGGCATCGGTCAACGGATCGTCGGTCACGTCCACCGACTCCAGCAGTAGCAACGGAACCGGCCAGCAGTCGGTCACCTACGGACCGCCCGGACCGCAGTACACCGACGCCGGCATCGGCACACCATTGACCAGTGCCGAGGAGACCGACTCGCCGCTGACGGGGTTGCGCGTGCTGGGCAGTGAACTGGGTGGCGACTACGCCAGCGTAGTGATCAACACACCGAGCTATACGGCCGCCATGGAGACGATCCCGAACCTGACGTTCACCGTGGCCGACCCCGAGGGAAACTTGTTGTTCCAACAGGCCAACGTCTGGGTCAAGGGTGCCCACGTGGTCTACCAAGACCTGAACATGCGCATCGACACCATCGTGTTCGAGCCTGGCACCGTCACCACCGGACAGATCACGGTCACCTGTGTCGATGACATCGTGTGGCGCCTGATGAACCTCACCGGACCGCGTACCGCGTCCGGGCAGTCGGCGTCGCAGTGGATCGCCGAGGAGATGCGCATCGTCGGTGTCGACCCGGAACAGTGGCTGCTCGCCGAATCCGTGCCGACGCAATCGCAGATCAGCCGCGACATCCCCGACCAGTCCGGCACGGAGGCCGCCGGCAATCTACCCAGCGCGTGGACCACGATCGTGCGCTTGGCGCGCGAGTTGGGCAAGCGCGTGTTCATCTCCGGTCGGCGTCTGGTATTCGGGTCCAGCGCGTTTGCCATGCGGTGGACCGCGCCCGCACCGGTGCGCCTGTCCTGGCATGAGCTGGACTGGTCGGAACGCTTCATCACGATGCCCACCGTCACGCAGTCCTCTGTGTCCAGTAACGCCAATGTCACCGAGGTCACCGGCAAGATCCCGCTGTCCCGAGCCAAGTATTTCCGTCCCGGCGTACCAGTGATCTTGCGGAGCGTGCCCGGCTTGGCAGCGGCCGACTGGGTGACGATGATGTGCTTCACGGTCGACTTCACCCTGGGTACCGACACTCAGGGTGCCGACATCACGCTGGCCCTTCCGGTGAACCCGCCTCCCCAACCGCCCACCGGCGGCACCGCCACGGGCACGAACGCCGGCAGCACCTCCAACGGCGCCAGCGTGTCCGGCGGCGGCGCCGACGGACAGATCGCCAGTTTCGTGGCCCTGGCGCTCCAGCAGGCCGGCAAGCGCTACGTCTACGGCGCGTACGCCAGCCCCAGCAATCCGAACCCAACGGCGTTCGACTGCTCGGAACTGGTGCAGTGGTGCTGCGAGCGCACCGGCATCAGCGGCTGCCCACGCACCTCGTCCGAACAGCACCAGTGGTGCGCGTCCAACGGAAAGATCATCGCGGTCAACACCGCGATCAACACCAAGGGCGCGCTGCTGTTCGCCAACGGGCATGTCGCGATCTCGCTGGGCAACGGGAAGACGATCGAGGCCATGAACGCCCAGGCCGGCGTGCGTCAGGGCAACGCGCTGGGTGCGCGCGGCTGGATCGACGGCGGCCTGGTCCCCGGCGCCCTGGGCTACCAGGTAGCCGCACCCGCGCCGGCCACCGGCCGAGCGGTCTGACGAGAGGGAGAACGATCATGTCGGCACTGCACACCGTCGCCGCGCTGTGGCGCCACCATCCGGCCGTGCGCACCGGCGAGCAGCTCACCGGTGCCGAGCGGTTCGGTGAGGCCGTCGTCAACGGGATGGGCTCGCTGCGATTCCTGGCTTGGCAGACCGTTGTTGTCGCCCTGTGGATCGTGCTCAACCTGGCCGTGGTGATACTGCGCTGGGATGCCTATCCGTTCATCCTGCTCAACCTGGCCTTCTCCACCCAGGCCGCCTACGCCGCGCCGCTGATCCTGCTCGGCGGCAAATCCTCCGACCGCCGCAACAGCGAGGTCGCCCTGGGATCGCTGCGCGCGGATGAGGAGAACCGGGCGCTGGTCCGCCTGCTGTGTGCCCGCGCCGGCATCACGCTCGAGGAGATCGACCAGGCCGTGGCGACGTGCCACACGATGCCCGCACTACTTCCATCGGGTGAACCTCCCGAAATCAGTACGTGATCACGGCCTCTTGATCGGTTCATCCAGTGAAAGGCCATGCGCGATGACCTCGCACCAGATCACACCGACCCCGTCACCGCCCGCCATCCCCGGCCAGTACGGCTCCCTGCTCCGTGGCCGCGTGCTCAAGGCTGGCCCGATCACCGGCACATGGATGGTGTCGGTACCCGCCGCCGCGCCGGGCAGCTCCTGGGGGCCGATGTCCTCCCTGGCGCCGGATATCGTCGCGGGCGACCTCGTACTGCTCGCCCAGGTCGGCACCACCCGTGGTGATCTGGTCATCATCGGCAAGGTGCCCGGCGCCTACCCGGCGTACGGCAGCCTGCCGGGACTCACCGCCGCGCTGGCCGCGCTGAGCAGTGGAGAGGCCAGCCTGAACGCCAGTGTGACCAGCTTGAACACTGGCGTGGCCAGCCTGAACACCACCGTGGCGACGACCGTTCGTCACGGCGACCTGATGATCAACGCGAAGGACTACGGCGCGAAGATCGACGGGCGCCGGCTGCGCAACATCACCGCGACCGCCGCCGGCACCACCGTCACTGACAACTCCGGCCTGGCCAACTTCACCTCGGCCGACGTCGGCAAGAAGTGTGCGGTGTACCTCGATGGCGACCAGGACACCACGAGCGTGGTCGGCACCGTCACCACCATCGCGGCCGTGGTGGACGCCACGCACGTCACGTTGAGCGTCGTCGCCGGCCTCACCGCCAGCGGCACCAGTGCCTACTTTCTGTACGGCACCGACGACAGCACCGCCCTGGCCGCCGCGTTCACCGCCGCCGCCACCTTGACCAGCGTCGACACCACTGTCGGCCCCAACGAACCGCAGGGACTCGGCCGCCCGACTGTCCTGATACCGGCCAGTAGTCCCGCCAGTCTCTGTGTCCTGGGCTCCGCGCTCACCGTGCCCTCGGGTACGGCCCTGCTCGCGCAGTCCTTCCTTGCCAACCTGCTCGCCGACCGGTTCGCGCCCTGCCTGATCGTCAACCCCTACGCCCGGCTGGCCGACCTGCTGGGCATCGAAGTGCTTTACGGCACCGGCGTGCAACTCGGTAACGCCGCCGGCACACAGGCCGATGTGCACTTCGGCAGCCTGGTGCTGTGGCATGTGGGCAAAACGCGCGAAGTCGGTGGCGCCACCCGCTATCCTGACGCCGTGGCCGCCCTGGGATACGGCTTCCTGGGCGGCCTCATCTGGACCAAGGGTGGCGCCCGCGCCCTGTCCATGAACGCCGGCAGCGACATGATGCTGGACCGGCTGTTCGCCATCGGCGCGCACTGCGCCGTGTCCATGTCGCAGAGCAACCAAGTTTCCCTTGGCGAGATCACGATGGACTCGTGCGGCATCGTCGGGGGCGGCTACAACGGCATCGAGCTGGACAACGCGTGTTCCGATATCCGGCTGGCCGCCAAGGCGTTCGTCATCACCGGATCCACTCGCAGCCTGGACAACGTCCTGATCATCGGCAAGACCAGCACGAACAAGTGCGTCGACATTCGAGCCGAGATCAGCGCGCAGGCAACCGGCGGCGTGGCGTTGAGCCTGGCCAACGCCCAGGACATCGATGTCACCGTACTGGCTTCCAACACCGCCTCACCCAGCTCCGGCGGCGGCAACGTGACTACCGCCGTGGCGTTCGGCACCGTGGCCGGCTCGTGCCGGGTGGCCAGCGAGATGAACGGCAGCATCACGCCCTACACCGGTACGCCACCCGGCATCTACCGCTACACCCGTGGCGGGGTGGAGTACCGCGTCCAGGGCGGCTCCGCACCGGCCGGCGCGGCCGTGACGGCCAACGGTACGAGCCCGCCCGCGCCCACCGTTACCGGTAACGATCAGCGTGGCAGCGTGTCGTTCGGGTCCGGCACCGGACCCACCACGGGAACGCAAGTCACGCTCACGTTCGCCAGCGCCACCGGCTGGGTCACCACCGCGCCCTACGTCCAGTTGCAGGCGCTCAACGCGGCCACGACCGCACTCCAGCCCTACGTCGCCAGTTGCACCGCGACCGTGCTGAGCATCGGATTCGGTGTCGCGCCCACCGCCGGCCAGGCTGTTGGCACCTACAAGCTCGGCTATCGGATCGAGGGCTAATGCCCTGCTCAGGACATCAGCGTGGCTTGCCGGAGTGCTCCGGTGGGCATGCGACGATCCCGTCATGACGGCGCGCGTGATCAGCTTTCCGTTCCGACTGGACCCCACCGGCGCGGTGGCCACCGTGGAGCAGGACTCCGATCAGGAGATCGAGGAGTCACTGGCGGTGGCCATGCTCGTGCGCCCTGGCGAACGAATCCAGTGCCCCACGTTCGGCGTGGCCGACCCCGCCTTCGACGGCTTCGTACTGGGCGCACTTCAGCGTCACGCCATCGACTTCGGCCCGGATGTGCAGATCACCCAGGTCGGACAGACTCAACTCGCTGACGGCAGCGAACAGGTCACGATCTCCTGGGCGCGCAACGCCCATCCACAGGGAGTGCCCAGCACATGACGCAACCATCACCGGACATCACCGCCTACGTGGACCTGCGTCCGTTCGACCTGTCCGACCAGGACATCATCAACACCGCGCTGGCCAACCTGCGACTGAACCTGCCTGGCTGGATTCCACGCGAGGGCAACATCGAGTCGCTGATCATCGAGTCGGTCGCACTGGAGATGGCCGAACAGATCGTGGCGATCAACCGCGTACCTGGTGCTGTCGTAGAAGCGATCATCACCCTGGCGGGGATCTCCAAGGACTACGGTCAGCCTCCCGACGCGACCGCCACCATCACCTTCGGCGACACACTCGGGCACACACTGCCCACCGGCACCCGGGTCTACCTCTCGCTGGGTGACGGCACCTCGGTGACCTTCCTGGTCGAACCACCCGGCCTGACCGTGGCACCCGGTGGCGCCACCGGCACCGTGAGCCTGATCGGTGACACGTTCACCGCCGCCGCCAACGGCACGCCGATCGGCACCGTCATGGTGCTGGCTGACTCGCTGCCCTACGTCGACTCTGTCGTGCTGCTCACGGCCGTGGCCGACGGACGTGATCCAGAGACGGACGACTCGTGGCGCAACCGGGGTGTGGAGGAGTTGTCCCGGCTGTCCAGCGCGCTGGTGGTAGCCAACCAGTTCGTCGCCTACGCCCTGAGCCAGGCCGGCGTGGCCGCCGCGATGTCGTTCGACCAGTACAACCCGACCGGCGGCCACTCACCCGGCGACGATCCCGGCTACATGACAGTGGCTGTGCTTGGACCGAACGACACCACGCTGTCCAGTGGCGCGAAGTCTACCTTGCAGGCCGCGATGCAGGCACAGGCCGTTGCCATCCTGCAAGTCGGCGTGATCGACGCCACGATCGTCACCGTCGCCGTGGCCACCAAGGTCGTGCCCATCGCCGGGGCCGACTTCAGCGTGGTGACCACCGCTGTGAGCACCGCCGTCACCACCTACCTCAATCCGCTGAACTGGACCGGCGGATCAACCATCTTCCTGAACGAGATGATCTCCCTGATCGACCAGGTGGCCGGCGTGGATCGCGTCGTCAACGTCACCCTGGCCGGCACCGGCGCCGACTACGCCATCACCGGGATCGCGGCGCTACCCAAGGCCGGCACGATCACCGTCACCCAGGGACCGTGACGTGACAACGCCGCTGAGCAGTGAGCCGATGCCCGGTGACGGGCAGGTGCCGTACATGTCCGCCCTGGTAAACCGGATCTACCAACGGATACCCGAGATCTACCGCACGCTGGACGCCCAGGATTCCACTTGGACATTCAAGCGCTATCTGGGCGCTATCCTCACGCAGGCCGCTGCCGGAGACGACTGGATCGTCGGGGTGGACGGCGACCGCCCACTGGGGCCGGCCACGATCGTGCCGTGGGGTCTCACCGACACCGCGCTGACCGCATGGCTGGCCGCCCGACGAAACCGCCTGTCCACCCTGGGCGACCCGCTACAAGCTGACCCCACTTGGTTGACCTGGTTGGCGCAGAACGTCGGCGCCAAACTGGACCCCACGGCCAGCATCGCCGAGCAGCGCGACACGATCCTGTTCGCCACCAGCGGGTGGCGCGCGGGCACCACGAATGCCATCGAAGACGCGGCCCGCTCCGCGTTGACCGGCTCCCAATACGCTCAGTGCCTTCTGGCCACGAATGGCAACGTGGCCGGCACGCCGTGGGACATCACCATCGTTACCCGCGCCAGCGAGACGCCCGATCCCGCTGCCGTGATCGATGCCGTGTTGCGCAAGGGGGTCAAGCCGGCCGGAGCCACGCTGCACACCCGTACCTACGAGTCCAGTTGGGACACCCTGGAGGGCGTGCGGCCCACCTGGGCCGACTGGGAGGCCGCCGGAAGCTGGACCGCACTGGAGGAAAGCGGACTGTCCTACGCGGCCGTACCCACCAACCTCATGGTCAACCCCAGCTTCGAGACCAGTACGACCGGCTGGTCCGGACTGCACTCGGCCACCCTCGCGGCCGTGTCCGGCGGTATCGACTCCACCCACATGGGCTCGATCACCGCCACCGGGGGCGGTGCGGGCATCGTCGCCAGCGCGGTGATCGGCTCGATCCTGACCGGTCGTGACTACCTGTACGGCTTTTCCATTCGGCCTACCAGCAGTCCATTGGTCGCGGTGACCATGAACGTCGCATGGACCACGTCGGGCGGTGGCGCCATCTCCACCACGACCATCACAATTCCGGCCATATCGATGGGTTCGTGGCTTCGTATTTCCGGTCAACACCTGGCGCCGGCCAGCGCGGCGAACGCGCTGATCTCCGTCGACCTGGGGTCGGTCAGCTCGGGCGATGTGATCGATATCGATGCCGGGCTGTTCCGGCTAGTTGTGTGAGAGGACTGTCATGACCGAGACCTGGACCACGCGCATGGTGGTTCCCCAGTGGGGAGCCGGCACCGACGCACCCTCGCGTGTGGACTTCGACGCGGCCTTCCTCAATCTGGACGGGCGGGCGGCCTACGACGACGGCATGACCTACGCAGCCGTACCCAGCGTCAATCTGATTCCCGGACGCTATGCGCGAGTGTCCACAACGGATGGTTCGTACTCACTGTACCGGCGCTCCGCCACCGCATGGGAATACGTCGGTGGCCCCGTCTCGCCCGTCAAAACGCGCAGCGTCGCACTGGGCAGCCAGGTTGGCACCGATCAGGCGTTCAGCCTCGAACTAATGCTGGGAACCCCGACACTCTGGGGTACCTACCAGGGTGACCTGTACGCCAACGGCGTGCTGCGCACCAACAACATGATGGGCGCGGCACCTCTGGGGGACACGCTCACGCCAGCCACGACTGGTCGCGCCTACGTCAAGACGCAGGCATCCGGCGACCTCGGCCTGGTCGTGCGGGCGCACGCGACCACGGCCGGCAACCTGTTCACCGCGCGCGAACAGGGCGGCAGCGACATCGTCACCATCGATGCGCTGGGCCGCTTCCAGGCGCGACTGGCAGGTGCGTTCGGCGGCGCCACCATGCCGACCACCAGCACGCTGGCCATCTCGCCCACCACCAATCCGAGCGATGGCGTCACCAACGGACTGCTGTTGTACGGTCAATCCTCGGTCGCCACGCGGGCGCTGCTGAATGCCTATTCGTTCGCCAGCGACACGGCGTCCATCGCAACCTGGCTGACCAACGGGATGTCATTCGGGAAGTTGCCCTGGGGCACGGCCGGCGCCAGCGACGGCGCCATGACGCTGGCGGCCGACGTTCAGTACTTCCGGGCGATCGGCGCGAACCTGCCCGGCGCGGCCCAGTACGGCACCTGGTTCACGTTCGGCAAAGCCGCCGTGTCCGCGCAGAGTGATTCCACGCAGGATACGCAGATTTTCTCGCTGGGCTCCGCCGGCTCTAGTCTGACCATTCCGCTGTACCTGTCCCAGGAAAACAACACGTCAGCGGCCAACCTATCACTGTACCGGTTCACAGACTTCACCGCTGGCCGCTTCCTGGTCTTGCAGCAGGCCACGCGTACCGGTCCTACCACGCTGACTTTCCAACTCGCCTCGGACTGGAACGCCGACGGCCGGCTACGTACCGGCGTGCTGTGGAAAGGTTCCGGAGCGGTGCGCGATGCGCGTCAGCCGATCATGCACGTCAGCACCAAGGTTTTCGGCGGTCCTGGCGGTCCACCCACTCTTGGTCAGGACATCCCGACCAACACGAGTTTCACTTATACGTTCTCGGTGATGCAGGCGCGCAGCTTCGGCAACTGCGATCTGAACATCGCTCTTCAGACAACCTACATTCTCAACAAGGCTGGGATCAACATCCCGCAAGGCCAGGGCTGCAACGTAAACATCTACATTTCCGTTAACGGCGGCGCTTTCAATCAAGTTGACGTAGGCCGCGAATCCTTCAGTCTCGCAGCCGCGAGCGGCGATCCGCAACTAGTCGGTGAAGTATTCACCGATACGGCCCGCCTGGTATCCGTACCTAACGGTGCGACATTCCAAGTACGGGCCACAATGAACGCTTCAGGGGAAATGTTCCTGCGCCGCTGGGACCTCGAAGTAACCGAATGCAGCCTCGAAGTGTATGCCGCACCGTAAACACGAATGGAGTTGTCGTGTACGTTATCCTGGACACCACCGGTCAAAAGCAGCTACGCATGGAACGCATCGTCGCACTTGAGAGCGAACATTGGCGCACCCAGCTTCAGATGGAGGAAGCCGACACCGCCGAGGAGTTGACGCTGCTGAGCAACCGTACCGCCGATCTGGAGCGCCGGTTGGCCATACATCATCAAGCGCTGAACACCGCCGTGCGCAAACCGGCGGCGACCGGAGATTCCTATGACACATCGGAAAACTGACGCACATCGACGTCAGCGACATGTAGCGCGATCGCGGGGCGAGGTGCGTGCCCACCTAGCCGCACTAGCGGTGGTATGCCTTTTTCTGGCTGGAGGCTTGTGGTTTCAGCCTTACCGATTTACCGCTACGCCCGCCTACGCCTACCTACTGGATTTGCTGCCCCAGCAGGCATGGGCACTGCTCTATGCGGCAGTTGCGATACTGCTCATCGCCGCAACCATGTATCGCGACAAGGGAGTGCTGAATCTCGTGGTGCACACCGCGAGCATCACACTGCTCCTGGTGTGGTGGGCCGTGTTCGTCGTGCGGTGGCTGACCGACAGTCACACCACTGATGTCAACCTGCTGTCCTGGGGTGCCTACCTCTACCTTGCCGTACGCAGCGCCTGGCTCACCAGTCGGCACGTCGTTGCCTCGGTGAAGTAGACATGGACGCCCAGGCGGCTTCCCTCTACGTGGCCGCCGCAGTGGCGGCCGGTAGTGGTATTGGTGTACCGATACTGTTTCGTCGCCGAGACAAACGCGAGCGAGAGCGAGCCACGAAACAGGCCGAGCGAGACAAATCGTTGGCCCAAGATATAGTCAGCGCCCAAAGCCTGATGGCGGACATTCAAAGCGAACGCAACGATTACCGTAGTGAACTTGCCGTAGTGCGCGCCGAGCTGACCGCAATCGACGGACACTACCGCGAGCGCATTCGAGTTATCGAAGCTGAAGCGGACCGCGTCAATCTCGACGCTCGGCGACGCATCGCCGCCCTGGAAATCGAGGTGGCTACGCTGCGTCGCCGACTGGCTGCCGCTGGAGTCGAGGCATGACCACCGCCGCAGCCCTGGTCTACCTGGCCGTATCGGCAGAGAATGCGCTCTTTCAGGGCGTCGCGCTGTGGTATGCGCATCGCTACAACCGGCGGCGGCGCGGCACGGTGCGTACCATCGCGTCCCGCGTCCTGATCGCTCTGGTGTATGTCGGTCTCAGTGTGATCACCCTGCTCGCTCAGCAAGCCCTGTCCTTCGCGGTTGCGCTGATCGTCTTTTCGGGCATCCAAGTGGTGTGGCAGGTCAACACCATCATCGACTTGCTGCAACGGCCGGCGACCCAGCCCTCGGCAAACTGAGCGTGTCGCACCGTTGATCGCCTCGCCCAAGAGGATGCTGTGCCCCCAACCCTCGGGAGGACACGGATGGACTACGGCATCGACGTCTCCAACTGGAACGCGATCAGCGACGCGCACCGGGTGCGCGCGGCCGGCATCAGCTTCGCCTGGTGCAAGGCCAGCGAAGGCGAGCGCTTCACCGATCCCACCTTTGCATTCAAGATCAGCCAGCTCCGCGCGGTCGGCATCGTCGTCAACGGCTACCACTTCCTGGACGGCTCCGACCCGGCCGCGCAGGGTCGCCGCTTCCGGCAGATCATCGGTGACGCCGGCTGCCTCACCGTGGGGTCACTCATGCCGATGGCTGACATGGAGAGCGCCAGCGTGCGCAGCTCGGCGAACGCCGCGCTGGCCGCATTCTACGACGCGGTCGGCGTCGGCCCCCAGGACGCGTATGGAAACCTGGACTGGTGGGCGAACGTGCTGCGCCGCGACCAGTGGGGCGCTCGAAACTTCTTGGGGCACATCGCCCGGTACAACGGTGATCCGGGCAATCCGGGCTATGCCACCGACAAGTTGGCCGTGCATCAGCACACCGACGCCGGCAATGTGGACGGCATCCCCGGGCACGTCGACCGCAACGCCACCATGCCCGGCTACTCGCTGGCCCAGATCTGCATCGGCGGTGTCGCCCCGATTGTGCCGCCACCGCCCTACGTGCCACCGGCCGCGCCTCCCGGTGACATCTGGACTGTGCATGCCGGCGATACCCTTTCGCGCATCGCCAGCGTCTGGGGCGTCACGGTGTCCGCGCTCGCCTCGGTCAATGGGATCCCCAACGCAAACTTGATCAGCGTCGGCGAACTCATCCACAAGCCCGGATCCAGCGGCGCCGCGCCCGCACCCGTCGACAGTGGACAGATCTATGTGGTGCGCTCCGGCGACACCCTGTCCGGCATCGCGATCAGCCACGGCACCAGCGTGCCCGTGCTGGTTTCGCTCAACCACATCGCCAACCCAGACCGCATCTCGATCGGCCAGGCCATCGTGATGCCGGAGCGCGCTTCGGCCACACCGCCCGCGCCACGCGTCTACCTCGTGCGGAGCGGCGACACGCTCGGCGCGATCGCGGCGAGGTTGGGCTATCCCGGCGGGTACGTGGCTTTGGGTGCCCACAACAACATCCACGGGCCGCAGTACGTGATCTATCCCAACCAGCAGATCTTCTACTGATCATGACGCCCAGTACCGCCACGGTGGTCAGCGTCCTGGTCGGCACCGTGCTGCCCTGGCTGACCGGCCGCGCCGTGCGCATCGCCGCCCATCCCCGGGTGCGCGGCGCCGTGCTGCTCATCCTCACCCTGGTCGCCAGCGTGGTGACCGAACTCGGTACCGCGATCTCCAGTGGTGCGCCCTACAACTTGTGGCAGGTGCTGCTGGATGCGACATGGGCCTACGTCCTGAGCGTCGCCCTGCACACCGGGATATATCGTCACACGGCGCTCTACCAGCGCAACGCCGCCACCGGCGGCATCATCGGCCCCGCAACCACCGCACTGAATTGAGGACACCATGGGCGCCATCAGCGATGAAATCGCCAATATCGTCCAGTACGTCAAAGACGTCTGGGACCGCATCGATCACAAGCTCACCGATCAGGGCAAGACCGAGATGAGCAAGCTGCACGACCAGGCCACGGCCGTGCTCGACATGGTCAAGTCGGACATCGACAGCGATGCGGCCGACGTGAAAACCGACGTCGGCCAGGATGTCGCCGCCGCCAACCAGGCCGCCGCACCCAGTGCGCCGCCGGTAGCGCCTGCCGTGCCGGCCACAACAGAAGAGTCACCGATTACCACAGTTACCCCCAGTCAGTCCTGACCGGACACCCAACGCGGCCCGGCCCGCGTGGCGCGCTTGCGTCCGCCGGCCGGGCCATGATGCGCTGGTGACATGAGCACCCCTAAGCCCGACGCCGCCCCCACGGGCATGGAAACCAAAGACCTCCCCCAGGGCTACGGCCACGCCGGTACGCCGGTGCCCGAAGTACTGGGCTACAACCAGACCACCGACAGCCTGGAACCGGTCACGCCGGTCAACGCACCACCCGCCGAGCCGGCGACCGAGGCGGCCGCGTCCACCACCGAACCGGACATCGGCAAGCCAAGCGTCGCCGTGTCCAGCACCAGGGTGCCCGGGGCGTCGTGAGCGGCCAGGCGATACCGCCGCGACTGGGTGACCGGGTGCACTACGTGGCCGAAGGCAGTCCGCTGCGTGACGACGGCACCCAGAAATACTCCTCGGTGTGTCGCGCGGCCGACGTCACCGAGGTAGATCCGGCCAGTCCGCACCGCGTCGGCCTCTGCGTGCTCAACCCGCTGGGGATCTTTTTCCGGCCGCTGGAGCACGGCGGCAGCGAACTGGGTCACGCCGGTGGCCAGTGGCACCACCGGCACTAGCGCACGTCGTGATGGCGTGTCGACGCGACCTGGTGCAGCTCCAGATCGTGCACCGCGTCCGCCAGGTTCCGGCGTGCCTGCAGTTCCGGCGTGCTGATGTCCACCAGGTCGCCCACCGCATCCATCTCGGCCGCCCAGCGCTGGGCGGCCGAGACCACGCGCGCGGCCAACCGATGCGGCACCGTCGGCGCCTGCGCCATCGGGAGTGACTCCACCAGCGCGCCGCCTCGCACCAGTCGCAGATGCGCCCGGCCGGTCACGGCTGTAGTTTCGCGTGACGCGGGCAGTGGCAGCCCGGATAGGCAAGGTCCGGCACGAACCCCACCTCGGTGAGATGATCCAGGATCTCCCGAATATGCCCGTTGGTGCGGAACCAGCCTACCAGGGCGCCGGCCTTGGCCCACTTGCGCAGCGCCACCATCTGCGGACCGGTCGGCCTGTTGCCCACCGACTTCGCTTCCAGCTTGAGGCACCGGCCGTGCACGCACGCATCCAGATCGGGTTCGCCCACATTGCCGTGAATGCCGCCGTGCACCTTGCGTGCATAGCCGAGACTGCGCAGTAGGACCAGCGCGTCACGCACCACCTCGGCTTCTGATCGGTGCCGGGGCGCCGCACCGGCGCGCATGATAACCCGGGCGATACCCGGATCAAACTCCTCATCCTCGGGAAGCAGCGGCACGCCGAACGCTGTCACGCGATCACCTCCAGGTCGGGCGGGATCAGTTCGGCCGGCACCATGTGCCGGTTGGTGGTGGGCGCAAGCACGCGTAGTTCGGCGTACGCGCGGGTCATGGCCACGTAAAACAGCCGGATGGCCTCGTCGGTGCCGGTGCGGACTTGCATGTTGCGGGCAGCGGCGGCGGAGACGTCCGGGCACACGTACACCACGTCGGCCGCCGCACCCTTGACTGAATGGATGGTGCCGATCACCACCTGGGGCCGCTGCTCCAGCGCCGCCGCGCCGTAGTTGCGAGCCAGTTGCAGGGGGTAGCGCACCACGTCCACCTTCGCCTTGAGCAATGCTTGCTCCAGGAACGCCAGGTCCGGCTCTGTCGCCAGTTCCAGCGCCTCCTCGGTGGCGAACAACGCCGCGATCTGCTCGAAGGGCACCGGGTCGTTCGGCGCGAATCGGCCGATCATCGCCTTGGCGCCACGAACCATGCCGGCATCGGCCAGCTTGACCAGCCCGGACCAGGCTTGCACGTCCGCGCCGGTCCACTCTCGGTCGTTCACCGCCAAGTAGCGCGCCACCCGTTCCGCCGTGGACAGCGCGCCGTCCTGGGTCGGCGCGCCCAGTGGATTCCAGCGCTGCTCACCGGGGCGAAACGGGTTGTGGAACGGCAGGCCGACCGCACGCAGATTCTCGATCAGTCCTTCCAGCATGTAGTTGCACGACGCGATGATCATCACGGTGCGACCGGCCTCGGTCTCGGCCATCACCTTCTGCACCAGTTCCGGATCACCCAGCGTCTGCGGTACCCGATAGGCGATGCCCGGCACCACTTCGCCGGCTTCATCCAGTCGCGAGTGGTAGATCTTCGGCCGGCGCCGACTCAGTCGCCGCACCCAGCGTTCCGCGACCAGGCGCACCGCCTCGGGCACTCGGTAGGAACGGTCCAGGACATGATCGCTCACGTGCTCACCAGTCAGCGCCAATAGCGGTTCCGGGTCGCCACCGCGCCACTGGTTGATCGCCTGATCATCGTCCATTCCCAGCACCAGCCTCTCGGCCAGGCGTCCCCACTCCAGCGCCAGCGCCACCTCCAGTGGTGTCATGTCCTGCGCCTCGTCCACGATCAGGTAGCTGGGCCGTCCGGGCGCCGGTACTCCTTCGCGGGCCGCCTCCAGCGCGTACTCGATCATGTCCGTGTAGTCGACCGCACCGCCCGCGCCGCGTTTCCAATCCCGCCAACGTCGCCCGAACTCGCGCACGCCCAGCGGCCAGTCCTCGGGTGGCAGGCAGGACGCGCGCATCCGGTCCAGCGCACCGATCAGCTCGTCACCGGTGCGGGCCAGTTCCGGCGCGACGCTCAACGCACCGGAGTCGCCCGAGGTGCCACCGCTGCGTCGGGTGTCCGGCGTGATACGCAGCTCTGGCGTCGCCGTGGCGTTCCAGTCGGCGAGCACCTTGGGGTCCAGCGCGACCGGTGGATGGCCCAGCGAGCGGTAGGCGTGTGAGTGCAATGTTCCGATCATGGAGTCGGCCGGGCGGATGCCCGCGCCATCGGAGGCGAATCGCGAACCGATCTCCTTGGCGGCCGTTGTAGAAAACGACGCCAGCAATAGAGCGTCGGGACCGTGTTCAGCGACCGTCTTGCGGACGCGTTCGGCTAGATAAGTGGTCTTCCCGGTGCCGGGCGGACCCCAGACGCGCAATACGTTTCCGGGGTATGTCTCGGTTTCCGGGGTAGCAGGGGATGCCATACTTGCCCTCCCAGAGCGTCCTTATGTGACGGTAGCGCGCGCACCATGTGCGCGGCCACCGTTAGTTGATCAATCGGTGAATGCGATCCTTCTCCACCGCCACGGCGGTGATGTCTCGCACCGGCAGGTCGACTCCGGCGAACAGGGGGCAGTACGACCGGTAGTCACAGCGGGAGCACTGGCTATCGGGGTTCGTCGGGTATGCGTCCACTATGGACAACTCGCCGTGACCGACCAATTGCGCCGTGTCCACCGACTGGTGGTACTTCTCGACCAGGCGTCCCAGAACGTAGTCCAGTGTTTCCGCGTTGAACGTGCCCATCGTCTCGTTCAACGCTCGCGTCGGAAAGAGGCCCACGGTGATCGAGCGTGCCCACGGGAACCGTTCGCGCGTCGCCTGGAAGTAGGTACCCAACTGCGGATGTACGACGATCTCGGTAGGAACAGCGCCCGTCTTCCAGTCCCGCGTGTGCACCCCGTCCACCGCCGTACGCAGCAGCAAGTCGATCGCGCCGATGATGACCACGTCGTTCACCGTCATCCGAAACGGCAGCTCGACCCCCAGGATCGCCCCCATGGCGGGAATCGGCAGGACACGCAGCACACGCTCCACCTCCGCCAGCGCGGACTCCCGCTGGCGGACAGTGATCGGGTCGCGATCAACATAGACATTGATCGCCTCGCGGGCGGCTCCGGCGAACATCGACATCACGGCGCCGCGCGACCAGCTCCCTGGACCGTTGGCCGCCGCCTGGTACGCGGCGGCCAACCCGACGTGCACGAGTCGGCCGTGCACCCGGTGTGGGTCCACCCGCTGTGACGGCGTCACCCGCTGCTCGTAGGCCAGCCAATACCGCATGCGGCAGTCCGACCAAGTCTGTGCGGCGCTCACCGACCACGTGCGCTCCTGGACCAGGGTGTTCACCGGTAGCGCTCCCGCGTGGCGTCGACCGGACTCACCGATCGAGGTGCGTCCGTGACCGCGTCCACGATAACCGTGCCCACGAACGTGACCAGGCCGACGATGGTCCACCACCACTGACCGGTGACCAGCCACGTCAACAGGGCCGCGACCAGCAGGCCGAAACCGATCACCATCAGTACCCGTGACTTGGCCGGCTCACCCTTGCCGTTGCCGGTGGCCCCGTCCACGACGGCCAGAAAGACGCACACGGTCAGGCCGCCCACGGCCCATTGCCAGCGATCCCAGCTCAGACTCAGGACAATCCCCGTCGTAGCGCCGGTGTAGCCGAGACACTGCAACACCGTCGACTTCAGGCGTCTGGACATGTGAAACCTCCTCGACTTCGGGTCGTCGCTGGTTAATCGATCGCAACAGCGACGTGGTTACGAGGTTCGGTCTCGCGGGGGCCGGGCGAGTCGAACAGGGGCACCTGGTTGGGGTCGGGCGCGGGCGGCGGCGTGCGGCCAGACCGCGCGCGCATCTCGGTGGCCAGTTCGGCCAGGCTAGCCCGCATCCGTTCGCGATCGTCAGCGCTGCCGTAACCGCGCACGAGGTAGCCGACGTGCTGATCGACCAGTTCGGCGACAAGCCCGGCCGCGATGCGCTTGGCCTGCCGCCGGTTCACCCGACACCCAGCATGGCGTCCAGGGCGATCTCGTAAGCGGCGTCCGGGCCACCGTAGAACAGGCCGTCATCCAGTTCGGCGATCAGTTCGGGGTGTTCCGCGCAGACCGTGTCGTACTCGGGGTGCTCCACCGTCACCGTGGTGGTGTCCAGTTCGTCATCGCACCAGCCGCATCGCTTGATCATGCAGCGAGTCTAGCCTGTTTGACTAGGCTAGTCAAGCAGAGATGGCGGCCTGAAGTCGCGCCCGCACGACCGCCGGCCGGTGGACACCCACGCGTGCGCGCTCACGGCCCACCGCGTGTGCGTAGCGCGCCACGATGGCGCTGATACGAGGGTCGGACTCCTGCTCCTGGGCAGCCACGCGCATCCGAGCGAAGAACGCCGTAAACGAGGCATCCTCGGCGGCGTCGGCCGCATGTCGACGTGCTCGCCAGTTCAGGACGCTGCGTCGCGCGGCCGGCGTCGCCACCACGGTCAGCCCCAGGATCAGCTCAACCTGGTCACTCGTGATCATCACTGCCCACTTCCATCATCTGGTCGTGGATCAGCTCCAGCGGCACGGGCGTCTGCCAGGCATCCACGGACACATTGATCATTCGGTCCCGAGCGTGCCACGAGGAATCACCCTCGCCACACAGCAGCCACGGCGCCGATCCCTTAACGGGACGCTTCGGTCGCCAAGCGGCGAACGGCTCATTCGGACCGGTGGCGAACTGGAACGGCGAAAGCCAGAACACGGCTCGGCCCGGCCCGAGCGGCAGGCGCATCGCCCAGCCCTTGCGTGCCATCGCCGCGCCGTTGACCACCGCGTGAAAACCGGCGCGCTGGTAGTCATCGGTCAGTGCGGCCAGCTTCTTCGGGTCAGCGGTGTGCGCGGAGAAGCACGTATCGGTCTCGCCGGCCATCAGGATCTTGCGCCCCTGGATGCCCGGAACCCGGCCCAGATCCGGCGTCACGCCAGGAGCGAACAGGTTGCCCAGCATCCACACCATGTCCCGCGCCTCGACGCACGCGTTGTGTCGGTCGATCAACTGGGCGTCCCGCTGGACGTCCTGACCCAACCGCCAGTTTCCGGTGAACCACACATCCCCGTACTTCCGAGCCAGCAGGCCGAGATCGTATTCTCCAGTCATCATGTGAAGCCGTCCTAACTAGGCTAGTCAACGATTCGCACCTTCTGCTGACGACGTACCTTCTTGACCGGAATCGTCGCCGGGTCCACCTCGAAGCGCTCGGAGTCCGGCGGCCACGACGGCCGCGTCGACACCGGTCGCAAGCAATCCAGGCAGTGGCCGGACACGTCGCCCCGCCACCTACCCGGCCACATGCGCGCACCGCATCCCCGGCAGTCCTCCCATCGACGTAACCGCGTCAGTCGCTCCCAGGGCAGAGCCTCATCCGGCGCAACAGTCTGACCCCATATCGGGCTCAGTACGCCATCCGGACCTACCACCCAGGAGCCAACGATCTCGGCATCGTTCGAGTAGGGATGGCCAGCTCGGGCCGAGGCCGCCCAGCGCGCGGCGATTCCGCGCGCGCTGGCCTCATTGTTCGAACACGGCACCACCGACATGTTCGCCGTGGTCAACACGCAGGCGACCCACGGCGCGCCCACCGGCATGCCCGGCCGGAAATAGGGTGAGCCACCATCACGAGATATCCGCACGGACCGCGCCGGCTCGATCGGCGCGTTCGATGTCGACGTGGACAGCGTGGCGGCCCGCCGCGCGTACGCACCCGTACGCCGCACCGGGCCGACCGGCCGCGCCACGACGTCCTCCGTCTGCGCCCACAGCTCGATCAGCCGTTCCACGCAACGATCGTGCATCGGGTAGTAATCCCGGTCGCGCTGCCACCACCAGCCGGTCGCGTGGTCGCACACACAGCAGGCGCCCAGGATGCCCGAGCGCAGCTCGGACATGATCCGGTCCTTGTCCGGACACGGGCCGGCCTCATCGCGGGGCACCGGCGGTAGGCCGCTCATCACGCACCCCCTTTGATCATGCGCATGCCACGTCGTTCGCGCCCGTCAGCCGCGTCCTTGGCGGCCTGCAAGATCTCCCGCCACTCCAACGGCGTGAACTGACTCGACGCGATCTCGAACAGTCGCTTGCGACTCTGGCCGCCCTCACCCCGAAGGCGCGGCCGACTGCGGTGCACGTGCAGGTGGTCCAACAGCGCGATCGCGTCCCTGCCACTGCGACCACCGGGCTGCGTGGCGACGAAAGCGAGGAACCCAGACTGCTGCACCAGGATCGTCGGCGCCCCACCGACACCCCACTGGGCATGATCGGACAAGAACGGCCGGCCGGCCGTTACGGCCTCGGTCTCCTCCGTCGTGGCCGGTCGGCTGATCAGATACTCCAACAGCCACTCGTGCATCTGGGTCGTCATGTCGGTACCCGAGGAGTCCGGCGCCCAGAACGGCACCAACGCGGAGATCAGCATGATCCAGTCGTCCTTGCTGGAGCCGACCGGCTGCGCCGGGATCTTCGCGTCGCGCTCCATCGAGCGCCGAAAAGCCTTGGGCGTCTCGAAATCGTCCCGCCGCCACCAGTCCAGATAGAACGGCAAGCCGGGTCGGTAGAGCTTGGGCCGATTGCCGCCGGGCCAGTCGAAATCCACCGGCAGACGCAACACCAACCGGCCGGTGGCGGCCGGACCACGGTCCCGTTCCTCCAGCCGCCACACCTGCACGCCGCGCTCACGATAGGGAGGGGGGGTCAGCAGTACGTCCAGTTCCTGCAAGGTGGCGACCGCGTCATCGTGGCGCTCACCCCACGGGTCCGCCGGGGGCGGCTGCTCCTCCTGTTCACGTCGCTGGGCCGCGACATGCACCCGGATCGGCACTGGGTCCGGCTGCGGTTCGGGCGCAGGCTCGGCGGCCAGCAGTTCAGTCGTGAAGTCGGCCAGCGGGTCACTCGGTAGCTCGGGCTCCAGTTCAACGGCGACGCTGGCCGCGCCGTGGCTGGTTGATGTGGCTCGCGCGGTGGGTGGCGCGACCGTCGGCGTGTCGTCGGAGTTGGTGACCGGCGCGGGAATGGCGACCCGCGCGGCTGCCGCGCGGGCCACGGTATCGGCCAGCGTGTCGCGACGGTGCTGGCTGGCTACGGTGTCCACCCCGGCGGCGGCAGCGGCGCCGTGAACGTTGGCGATGGTGCGCACCAGGTAGTCGGTGCGCACCATCGGGTCGACCTTGTCCGGCTTCTGTCCAGTGGACAGACGCCGCGCCATGACCGCTTCGGCCTGCCGCTGCGCGGACACGCCAACGTTGAGCAGCAGTCGCACCAGCGCCGCGTCAAGCCTGTTCGGGTCGTCGTCCAGGTCGGGACGATCGTTCGCCCAGGTTGCCTCCAGGATCGATCCGGGTGAGAGTTCGAGCAGGTCGGCCAGCCACGTGGGCAAGTGGGCCGGTGCCGCGCGGGCGGCCTGCCATGCCGCGACCAGATTCACATCCGGCAACGAGGCGGCGACCTCGCCCGCGCGGCCGGTGATCGAGCGCTGCGCGAACTCGGCCAGCACGTCGTCAGGTGCCAGGTGCTCCCGGATCTGATCGGGTTCATAGCGGGCACCGGGGTCGAAGTGAACCATTTTGACCGGGCGCGGCGCGACTCCCTTGCAGTTCAGGCTGCCAGGTGCCCGCATGACGCGGTCCAGGTTGAACACCGCGTCCACCGCCCAGGTGCCCAGTCTGCGCGCGTGGTGACCCAGCGTGTGCACCAGATCGCGGGACAGGGCGGCCATGGCGGTCTTTTCGGCCACCGGATCGGTGGCGTCGGTGGCCAGCCACGGCTCGACCAGTAGCCAGTAAGGCTGAAGTCCTCCCCCTGAGTGCAGGATCATGGACGGCGGCAGGCCGATCGCGTCGACAATCTGCATCGCGGACGCCTGATCCGGGGGGTAGTGCGTGGCCTTGTGGCCCGGACCAGCGATGTCGATATCAGCCCAGAGAGTCGGGATGCCCTGCACGTCGTCTGCCGTCAGGCGCCGTCGGTGGGCCGGTACAACCTCACCGTGGCGCGTGTTGTTCGCCTCGACGGCAGCCGTGGGCGCCATGCCCAGGCTGACGTATACGGCGCCGATCTGGTCGGGCTGTCGGCGAACCTCGGTATGCAGGATGGACGCGAGGGAGCCCGGCTGTGCCGGGCTCCACGTCGTCATCTTCGCGGGCTTGGGTTGTGCCTGGTCAAGCGTCCATACGTAGGTGGACCACCCGTCCAGCCGGTCATCGCCCGTACCAAACGGTCCGCCGAGAAGTGCCGAGCAGAAGGCGTCGATCTGCTCGGCTCTGTTCATCCGGTCGGACCGTCACCCACGCTGATGCCACCGTCGCCGGCCGCCTCGGCGGTGCCCGAGTCGGTGAAGTCGGCCACGGCGGCGTCGATCATGGCCTTGATCTCCAGGCCGTACACCTGGGCGGCGCGCCGTTCGTCGTCGGACAGCGGGCCGACCATGCGTAGCTCGACCTGGTTGTACGTCTGGTTGTTGCTCGACTTCGCCTTGACTAGGCCCAGGCCGGTCTCCACCGCGAAGTAGGGCAACTGGTCTTCGGACAGGTCCATGGCGTAGCTCACGACCTTGCGCACCGAGGTGCGCGGCACCACGACCACGACCGGGAACATCGCGCCGTCCGTCGCGAAGAACAGCAGCCGCTGCTCGCGGCATGCCTGGCCTTTCTCGCTCTTGGGGTCACTGCCCCGTTGGGCCATGGGGCAGTTGCGGCACAGCCCCGTCGGGTTGAGGTGACCCAGTTCGCCGCTGGCGTGGTACCGGCCGCCTTCGTCCGGCGTCTTGCCGTCGGAGGAGAAGCAATCCGGGAAGCTGCCGTCGGGTTCGTTGCTCTCCCAGTAGCTGCGCCGTGCCTTGATCGCGATGACCACGCCGATCAGTTCCTTGACCGCCCGCTGCGTACCGGCGCGCGTGACCATCCAGGAGTCCAGTTCGCCGGACGGGACCTTGATCCGCTTGAAATCGCGGACCCCCAACTCCTCGTCTCCCAGGTTCTCCTGGAAAACCTCCATCATTTCCGGGGTCGGCGCGATCGCCGGGAAGCGTTCGGCGAAGGATTCGCGCACGTCCACCATGCCCGAGCCGTCGCGCAGGGCGACGCTGGTGGTGGGTTCCGTTTTCGTTGCCATCAGGGGGATGCCTTTCCTCATGGTGTTCCGTCCCTCGGGTCCAGTCCGAGGGTCCAACCGGCGGCGTTCGGTGAGACTAGCGCCGCCTCTCGGGGTCGCCGAGCTTCCGACGCGCGGGAGCACCGACGGCCCAAAGATGATCAGCGAGAGGCGTTCTCAGAGGCGTCGGCGCCCACGGTGGGAGACCGCCGCGCGGGCACCGGCCCGCCGCTTGGCCGAGGACTGCGTGGCGCGCACCTGTGGCCGGTTCTTGACCTCCACCAGCTTCGCCAGCTCGTCCGGGATGCCCAGGTCAGCCTCGATGCGCTCGCGCAACATCGCCTTGAGCGTGTTCCCGTTGTAGCCGTTCGTGACGATGCCCCGATCCATGTTCAGCTTCCGCAATGCCCGAATCACGTCGGCCGTCCCGAACTTGGCGCCGTCACCGTCGGCGAGATAGTTCACGTAGTACACCGGCGAGAACGAGAAGGTCATGCCGTCCAAGGCGGGGGGAGCGTCCAACCCGAGCAGCACCGTGTCCTCCACGATCTGTTCGTTCAGGGCGTCACGCTCGGCCTTGAGCGTCTTCAGCAGCGCGTCCGCCTCATCCACCTGCCGGTCGACCCACAGCCAACGTCGCTGTGCGTCCGCCAGCGTGGTGACAGCGGCATCGGGTGCCGGCGTGGCAGGCGCATCCACCGGGGCGGCCGTGTCGATGACCGGCGCGACCGCCTCGGGGAAGTCGGGCACCAGGCCCAGTTCGGCCGGTGCGGAGGCCAGAACGGTGTGCCACTTGTCGGTGAGCCGGTCGGCGGACAGGCGTGCATGCTGCGTGCCGTCGGACAACAGCAGGATGGCGACGCTGCCGTCCTGGGTCAGGGTGATGGTGCGCACGATCATCGTGACGTTCTTCGTGCGCCACGATCGACCGCTGGTGTCCAGCCACGTAGCGCTGACCACGGTGCCGTAGGCGGGTAGAGGTTGGCCTTTCCACAGCAGGTCGACTGCTGCGGCGGCGGTGTCGGGCGTCGACATCGGTCCTCCGGGGGTGAGAGTGATCACGAGGCTAGCCGTACCGGGCCGGCTAGTCAAGCCATCGGACCAGCAATCCCTCACCCGACTCCGAAAGCTCCACAGTAGACACTCCCTCCTTGTTGGGATTGCCCACCACGAGCGCGCCGGCCTGTCGAAGACTGGTCAGTGTCCGGAAGTCCCACCCACCCACCGCTTCGCCGGACAGCGACCACTCCGCCGCGCGCGGACGGTAGGTCACGCGCCGCGCGCGCACCGCCGTCAGGGCGTCCACGCGGGCGTCCGTTCGCTTGCCGATGTTGTTCTCCAGCCTGGTAACCGAGTCATACGGTTCGGTCATTGCCTGCCCTCACAATCGATTCGAGAATGGCGCCCACACGCGGATAGCTGTATTCGCCCACGCGAATGGTCGTATTCAGTAGATAGATCGACAACACGTCCTGACGCAGCGCGTAGTCGTCCGTGGTCAACTGCGCCACCGTGAAGCCATCACTGGCCGCGCGTAGATGGGCGGCCAACGCGCGGTACACGCTCTGTAGATCGCCACCGTCGGCCGCGATCGACGCCAGGTGATCGAACAGATCGGCCTGCTGACGCACGCCCGACCGCACCGCCTCGACCGAGGTGGCCAGTTCCTCGTCGGTCGGTTCACGCGGCGGCGGCACGGCCGGCCTACTTCGTTTCACGTGGAACGCCGCCCTTCGCCCACCGTGGCGCCTGGCCCCCCGCCGGACACTGGGGCACCATCTCGCCCGAGAAGTCGCGGGTGTACGGCTTGTGCGCGTAGAACGTGCCGGCCGTCGTCAGGCGAATCTTGCGGTGACACTGCCCGCACGGCACCCTCGTTCTGGCTCGCGGTACCACCGACCCGGCTGGCTGCTGCGTCGCTGTCATGCCGGGTCATCCGACGCGGTGTAGTCCAGCCGCATACCGGGGAGCAGTGTGCCGTCCTTGTGCAGCGCGGCCGTGATACGAGCCGCCATGGCCTCGTGTGTCGGCACCATGATGTGGTCGATGTAGGAGCGCTCCACCTGTTGCAGCGTCACCCCTGGCGTCGCCACCATCGCCTCGTCCACGTCGAACATATCGGCGATGTCCTCCATCACGATCGTCGGATCGCCGCTGTTCCAGCCGTCACGCCGGTGCGCCAGGCGCAGCTTGAAACCGTGGCGAGCCAGCCGGACCGCGACCGCCGCACTGATCAGGGTGACCAACACGAGCGCGTGGCTCGTGGTGACCAGACCCGGCCTGGTATCGGTCGCGACCGTGGCGAACAGCAGAACGAGGGTGGCCAACGCGGCACGCACGGTCCACTGCTGCGCGTACAGCTCCGGATCGGCCGCGACACGGCGGCGTTGCCGGCGACGCTGACGTCGGTTCATACCCTCTCCTGCTGTTGCTCGGGTGGTTCGGCGTGCTCGACCAGTGCGGTGATGATGCGATCCCGCACCTGCTCCGGCACGCTGGGGTCCTTGCTCAGCACGGTGAGCAGGCGGGCCAGCACCGTCCAGTGCGACCGCGCCTCGGCGGCGTCCAGGCCAAGGGTGACGCGCCGCTTGTGTTCCAGCGTGAGCGCGGCGCTGACCTCGCCGAACAACCGCGTGAGGTAGCTCACGATCACCTCGCGGTAGCCGGCCGGGCCGGACCGCGTAACGATCTTCTCGACCAGTGAACCGGCCTCCTGGGAGATCAGTCGATCAGGGCTGCGACCTCCCCGTAACTCGCGAACGATCAACTCGGTAGACACGGCAACCTCCAACGCGGGGACAGGGCGGGAAATGGTCGCAAGCCTAGCCGAGTAAGATCGGCGAGACAAGGTGCCTCTTGCCTGAACTGGTCTTCACACCCACTATCGGTAGTCGTGATCCAACCGGTTGAGGGATGCCAGACCGGACAGACCACGCACCAGGTGTCACTCGGGGTTATCTCCGGCCCGGCTGGGCGTCGTCGGGTCGGAGCCCGTGGCCACCATGGCGTCCACCAGTGATCGAGGCCGCATCGGCCACTGCGCCGCACTGACCATCAAATCCCGCGACCGCTCCCGCGTCTGCTCACAGGTCGCCGCCACCAGCGCGTCGTCAGGCTCCCGTGTGATCTCCAATCGATTCAACTTCGCCCGAACAAACGCGACGTTGCCGCTACTCCACGCGCGTTGCATCTTCGTGGCCTCACCGTCCAACCAGCCACCCATGTTCTCGCACCATGTGCGGTGCCAACGAATCTGGCGTTGATGCAGCTTGGCCAGATTGATGTAGCCGACGGAACCCGCATACGTCGCGGCCAGCTTGTAGGCCAGCCGCATCGTGGCCAGTGTGTCAGCGACCGCGTCATGCGCGTCCTCGCCCAGCGGCACGCCGTAGTGCTGGCACATCTGGGTGAGCTTGCGGCCACCCTTGCGCCACCGATCGTTGGCCCGGTCGATCACCAGCGGGTCGACCAGGTAGCGGCCGGTGAAGTCGATACCGGCGGTCGCGCCGAAGTGTCGCGCCAGTTCGCGGTCAGCCATCGTCAGGTCGTAGGAGCCGTTGAACGCGACGATCGGACACTGCGGTGTCCAGAGACGTTGCATCAGCTCGCGCGCCTGCGCCCAGACCTTCTCGGGCGGCTCGCCATGGTCACGCGCGTAGTCGGTGGTGATGCCGTGCACGGCGGTGGCGGTCTCGGGGATCTCGATCCCCGGATTGATCAGGAAGTGGTATCGGGTCGGTTCGCGGCCGGGTTCCCGATGGATCAGGGCCAACGTAACGGCTCGATCGGACTCCGGATCGACACCCGTGGTTTCCAGGTCGAATCCCAGTAGCGGGCCATCGGCCCAACTTGAGCGTTGTCGCATGCGGCGGACAATACCAAGTCTCACCGACACAACGCGGCGTGCCGAGCCGGGGGGTCGCTCGGCACGCCGCATCGATTTCCCTGCATCCCCACGCAATCGGGTCGGAAGGCCGCCCCGGATCACTGAGAAGGGACAGTAGCCGATCTAGAGCGGCTTGTCTAACACTTAGGTCAGCACGTCGTCCAGCCACAGCGCGTCCCGCTGCGCCTGCGACAGCACCGCGCGTACCGGCGGGCGCGGATCACCCATCACGTCCACGCCGAACTCATCGATCGGCAGATGCACGCCGCCGCCATCTCCCCGCGCCGCGCCCGACATGACCGTGTCCACCGGCAGCGGCGACTCCGGATTGCCATCCCCACCGAGGCCGGGATGGTTCAGGCCGCGAATGGACAGCACGCCGGCCACCACGCTGCGCCGACACATCAGCGAGCGGTAGACGTCATGGTCGATGGTGTCGGCCACCTCCAGGTGCACGAACGTCACCGGCCGCGTCTGGCCCGGCCGATGCTGGCGGGCCAGCGCCTGATCGTAGTCACCCAGACTGTGCCCCTTGGAATACCAGATGCCGTAGCACGAGCGGGTCAAGTCCACTCCGGTACCGCCGGACTGAATCTGCACGCCGACCACGTCAGCATCTGGCGCCATCTCGCTGGCCTCGGTCAGCCCGTCGCCGCGCCGGCCGGAGATCTCCCGGTAGCGCAGGCCGGCCCGCTCGGCGACCGCCCGAATGGCGTCCAGGTCGTCCCGGAAGTGCGCGTACACGCACACCGGCTCCGCGCCGCCGGGGTGCTGGGGGTAGCAGCCCGCTTCGTACAGCAGGCCGCCGGCCGGGTGGTTACCGTCGAACTCCATCAGGGCATCGGACTTCGCGGTCGAGAAACGCCGCTTGTCACCCTCATCGGTGGGCAGCGTGCCGCCGGTGGCCTGCATCAGGCGCAGCAGGCGTGCCAGCACGTTGCGCGGTGTCAGCGTGGCCTGTTCGACACCCGTGCCGAACAGCTCGGTGTCGTAGAGATCCTGGAACTGGCCCAGTTCGTCGGCCAGGATCTTGTCCAGGTCCGCCATCATCACCGGATCGACATCGCCCACCGGAGTGATGGCCGCAAAGTCAGTCAGGTCGGCCCACAGCTCGTTCTCCAGGCGCTCGTACTCGCGGCGGGCGTCGGGCTCGAACTCCACCGTGCGCGCGTAGTGCGTCACCTCGGGCAGCTTCAGGTCGACCGTGGGTCGATACATGATCGAATGCACGAGCCGGGAGAACTCCGCCCGCTGCTCGGGCAGGATCGCCACCGGGAACTTCTGGCCGTCGTCCTCACGCGTGCGCATCTGGACGTACTGACCCTTGAACGGCGTCCACAACAGGCCGAAGATACCGGGGTCCAGCGCACGGTAGACACCGAAGATGTCCCACGGGTACTGCGGCATCGGCGTGCCGGACAACCCGACCCGCTTGTGTGTGAAGTCCACCCACTTGCTCAGGTTGACCGACATGCGGCCGGTCGGCGACTTCGCCCGGTGCACCTCATCATAGATGGCCAGGTCGATCGGCTGACTCGCCCGCCACGACGCCACCGGCTCGTGCACCAGCATCTCGTAGTTCATCACCGCCGCGTGTACCGCCGCCCCACATGGGCAGTCGAACAGACATTCCTCGGCCTGCGCCAGCCGCTCCGGCAACTTCAGATCCTGCCGTCGGCCACCCTTGCGCCGCGACTCCCGCTTGCCGTCCACGATGTGCCAGGTACGCGCCGACCACTTGCCCACCTCGCGCGGCCACACGCCACGCACCTTGTTCGGGCAGACGATCACGACTCGCCGGGCGCCAATGTCATTGGCCAGCGCGATCGTCGCGGCCGTCTTGCCGCCGCCCATCCGGATCGCCAGCATCGACGCCGTCACGCTCGCCGAGAAGCGCACCGCGCGCATCTGATGGCCCCACAGCGTGCCGTTGACCAGATGGGCAGTGGGAAAGTCCGGTTCCGGCGCGTCCGGATGCAACACCGCACGACGCTGCGCCATCGTCGCGAACTCCTGCGCCAACTCGCTGACCCGCTCACTGCACACCGGGGCGAACGGCTCCAGTACCGACAACAGTGCCGCCGCGTGCGCCGGGGTGGCCGGCGTGTGCCAACAGCGCCGCTCGTCATCCCACAACGCGTGCGCCACAGCCTTGATAGCGTCGTTCGCGGCGAACGGGATGTCCGTCACCGTGATGTGCTGGTTGTACTGGTTCTTACGTTGCCGGCCCGCATGACCCCGAATCACGACCTGGGGCACGTATGTCGGCCGCGTCGCCACCTGGGGACGCACCGCCGGAGCTGGCTGCGCGGCGGCCAGGCCGGGAATCTCGATACCAGCCGCCCGCACCGCCGGCCCGTAACGGCTGAGCAGCCGCCATGCCTCGCGCGCCTCCTGCGTGCTCAGGCCGTGGCCGGTGTTCACCTTCGCCGCCAGCCGCGCCGCCACCGGCACCTCGGCCAGGCCGATGGCGTGCGCCTTCATCGCGGCCACCAACGCCAAGCTGGTCGCCTCCTGCAAGGCGGCGGCCTCCTGGGTGGTCGGCGTACTCACGGTCTGCTCACTCACCGCGTCCCCCATTCCTCGCGCACCCGCGCCAACACCGCCAGCGTGGCATCACAGGCGTCCACCATGACGCCCGTATCGCCGGACTCCACGAACACCTTGTTCTCGATCAGGTCGCGCACGTCCGCCTCCAGCCCCGCCGCCGGGAACCGCTCGACCGTGGGGACCGCGTTGGGCGTCCACACCTGCGTCTTCGGCAGGCAGGGCCGCGTTCCCACGCGCGCCAATGGCTCCAGGTGCAGCTCGTTCTCCTCGCACGGATGCCAGGCCAACACCCACCGTCCACGCGGGTCGCCGTCCACGGCGGTCAACACGGGGATCACATCGTCCACCGCCATGCCCAGATCGGCGAATCCGGTGACTCGACACTGTCCCGTCAGCGCTACCCAGCCGGGCGGTTCTCCGGACTCCTCGCGCCACCAGTGTCGATGCGACGGCGGCATCGGGCAGTTCTCGCCGAGAACCTGGGGCGGCGACGAACAACCGCAGGGCGCGGTAATCCCGCACGGCGGCACGTACCCGCGTCGGGGAGCCGTGCATTCCAGGTTGAACTGCACCTCCTCCTCGTCATCGAACCCGTACACCGTCAGGATGTGCGCCACATCGCGCACCACGTCGGCGGTCATACCGTCAGACCCAACGTGCGACCGGCGCGCTGCACCGCGTCCCATAGGCCGCGCTCGCCACCGTTATTGTCCGGATGGGTCGTCCTGCAGGCCGCCCGCCAAGCCTGGCCCGTCGTGGCCTCGCCTGAGTCACTGGGCGCCATCCGGCGCAGGAACCGCAATGCCCCGTCTGGTGTGGACAGTTCGTCGTCGGCGTTGCGTGGTGCCTCGATCGCCAGCCATGACCGGTACTGCTCACCGCGCGAGCCGACTCCGTAGCGGTCAAGCTTGCGCAGCGCCTCCAGACCCAAGGCGATGGCGCGCAAGTTGATCTGCCAGTCGACCTCACCGTAGGACGTGGCATGAAACGTGTCACACGGGTAGGTCAGCGAGCCGAACTTGCTTGTGAACTGCACCGCGACACCAGGGTGGAACACCGTGGCCCGCGCGCGCAGCATGCCGTCCTGGCGCACGTCGACAGCGCCGGCCACGACCAGCAACGTGATCTCGCCGTCCAGTCCCAGGTGTTCGGCCTCCTGGGTCAGCAGTTTCAACGTTTGGTCGAACGTGGAACGAAAGGGGTTGCCACGCCGCTTCTCCGTGTCGGCGAACCGCCAGTTGTCCATCGGCTCGATGCGCCAGCGCGACATCAGCGATCACCTCCCGAGTGCGCGACCCGCGCGGCCTGCTCCGCCTCGCGCGCTTCGCGGGTGGCGTAGAACTCCGACAACGCCACGCGGGTGACTCCGGTTGGCAGCGCGTCGGCCGGGAAGAACAGCGACCGCTCGCACACCAGGTAAACGGTGCCCTCCACCGCGATCTCGTAGCCCAGGGAGTACAGGGTCGACCTGGACAGCACGGAGGCCGGGATACCGTACTCGCGCAGCACATCGGATATGTTCGGCATCATCGAGAGCGCGGCGGCCTGCTCGCGCCAGTAGTCGCCCGCCCTGCCGCGCGCCGCCGTGGCGTAGCCGCGTCGCAGTGACATCGACAGGCCGGGGATCTTGGCGAACTTGTTGTCCTGAGCGAAACCGACGAACCGGGTATCGACGTCCAGACGTTCGAATCCCGCGCGGACACCCTTCTTGGCATGCGCCCTGTTCCACGCCAGCCACACGTCGTTCCTGAAATGCTGCTGCTGCTCATGTCGCGCCACGATCGCGGCTGATATGTCCGGCGAACAGCGGTAGGCGTACAGCTCGGGTTGTTCGCCCATCTCGCTCGTCACTCCCTCGCGCTTGTCGTTCTCCAGCAAGGTCCACAGTCCGGCCACCATCTCCGGCACCTCGGTCGCGATCGTGTCCGGCATGACGCGATCCATCGCCGCGCGCACCCAGTCGCCATTAGCTACGCGCGCGTTCACGAGTCCATCTCTTTGATCAGGTAGTGCCCGTTGGTGAAGGTATGCAGCGCGCGGACCTGCTCACCGTTCAGCGTGGCCGGCAGTGCGCCACGCAACGTCGACAGGGCATGCAGCACCTGCTCACTCAGTGGCGTCATCGGCGGTGACCTCCTCGGGACTCGCCGGGCCGGGCCAGGATGGTGCGGGCAGGTGCGGGATGGGGTCGCCGAGTTCAGCGACCAGCGCGTCCCAGACGGGCGTGGGCTCCGGCGGTGGGACGAGATCTTCGATCCTCATGCTAAACGCGGCGAACGCGGGCACGGCGTGGGTCATCGGGTACCTCTCACTCGGGTGGTATGAATCTAGCCGAGTTAGCTCGGCGTTTCAAGCCCATGGGCGCCAGGCTCAAGAAGGTAGGCACGACCGTTACCCTCCAGTAGGTACACCTGGTCGCCGATGCGAAGCCGATTCCCGAACAGCGCCTCATCTACGGTGACGATCGTCAGCGGTACATCGTCCACCGCAGTGCGCAGGTCTGCGTCGCTGGAGTCCTTGTCGCCGATCAAGGCGGCCAATCGGTGCCCCACTGCCGGCGACGCAACGGCAATGCCGCCAGTACGCCGACCCAGATCAACCACCTCGCGTGGAGTCAGGATCGGACCACCGCGCTGCGGCCCGACCCAACGCGGCTCACCCCAGGGAATCACCTGGGGCACCGGAAGCTGATACGACAAGACCAGCATGGGGTCGTCGTCCTCACCGTCCACCCTGGCGGCCAGCGCGCCATGCTGCTCGGCGCGCTCCTGCCCAATCACCGCGACAATGGCCGCCTGCAACTTCGCCCACTCCGGCAGGCTGCCCAAGCTGCGCACCGGGATTGTCCACTCGATGTATTCGCGTACGACCTTCTTCTCCGTGTAGTCGGCCACGATTCAGCTACCCCCATCCGTTGTGCGCGTGCTCGCGCCGATCGTCGGCTCCGGACCGGCGTTGTCCAGTTCGGCCACATCGGACAGCAGGCTCTCCAGCACATGCGAGAACATCGCGATGGCGAACAGCGTCATGCGCTCGCGCAGGCCGGCGTGTCGCCACTTCGTGTGCACCATGTCCAGACACCAGCGCCGCAACCGGCGCAGCGCGTTCGCGTCGCCGGACCCGAAATACTCCGACAGATCCGGCATCGGCGCCGGGGTTCGTCTACTCATGTCCCTGTCCTGTGCTCGTCTGGGTTGTCTCGATCCACCGCACCGTGCATACGGCGCACTCACGCACCACATGGCCGTCACTACTGTCCACAATGGCGTGACAGCCCCAGTGTCCGTCAGGGCAGTCACACTCCGCCCGCGTGGAACGTCGCACCACCAGTAGCGCGCCCTCGAAAGCCAAACTGAAGATCGAGTCGTCCGCCGCCTGCCGCGTCCGCGCCAACTCGACCTGCGCCTGCTCGATCTCCGCGCGAATGGCGATGCGGTCCAACTCCGAGAGCGCCAGCAGCAACAGCCGCGCACCGAGCACCGCGATGCGCTCCTCGATCTGCTCTGTGCGATTCACCAGATCGCGCTGACGCTGGCGGCGCTCCCGCGTGGCCGCCAGGAACGCGCGATCGCGCAGGTCGACCGGTAGGCGCGCCGAGTCCATCGGTGGAAACAACGGCTGAAGTGCCGGCCGCTCCTGCGGTGCGGACGCGGCCCGCCGGGCATCCCGCCATCGCGTCCAGCCCAGCAGGTACGCCACCGTGATGAGCACCATCAGCGGCGCGCCCCACAGCGGCGCGCCCAGCGCGATCACCAGGAACAGCAGGCACAACACCAACGCCGCGCCACTGGGCCACGCCGGACCGACCGGGCCACGCTGTCGCCAACGTCGCTGCGTCACGAACCGGCCGAGCCCGCCGCCGGCTTCGACGCCGCGCCGCCACCGCCGAAACCACCGCGCACCACCGGCGAGCCCGGCTTGGGCGCCACCTTCGGTGCGGCCGGCCGGGCTGCCACGGTGCGCGCCGAACCCGACTGCACCGCCCGAGTTCGCAACATCGACGCACTGCCGCCGCCCGAGGAAACTCCCCGATCCACCACGATCACCGTCGTCGTGGGCAGCGTGCGCACGAACGTCACGCCGCGCGGCATCGGCCGGCCCACCGCGATCACCGAGCCGGCATAGCCCGGCGTGTAGTAATCCCAGTAGTAACCGTCCAGGTCCGCCGCCAGGCCGAGAGCCGACACGGCACCACCGCACTCCCAGTCCGGGGCGCGCCATCCGGTCAACGGGTCCACGCACACGCCGATGTACGTCGGGTCGGCCACCAGCGGCGCGGCCGGCTCGCCACACCCGGCCAGGACGGGCGCCGCGATCGCGGCGCCCACCAGCGCCGTGAGCCACGCACCCGGCCGGCGTCCCTGCTTGGTCATGCTCGCTCCTCGGGGTCATCGGTGTGGCCGTCGTCGGGGTCGTCAGCGGGCGCGTGCTCGACGAAGGCAGCGTTGATGTCCCACATTCCGGGTCCGCCGTCACCGCCGTCGGTGACGATCAGCTCCATTGGGGCTTCGCCATCCTCGTCCAGTAGCTCCACATCGGACAGTCCAGCCTCCGAGGTGCCGCCACTGTCGATGGCGACGCCGAACCGAGTCTTCGTTGGATCGACGTTCCTGGTGATCCACGTGACGCACCCGATGCCGTGATTGCGCTGAACGTCGGGAGCGCCGTGGTGCGGTCCGGGAAACACGCGGACCCGAACGCCGTGATCGATGTCATCGTTGGTCGGCGTGCGTACGGTGTTCTCGGTCGAACCGGCGGCGTCAGTGGCCGATGTCGCCACGTCGGGCAGCACCCACGGACCGTGCTGGTTGCTGGGCGACACGCAGTCCACCGAGCGGCGCAGCTTGCGCGTCCACGACCGGTGGCAGTATCGGCAGACCGGCCGCACCGATGCCCTTCTGATCAGCTTCGCCAGTCGGCGCGCCAGCGGCTGCTCGCCCATCCAGGTCACCGCGTCCTGCTCGCAGAGCTGGTCAAACTCGCGCTCCGCGCCATCGACCGCGCCGTCGCCGCTCGGCCCCAACGGTCCGGACAGCAGACTGGCGAACTGGCCGATCTCGCGCTCGTGGAAGCGCTGCGCCCGCCGATAGAGCCAGTCCAGCATGTTCGCCTGGTGCGTCACCGCCATGTCGTCCAGTCGGATCGGGTCGGCCTTGGCCGGCTTCCACCACACGTCCTGCTCCAACAGCGTCGTGACGCCCACGCCGGCCGGCGGCGGTGTGGCGCCGTCGCCCACCGACCAGATCAGCGCGGCGTGGCGCCGCTCCTGGGCGTGCTGCTCGTCCCCGGTGAGCGCCCGCGCGTACCGGGCCGACACCGTCAAGCCGTACAGCGACGTGACCGGATCGGGCGCGATCGTGCCGCCGTAGCTCATGCCGTCGTGCACCACGCCGTTCGCGTCCCGGATCAGCGTGCTGATGCGCTTGACGTGCCAGAAGTGAGCCGTCACGGCCTGGACGGCCTCCAGCAGGGCGTCGCTGAGTTGGCTGTCGGCGATGACACGGTAGCCGGGCTGCGCGGCCAGTTCGCGGTAGAGCAGGGTGGTGAGCGCGTACTGAAACTCAACCAGGGGGCTGAGCGACGCGATCGGCGGGCTGAGTATGTCGATGTTGGGAACGACGGGCAGGTTGAGGCCGTGTTCGGGGTCGAGTGTGGCGGGCGGGTCGCCGAACACGGCGCGGTAGTCCGCATCGATCGGATGTGTCATCGAGTCCTCCAGGTCAGACGGGGGATGCTCGGCTAGCCTAGCTGATACGGCTAGGTAAGACTAGGGCAAATCCAGCGCCGTGAGCACGGCGCCCAACGCACTGGCCCGCGCGATCTCCGGCACCTGGTAGACCGGCGCCTGCGCGCGCGCCGACGCCAACACGTCCGGCTGGTCGTGCAGCGCCCATACCGACGCCGCATCGAAGCGCACCCGCTCCCACTGCGGCCACGGCGACATCGGCACCTGCGCGTGCAGCAGGCCGGCCGCCACCAGGAACGCCAGCACCGGCGGCTCGCACGCCAGCTCCCTGGCCGCGTCCGCAGCCACGGTGGAATACACGTAATGCCGGCGCGGCGCCGAGGCGACCGCGCGCACCGGTGGGCGGTCGGCGCGCGTCATCGGGCATCACCCGTCGGTGCGTCCGCCAGGCGCAACGCGGGCGCCCGGTCCGCGCTCACGTCCGGCAGGTCGCCGGACTGCTGAAGCGCCGGCCAGTCACCGAAGTCCAGGCCCCACTCGCCGGTGGGTGACCACATCGAGCGCGGAACGCGCCACCAGGTGTGCCAGCGCTGCTTGCCGTCGGCCAGCGCTCGAACACCGCGCACCGAAATGCAGCCCAACCGGTCCAGCGCCTTGGCGGTGTGCGACGGCATGCCGGCGAACGCGCCCGGCCCGGACAGCGGTGCTCCTCGGCGCACCCAGTCGGCCAGCACCGTCTGTTGGATGTGCGCCAAGACGTGGCCGGAGTTGTTGCGACCCAGGACCGGCAGATTCTCGTGGATCGCCTGCGCGTAGTAGCCCACGGGCTGGTGTTGGGCCAGGTAGTCGCGCAGCGCGCGCGCGACGATGCGGATCTCGGCACTGGTCAGCGCATCGTCGCGCACCTCCAGTCGAGCGCGCAGTTCGGCCAACAGTCCGGGCGCGAAGAACATCGGCGGCCGGTCAGTGGTTAGTTCGGTCGGCGCGATCAGCGCGAAGGTGCAGCCAGCGCGGGTCAGGTCCAGCAGGTCGGTCGGCGGCATGTCCAGTACGGCGGCGGCCTGCGGAAGCGTCAGCGTGAAGGCGCCGGCCGCGTCCGGAAATGTGACGGGAGTCATAGCGGTACCGTAGCTGACCGAACTGCTATCGACAAGTCAATCTCAACTGTAGTGACCCGAGTAACAGGCGAATCTCGCCATCGAGTATTCGTTAGACAGGTTGCGCATTACGATTCTGTAACGCAATCTCAGTCAACGAGATGTCAAGATCAGGAACGAATACCTCATAACGGCGTCTTGTTGTATATCGGACTTGAATCGGTTCAGCAACCACCAAGATCGTGTCCATGCTGGTACCAGAACCTCGGTCAGGTTTACAAATTCCGCGCAGGTCAGAGCGATATTAGGCCGTTCGCCAAGAAGCGGTTTTCGGCCCTGGTACCGCGTGCCGGTACCAGGCACCACAGGGCCGCTGAACGACCATCGCCGAAGCGGCCATGACGCGGCACTGGGCGTGACCTGCGGGAGGTCAGGCGGCATCACGGAGCGCCCGGACGGGAGCAGTGGCGAACGGCGGTCCATGACTAGCCGAGCAGTCCCCGAGGTCGTTCGGCGCCTTCTATAGGGAAAAAGTGATCAACATCTGGTACCAGGACCGCGACGTTTTTTAAACAGCGTGACTGCAAACTCAAAGAGGCTCTTGACGACTGTAGCGGGTTGAGTTTGCAGTGTAGTTGTTTCGCAGTTCGCCCGGTCCAGGACCACAAGCCGGATGGTAGAACGTTTTCCCAGTAGGGACCGATTCAGATAGTGGACACGATCACGGACAGGGCCGGTCCACTTAGCAACTAAGAGATCGCCTGACCTGTATGAAGACCGAAATGTCTGGACAGGGCTGGTACCCGGCGGTGCAATCGGAGCAGCCTCCGGATATACGAGATCACCGCTCTACCACTGGGTAATCCGCCATCCGGCCGGTACCCCGAAGATCACTACTCGCACACCCGCTGTAGCTAAAGCTAGTCTTAACCAGCTCTTGTCTGGTAATTAGAAAGCGACGCGATGCGGAGAGTAACGGACGCTAACGCTCCGCCGAGCAAGAGGGGGGTCGGCGTGCGTGCGCGCGAACTACCAGAAGTACGCTCGTACTGCAAACACTTTCCTGGTGAGAGACTGCGCGCTCAACTAATCCGGCCTGAAGTCCGGGCGGTTCGCGCGCCGCTCCGGGCGATCGCCGACCTACCCTGTGGCCATGGCGGCTGATCAGGACGAGGTGGCGTTCGAACGGCGCCTGCGCGATGCCATGCCGCACTTCGGATCGCCGGACTTGGCACCGGTGCAGATGGCCGATCTGTTCGCGACGCTGGCCGCGACGGCGGCGGCACGCGCGGCGTGGCTCGGGGAGCTGTTGGCCGAGCAGGTGCGCGTCCAGGGCTTGTCCGGCCTGGTCGGCCACCGCTACGGCGTGGACCAGGTCAACGGCGGCACTGTGGAGCTGAGCGAGGATCTGCGCGCCCTGGTGGTGCTGGAGGCGGCTGAGCGCGACCGCGCGGAGCGGCTGGCCCGTGACGGCCTGCGAATCGGGATCGAGGCCAAGCAGCTTGACGTGATGCGTGGCTACGGGCGCAGTATCGCCGAGAGTCTGCGCGCGTTCGCGCTGGAGCTGGGCTTGGAGTGGTCCGACGCGGCTACGCGGCGCGCGGCTCAGCGAGCGGTGTTGGCGGCGCGGCAAAACCTGGGTGTGGACTTCGCCTCGCCGGATCGGGTGGGTCCGCGCCTGAGTCCGGCGGAGCGGACGCGGGTGCTGGCGGCCGGGGCGATCGAGCCAGCCACGGCCAGCCTGGACGCCGCGCAACCGGCCCTGGAAGGCGCCGAGGATGCCTGAGAGCGCCGAGCGGCCCGTTCCCCAACAGGCGGGCGCGACTAGCCGTCCTGACTCGGCTGGCGGCGATCTGAGCGCCACCGGGCTCGAACTGGACGGGGTGCGGTTCCCGCACTGTGATCAGCGCGTACTTCACGCACCTTTACCTGTTACACTTGCGGCGTGAATGTTCTTCCACCTGATAGGGCCTCGGCACGCCTGCTGGGTAATTCTCGCTATTTCACTGGTCGTTCGTGCCCCAAAGAGCACGTTACCGCTCGGTATACCTCGAACGGCGCGTGCCTCGGCTGCCTCGGCTTGGCGGCAGATGAATTGCAGCGTGGTGATCGTGCTCGGTATTGCGCTAAGCATGATAAACAGTACCGCGCTCAGTGCACAGCGTGTCGAGCTGAATGGCGTCGCGATCATCCCTACTCGCCTGAAAGGAAGGCTGAATTAGCGGCGGCACAACGTCAGAGAATAGCAGTCTGTCGCGCGTATTCACGCGAGGTGCGGACTGCACCGTGTGCTGATTGTGGTTGTAGTTACCCATGGTACGTAATGGAGTTCGATCATCGGTTGGGTCGCCGAGGTGGCAGCGACGCTACCGTGTCTTCGTTGATCGGACAGGGAAATATACGACGCATTCGGGAGGAGATTGATAAGTGCGACGTAGTGTGCGCTAACTGTCACCGAGTTCGAACCCATCAGCGTGATGTAGAATTAGGAAAAAGATCTGCATGATCGGGAAATGGTTTACCGTACTGTCCGGCAACCGACCCGTGGCGCCCGGATCGTCGGCACCCTCGGCCGCGACCTACGTCGCCGCGCCACCCCGCGACGAAGCTGGCCGGCCGATCGCGCACTACGGCGACGCCAGTTCGGGCATCCTGCGCAGACTGGCACGCGGCTGGCGACGGCCGGGCCGGTACTGGCCGTGAGCACCGAGCCGCTGGATCTGGGGCACGACCACACGGTGACGTTCACCAGCACGTATGGCGAACCGGACGGCGACTGGTTGGGGGCGATCGTGTCGCACCGGAAACCTGACGGCACGCCCTGTCTGGGCGGCTCTGTGCTATTCGAAGTGAGCCGACACGGCGTTGCGGCAACCGAGTCGCAGCGCCAGGGTCGTCACACCTGGCAAGTCCAGTCGTGGGAGCCGCCCACCCTATGGCCCTCGCTGCGCTGCCGACTCTGTGGCGACCACGGGTGGGTGCGCGAGGGTCGCTGGGTGGCGGCGCCGTGAGCGCGGCGCGCTACCGGGCGCACTACTGGTTGGTGAGCCCCGTTGATGTTCTTGCCGATCCGGTTCTGTTCGCGCGGGATGTCGCCGACGTGATGCGCGGGGTGAGCGAGGTATGGGCGCTGGATTCGGTTACCGATGGCCGCGTTCCGGGTGACATTCAACTCACCGTGCGCACATCCGAGCTTTACACCAATCTGGTACGCATCGAAGCGGTACTACCGGAGGTACTGCCCGGTGACACGAAGCGCGTGGCCTACACGATTACGGTCGATCCAGGGGTGCGCGGTACGTCGGTTACGGACTCGGCTGGGCGCTTGTACGTACGTTTCGAGGATGGCTGGCTCTGTCCTGCTGAGAGCAGTTTTGTTCAGTGGTATACGATCGCGGAATGTGGCCCCGTCGTCAGTCTCAGTCAACTGTCCACATGAGTGCTGCTCACGAGGATTGCGCATGTTGGCCGCGATGAAGCGCGACAGCCACCCCATTCTGTGCCCTCGTGCATGCGGAACAGAACTGGTCAAACCACTTACCGGACCTATTATCCGTCCATTTTTGCTGCGCATAAACTCGGGTGACATGACCGCAATAGACGACCTGAACAAAGCCTATTCGGTAGCTGTTCGGGAATTGAACAAGGAGCACCTGACGACATGCACGGGACCTATTCTGCCGACCACGCGAGCGCGCCCGTCCGACTGAGCTGTCCCACGGTTCGCTGGTCGGCGTGCTGTGGCGGCCGGTCGAGCATCCCGACGGCGTCATGCTGGCACCCGAGGAGACGACGCTGGTGTTCGGCGCCGCTGCCCGGCCGGTGCCGGTCATGGTGTATCCGACTCCCGTTCCGTCAGTGTGGCGCGCAGCACGGGCGCGGGACCGCGCACGTCAAACCATGCGACCAGCACGCCGGGTAGCCGGCCGGCGGTGACGGGGTCGGCATGCCAGGCGGCGTGCATGGCGTGGATGGCCTCGTCGCGTAGCCACTCGCGCGCCACCGGGTCGAACAGCACGCCTGGCGGGCAGTCCTGTTCGTAGCAGGCCACGAGCAGCGGCCGACCGAGCGATGAGATCATGGGCACCATGTTTCGAGTGGGGGGCGACGTGGCGTCCTGGCTGTCACTGGGCGGCCTGTCGGTCTTGGTGGTGACAACGGTGGTGCTGGTGGGTGCGCTGGTGCGGCGCGATCGACATGCGGTACGACGGCGGGATGCTACGGTGTAGCCGAGTCCGACCACCCCGGCCCGGTACTTACCCCTGATGCCCCCGTCCTGCGAGCGGGGGCATCGGCGCGTCCGGGTCTAGCTTGTCGTCACCGTGACGGCGTAGCCGCTGCTGTGCGTGATGCGCTCGCCGAGCCGTAGGGCGGCTGCCCAGATCTTCGCCTCCGTGACACTGGCCGCGCCGTTGTCCGCCAGCATGCGGCCGGCCATCTCGCGCGCCCTGGCCGGCGTGAGCGACGACGTGGTTACGTCGCCACCGGAGCGCAGGTGCCGGGTCAGGGTTACCCTGGCCGGCCACGCCATGTCAGCGGTGTCGTCGGTCCACTCGATGCGCTCGTGGCGTCGAGCGAACCACCTGTCCTGTATCGCGCGGTCGGCCACGTGGGAGAGCGTTCGTGCGGCGTCGCGCAGGACATGTAGCTCAGTTACGTCCATTTTGGATAGTGCGGAGTCGACTTCATCACCCGTGGGAGTCGCGATCGTCGGTCGTAGTCGATCTGTTGCGCGCTGGGCGTGTTCGATGCGTAGAACGGCGTTCAGTGCCGCGATGTGCCGGGCGTCGACATGGGTGGCGGCACCGGGCAGCAGCAGCCACGTGTGGGGCCGCATGTGAAGGGGATGCTGGATGTTGTTCAGTCGGGCCAGTTCGGTCACGGTCGTGTCATGACGGATCGCGATGCCGCTCAACGTGTCGCCGGGAAGCACGTAGTGGCAACCGATCTCGGCATCGTTCGGTTCGGTCATGGCTGGTCCCTTCAGATTTGGCGCGGCGGCTGGCCGGCGGCGCCACTGGCGTCATCGATCAGGGTGACGGGCACGGGCGTGATGGAGAGGTAGTCGTCGCATCCGTCGCAGTGCAGCAGGCCGTCCGCCATGCGCTGTTCGCCAATCTCGCCCTGAACGGTGCGTTCACCCTCGCACGTGGTGGTCCGGTCGCAGGGCTTGCAGTACGCGGTCGCCTCGAATCGGATGTGGTTGCGCACTTGGGTACAACCGGCCAGGCGGCGCGTCGCCGGCTGCTGCGCCCATGCGTAGGCGTCCACCAGTTCGCCGCCGGGCAGCATCACGACGTGACCGGTGCGGGAGTGGATGCGGTCGTCCCGGAAGATCGCGGTACAGAGGTCGGCGGCCAGCGCGGCCACGTCGTCGTACCGCGTGGCTAGCTGTTGCACCGGCGCGGCGCCAGCGCTGCCGCGTCCGAGCCAGCACCGTTGCGGCGCGGTGGGGTCGAACTCGATCGGCGCGTAGCCGGCCAGGTGCTGCGTCTCGGCCTGCTGCGCCCACTCGAAGGCGTCCACCAGTTCGCCGCCGGGAAGTACGACCGTGAGCGGTGTGCTGCTGGTCGTCAGCCGGTCGTGGCCGCGTTGCACCTCGAACACCTTGCGGCACACTTCGGCGGCCAGCGCGGCCACGTCGTCGTATGAGGTGGCCAGCTTCTCCATCGGCGCTGGTTCCGCCTCGTCCTTCGGGGTCGGCCCTATCCAGCACCGCTGTGGCGCGGCGGGGTCGGTCCGCACCGGCAGGTAACCGGCGAGCCGGCGTGTCTCGGGTCGGTGCGCCCATTCGTCGGCGTCCACTAGTTCGCCGCCGGGCAGCATCAGAGTGTGTGGCGCGTCGAATCCGTTCTTGCCGGGGCCGAAGACGCCCCGGCACACCTCGGCGGCCAGTTCCTCCACAGTGTCGTAGGAGCGGGCGCACGGCCGCGCCATGCGTCCGGAGGGCAGTGTCTGGCCCGACCAGCATCGGCTCGGCTTGGCGGGGTCGAACTCACCCTTGCCGTCGTACTGTCCGTGGCCGCCGGCCAGTTCCAGGTTCTCGGACTGTTCGATCCAGGCGCGCGCGTCCACGACGCTGCCGTTCTCCAGTTCGATGAACGAGGCGCCGTAGGGTTCTTCCCATTCCAGCACGCCGTCCAGCACTTCCTCGGCCAGGCGTTTGACGCTGCGGAATCCCTCGCAGTCGGTCCGCTTGACCTTCGTGCCGTCGGCGCTGCGCTCGCCCCACCAGAACCGGTCTGGCTTGGTGGTGTCGCAGTCATCGTGCACGGACTGTTCTTCATTCGTGGTGGGCGCGTCCAGCGGTTCGTCGCACTCGTAGCAGTGGGTGAAAACCTCCGGCTCGATCGGCGTGTCCTCGTCTTCGTCCTTCTCGCCATTCTCGGCTTCGCAGTTAGGCTGGTTTGTCTGCTTGATTTCCCAGTCCGCCCGTTGCGCGCTGATCTTCTTTTCGCCCTTGCAGGTGGAGCAGACGCCGAGGCCATTGGGTGCGAGATGGTTCGCTCCTGACGTTCCGGAGCCTTGGCAGACGGGGCAGGTGACTTCCTGTTCGCGGGATGGCAGCGTGGCGAGTGCGGCACCTGGATTGGTGCCCGTCGCGGCGCCGCCCTGGAGTGCCCGGATCGTGGCGTATCCCTGGGCCAGGCCGCGCCGCTGGGCGGCGTCGTGTTCGGCGGCGGTGGCTTCCTCGCTCAGTCGCTGGGCGGCGGTGTTCATGTCGGGCCGGCCGACCAGTTCGCCGGCCCGTGCGCGCGCGGTGCGCGCGTCGTCGTCCAGTCGGGCGGCCGAGGCCAGCGCGGTGTGTTCGGCGGTGCTCCAGGCGTCGGCGCGGGTCGCGGGGGTGGACGCGGTGAGGTCTGCGCGGCCCATCGTCATGATCCCAAGTCTAGCCGAGTTAGCCCGGTTGGTCAAGCGGCGGGCTTCGGCCGCGACAGTGCCGGCAACGACGCCAGCGCCACCAGCCAGCCCAACGCGCCCAGCAGCAGCGCTTCACCGATCGAGGCGGTCAGCAGCGGCACCGAACGCGGCCCGGTTACCCAGAACACCACCAGCCCGCACAGCGGCAGCAGGCAGAACGTCACCAGGTCCACGGCGGTCTGTACGTAGCCGCGCACGCGGACGTAGACACCGCTGCGGTGGGCGGTCTCCCATCCGAACACACCGGTGCCGTTGCTCAGAAACGTCAGGCGCGGTGCGAGCTGGTCGCGAAGGTAGCGGCCGGCTGACGAGATCTTCTCGTCATTCGCGAGGTACTTCCAACCGAGCACCACCGCGATCGGCGGCAGGAGCAGCAGTACGGCCGCGCTGTGCTGCTGCACGGTGCCGGCGACCGTGGCCGCCATCGCGGCCAGCGTGGTGTAGGTCAGGCTGTCGCGGTGCTGGATGCGGCTCTGCTGCTCGGACTTGATCTTGTCGTACTCGGCCAGATGCACCGCGACCTCGGGGTCGGTCACGACGCGGGAAGCAGATGGCGGCCGACCAGATCGGGTGCCTCGTCGGCGTAGAGCACCCACTGGAGCGTGTCCAGCACGGCCCGCTCGCCGTCGCCGGGCGACGTGGTCGAGCTGAGAAGCGACTGGTACATCGTGCGGATGTCCTCGGCGTTGCGCATGACGATGGCCTCCAGTTGGTCACAAGCCGGTCACTTCCTGGTCGAACTTCGGTCAGAGCGGTCGCCCGTGTCGAGAACGGGCACGGGCGACCGACTCCAGGTAGATCGTTTTCCGTCGGGCTACTGATTGCGCGCGGCGTTGCCGGCACGAATGGCGGCCATTGCTTGCTCGGTGGTGACTGTTTTGGCGGGCGGCGTGGTCTGGATGTCCTTCGCTTTCGCGACGACGGCGCGTTTCAGTTCACGTGACATGGCGACTCCAGGTGATCGGTACTGAGAAGGCTTCGTACGCGGTCGCCCGCATCGACCAGCGATGCGGGCGACTGCTTCGTCAGGCCGGCATGTCGTCGGTGGGGAACTGCCACGACCACTGCGCAGGAACACCGCGCAGCTTCGGCGCCAGCTCGATGCAGTCGGCTACCGATTCCAGGCAGGTCTCGCAGTACAACTGCACGGTGCCGCTGGCCTCACGACCGTCGACACACTCCTGAACGTCGCCCAGCGTGAACAGCAGGCCGGGCACGCTGAACACTTCACCGGTGACGACGTTGGCGGTCAGTACCCGACGGATTGGGTACTGCTGCGCCGGCTTGCGGATGGGAACGGTGGTCCTCTTGGTGGCCATGTCGGCTCCCTTTCGGATGGTGCGCTCCCTGGTGGAACGCGGTGAGTGTCTACCGTTCCCGATGAGGTAAATCTAGCCTGTTTAGCTAGGCTTGTCAAGCTCCACGCGCTCGAACTCGACCAGCGCACTGGGCACCTCGGCGTCCGGCCGCGTCGACAGCACGCGGGTTACGCGAACCCAGGATGACGAGCCGTCACGCATCGGCACCTCGATCAGCTCACCTGGCATGGCCATCTCGATGGGCACGCGCACCAGCCAGCGCTCGTCACACCGGGCGAAGTGGGGCAGCGGCGTCGGTACGGACTTGAACTCGGCCAGGGTGAACGTGGGTGCGCTCCGGGGGTAGTCGCCGACCACGCGGGTGATCTCGATGCGGGCCGTTGATCCGTCGCCGCGCTTGACGTCGATGTGCGCGCCGATCTCGGCGGTGCCGAGCGCCAGCCGCACCCGCCAGCCCTTGTGGTAGCGGCTGAACATCGGGAAGCCGGCGCGCGCGGCCAGTTCCAGCGCTTCGACCTTCCAGCGCTGCTCCCACGTCGCGAATCCCACGGCGCACCCCCTCACCAGGTGGACAGAAAGCGGGCGAATTCCCGGTCATTCGTGGGCACCGTGGCGCCCAGTCGAGCGGCGTCGGCCAACGCGGCCTGCTTGCGGGTGACCATGTCCCGCGCTCGGGCGTACCAGGTCTGGAACGTCTCGCCGGCCGCCCACATGGCGTTACGGTGGATGTCGGCGTATTGGAAGGCCGCGCCGCGCATCTGCGCTTCGGTTGGCTCGTTGGTCTCCGGAAGGCTGTAGAGAGCGAGCATCCGACGCCCGTCGTAGGCGCTCTCGATCAGCTTGCGATGGGCGGCCCGCGCGGTGCCCAGCACTCGTGCGGACGCGCCGCGACCGGTGACACCCAGGGCGCGCGCGTGGCAGCGGACGCGAGAAGATCCGGGTAGGCGGACAGTTTGATCCGGATAGCCGGACATGAAAGCTCCGGACTGATGGACATGAGATCTCCGGTGCGACTTGATCGTGGTCGACGATATCGGGATGTTGCCGGCTGGTCAGGATGCCGCCGAGGCGTTCTACCGGATCATCGATGCCGCCTACGAACGTCGTTCGATCGCGGTGACCAGCAATATTCA